TTCAATAAAGCAGCAATCTCATCAATTTCCAGCTCTGTTTTCTTATCATCAGAAAGCAACTTGTCCAACTTGCTCTCCATTTTCTTCAAATCAGACTCTTCTTTCTTCAGACCAGATACCTCTAACTTACTCTTAATATCTTTAATCCATGCTGTCACACTGTATCCTGAAATTTCAAAATCAGCCATATTAAGATCCTTAGCAGACATTAAATATGAATTCAATCTAATCAAAAGTAACAACAACGCATCATCTGAACACACGTTGAGATTAATTGTCATCCCATCCATATTAAGAACACAATTTGTTTCAGGAATAAATCTGATTTTCTTCTCAGAAATAGCTTTCTTTTTAGCCTCAATCTGTTTCTTTAATTCTAAAATTCTGTCATCGTTTTTACTCATTTAATTTCATACTCCTTTTTATATTCTCTACCATTTGCTAAATATTTTTGAATATACATCGGCTTCATCACTTCAAAAATCTTTTCTAACGTAACTGGAATCATATGTTTTTCTTCTATGTCTTTATATGGATAACGGTTTGATTTAACCATTTTAGATGTAGTCGGAAAAATATTGGTTACTTCAACATATTCTGTATAAGAACCCCAATAAGTATTATTTGATATGTTCTCCTTTTGACGAACAATAAATAGATCTTTACCTTTTTCTATTGGCTGAACATCAAACTCATATTTACAACCATTGTAATATTCGCTTATAAAATTTCCCCTTCTCCAATAGTCTGTGTTTGGCGTTTCCTTAAATTCATCAAAGGTGAAATATTTATATTCATTTTTTGAACTGTCGTATGGAGAATACTCACAGTTTATTTCTAAATTATTGTAGATATTTGCATATTTTTCACTGCATTTGTTATCAATACATTTGATAAGTTTATTCTTTGGTAAAGATTTATAATGTTCAAAAATACCATTATGCCAAAACCAAAAATGTTTACCTTTATTTGTTCCTTCCCAATAGTCAAAAGCTTCAAATTTACCCATATAAATCCAGTTCTCATCATCTTTTGTAAGATATGTAGCACCGATAATTAAATCTTTTGCTTTAATGGTTTCATTGTTATGAATAATTTTATTAAACTCACTAATTTGCTTATAGTCAGGTGACTCGACTGGCATAAGAACCAAATCTTTGCCATCCCATCCATATACAAATTCTCCTTCAAGCCCCTTACCCTTGATACAATTTGCGTTCTCAAGAATGTATAATAAATTCTCGATAGTAATCTCAAATTCAAAGCCTCGTGGATCATATACTCTACAATAAGCATGTCTGTGATCCCAACCTGTAGAATAATCACCAGCTTTCTTATTTAGTACAAATCCTTCTGTTGGAATATTGTCAAATTCATCATTCGGAATTTTATCGTCACGCCAACTATTCCATGATGCTTCTTTTCGCAGTTTGCCTTTTTCATCATAGTAAATGACATAGGCAAGTTTTCCTGTATAAGTTCCTGAACGATTTTGATATCCAACATTTATCGTTTTAGGAACAAAAATGCTGCTGTTCAATCTGTTACTCTCTCCTTTCGTTGTATAAAATCATTTTCGCAAGAAACGAATCTTTCTTGTCCTCAGTTCACATCATTATGTGTTTCGCCATCTGAGTAATAAATGTTCCAATCCTTGAATAACTCAATCAACTTATCGTTATCCCAATCATATTCATTACAATGCGTAATGGCGATTGATTTTTTATCTCCGAAATCTTTTACATCATTAGAACATCTACTATATAATTCTCCTAAATCCAATGTTCCATATCTCAATGTATCCTGGAATGGGTTTGGTATATTTGTTTTGTCAAACATATATTCATTGATAAATCTCTTATTACATTCAGATGGAAATTTACCAGCACCATGTCTTGTTAAATAAGTACGAGATACATAACAAGTTTCAATATTTATCTCATCATTCCATTCAACATTTTCAATTATTCTCTTGGGATTTTTAATACCTGTATTAGACGGTGTTAAATGTGGAAAATATTCTGTGTTGTTCTGATCAAGCAATAAACCTTGTGCAGCTTCAAATACAATATTGTCAAACTGATTTAAGAAATAATTATCTGATATAGCCAATGAGTGATTATTCATAAAATCCCAATCATCTAAAAAGTGTTCAAATATACCATTATCAAAGAATATTCTTGACCATTCATCTGTTAATATGATATTCTCTCTTTCAAATTGTTCTAAGTAATATTCCCTGATATGATAATCCACATCAGTTATGCCAACTTTATATCTTTTAATCGTTTCAAAGATTCCTAAGCCACAACTACCGTGTTTATTTTTTCCACGATTTTCTTCAATAATCTGATTTGCCATCATATCAAAAGGTGTTGTCAGCATACAATTTTGATTGATATAAACATTCGGAATATATCCTAATTTCATCAATTCATCATATTCCTGCTTAAAAATAATTGGATTAACAATAAAATCCTCAGATAAATATGTACTTGCATGATTGAATGTTCCAGATCCAAAATGATGAAAGACATGTCTGATTCCATCAGGCGTTGTTACGGTATGTCCTCTCTGAGCACCACCATTTGAACAAACAACAATACTATTAGGTTTCTGTGAGAAATAATCTGTCATTAATCCTTTTCCACAATCTCCAAAGTTAGCACCTATCACAATCTTAATGTCTTTCATCTCTTAAATCTCCTATCCTACCAAGTAATTCCTTCTGAGTTAGAAGGTGTAGTAACTGTATCTGTAACATTATTCTCTGCTTCACTAACAATAATATCTACAATCTCATTTGTAATACTATCCATAGTTACTCTTCTAAAGTGTGTATCATCAAGATACTTCTTGTAAGACTTCTCAATTTCTTCTTCATCCCATCTGTAACCATGATTTACATCTAAATGATAAATGTTAAACTTCTGAGAAGCCTCTTCGTATAAATCCTTAGTTTCTACGTCAGACTGAAGATTATCCCCTGTAACCTCTGATAAACCATGACCTCTACCCTTAAATGGAAGATATGGATTTAACTGCTCATCACCCATCGTAATAATAATTCCTTTTCTTCCACGATTTAGACAATCAAGCTTTGTATGGCGAGAACCGAAATACCATGCTGCTGTGTAGGATTCATAGCTGTTTCCACCACCGCCAAATTCAAAATAAATCTTGTCAAGCTGTTCAGCAATACGAATATCTGACTCAAACTGTGAAGCCTGAATTGGACAGCTATCACAAGCTAAGTCACCAATACCCATGATAAGGAATTCAACATCTGTAACCTTTTCATATAACTTAGTCATAATTACATTCAACTTCTTTGCTACCTCAACAGCAGCCTGTCCCATAGAACCAGTTACATCAAGTGCAAGAATAACTGGAATTGTGTTTGGATGTTCCTCTGTATCGCAACACTCTCTAATAACATTCTTAGGATCAAGTGCAGAATCAATATTTCTTGCCTTAAACATATCCTGATTAGAATAAGAACCTCTAATCATACCATCCGTTGAAACACTCATACCCTTTGTTGTTGAATAACTTACATAACTATCTCTTGTCCATGAACCGCATCCCATATTATGCTTCCTCCTCTTCGTCTACTTCTGTATCATCGTCATCATTACCACTCATATCAAAGTCGAACATTCCGTCAAACATGTCCCCCATATTTCCACCCATCATCATAAATGGTAACATAGAACTCATTCCACCATTTCCATTCATCATGCCAGTAGAGCCATTGTCACCTTTCATCATCTGAGAAAGCATCATATACTTTAAGATATTGTTTGTGCCTTTCTTACCCTTGATAATGTCACTACCAAACATTGAAACAATCTTGCCATAAAAATATGTATTGCCCATAAATACATGTCTTTCAGGAAGTACGGTTTCGATTGTTGAGTCCTCATAATTAATGACCGTAATCTTTGTCTTATCAGCTTCAATAACACATCTAGGCTTGCCATTTACAAGAATAATGTCACCCTTCTCTACCTTATTAGTTGGAATAATAAAGAAGAATTCCTCTCCAATATCAAATACAAAATTACTACAGTTTGTGAGCTTGCCAGTCTTGATGTTATATGTCTTGTAACCACCATTTGTCTTAACTGCAATACCACCATTCATAGAAAGTCTACACATTCCACTTCCTACTTTGCCAAACATACCATTTAAAAAATTGTTCATCATATTTATTTCCTCCTATAATATAAAAATTATTGTTTACAAATATTTATTCTCTATTATTCCTCTGAATATTTACTCCAATCAATCTCTACATACTGCTTATAACATGGATAATATGTAGTAGCTCCTGTCTGATCTTTACACCAGATATCTAACAAATTTTGCAGACCACCAATATCACATTGTTCATAAGCGTCTTCATGTAACTCTTCGCAAGCATTGTCAACTACATTATCAGCATCAATATGAATATTTTCTACACTGCATACCCATAATCTCTCAGGTTTTGTATATACTTCTTCGTCCAAATAATTCACTGCATAATCATCAAAGAAATCATCAACTGTGTCGTAATACTTGTCAAACTCTTCACAGTAAAGCATTGTGTCTACATCTTTTTCTTCAACTGGAACTGCTTTAGAAACTTTCTCATTCCACTTCTTTATTCTCTCTTCTTCGTCAGATTTCTTCTGTCCTTCGCAGTCACAATGCATATATCCTTGATTCTTATATGGTTGTCCACAATAAGGGCACAAACTTTGTACTCCATTAAAACAACTCTGGCAGAATGAAAGTGCTTGATGCTTATATGGAAAATGATATTTTCTGCCAGCTTCAGAGTTGTCACCTTCAATCCCATAAACATTATCTGAAATTCTCATTCCAAGACCATTGCAAACAGGACAAATTCTTTCATGTTCTGTTAGATCCTTGATAAGAATTTTAGGAAAAGATTTCTGAATTGCTTCATGAAGATTTACTTCTTCTCTACGTGTTAAATTATCCATAATGTTATTCTCCACTATTCCTGTTCAATCTATCAATTTTATCTTTTTCGCTATCAGCTCTATTGAATGGAATAACTCTTCCGTCCTCAATGCAAGTAATCATTACGACATTTGCTTTATTGTCTATTGCGTCAAATTGTTCTTTGTGAACTCTAACTGTTCTTATTGAACTAAAATCTACTGTAAAAGACATATAATACCTCCAATCTGTCCAAATGAAAGAAAAATTTCTTTCGACTTTTACATCTCATCTTCAAACTTCCATCTATAACCACCCGCTTGATTTCTTTCACCAATACACACTAATTTAATATTACTATGTCTAACACCTATCGCATCGCCAGCTTCTCTCAGACTTTTGTATGTTTTAATATAATTATTATCCATATCAAGTTGAACGACTTTACGATAGGTTCTTCTGTGTTTATTAATAACCATTGGCTTATATTTTTTATAATTTTCTTGTGCACACCAATAAAAATCACAACATTTTCTATCCTCTTTATCCAAAGCAGATTTTATACTTGAATAATGACAACCAACATTTCTTGCTGCATCCGAAATAGAAGAATATTCTCCAATAATATTTTTATCAAAATCCAACTGATATATTGGGATACAAAGAGGATCGGTGTCATGATTATCAACATCAAATGGATCATTCTCGTACCTAAACACATATCCTTCTTTTGTTGATCTTTGTTTATGTATACATATTTTTGATATTGTAGCTTGATGTATGTTCAATTTTCTTGAAGCATCACATTGACTATCAAAAATATTTAAAATATTTCCTTCAAGGTCATACTGTATAACCTTCCTATATTTTACATTTACACCTTCACCGCCAAGAGAAATATTATATCCTTTTCTTGGATTCGTTAGATTATATTGTTCTATGTATCTCTTTTCTTCTTTCCAGGCTTCTTCTTGTGATAATCCATTTTTTAATATTTTATGCTGAATATTAACCCAACCATATTTTCTAATTGCAGAATAAAATCTTGTACAATGCTCATAATCTAATCCAAATGAACCCCATCTTCTTTTTGTATCGTTTGTTACACCAACATACTTTTTCCCATTTGGACAGGTATGCATATAGACGCACCATTTCTTCTCTTCTTCCAATTCACTATTCAGAGCATTGCAATTTTAATCCATGGAACTCAATCTCCTTTCGTATCTATATTCTCTTGTTTATATGAATCTTTAAGCGAATTGCTCACGACTACAAAATATTGTAGTAGATAAAATTTTATACACACTATATATAGTATTTCTCCGTATTCAAAGCACAATATATAGTTTTAAAATCCCGATGAAAGATTGGTTTACTGCGAAACCATTACTTACTCTTCTTTACGGAAGTATTATTAACTGACTTCTGAATGTTCTTCAAAAGCTGAATATTATCGTTAATCATAAGTGCTAATGCCTGATCCTCTGTAAAACCAACACTTACATATGCATCAAACATATTCTTCTTGATTCTCGCCTGAATTGCAGGATATTCAGTATTCTCAGAATAATCCTTTGCAATAATCATAAGTTCCTTCAGAACATCATATACAGGCTCTTTATACTTTGTAATGTATGTCTTTACTACCTCTCCTAAACTTTCTGGGTTCTCTGCTAATAATCTTAAAATTGTTTCCATGTTTAATATTCTCCTTTATAATTTTTTGTTATTCTCCAAACTCACAAGTATCACATGTTGAAAAGCATTTATCATGGTCTATGCAACATTGTGCTCTGTTGTCATCTTCAAATTCTTCTTTCTTAAAATTTATACAAAATGATTCACATCTACAAGTCAACATAGACGCAATAACCATTCCGTGAATGATAGCTAATTTGCACTGATTATCGTCTCTAAATACAGTAGAATCAACCATTTTATTAAATTCTGCTGAAGCAATATAATCCAATACTTTTTGCTGCAATTCTGTTGAATCAATAAACCTCTTATAATTATTCACTTAATTACCTCTTTTCTAAAATCCAAAGATATGTTGCATTCTTGTGAAGTTACCACAACTAATTACAATATTTTTCAATACCTTGTGTCATGATATCTCTTAATTCATCTTCTTCATATGTAGAGCCAAACTGCGACCAACTACATTCTGTATCATTGTGTACTAACGCAAGTTTAAATACACTGCCACCATAATTCTTATATGCATCTAATTTGATAGCTTTAATATGAGGAATTTCTAAATACCAATTATGCTCTTTATATTCAAACTGGATATTAGTAGCTTGACCAAAATTATAATCAATGAATTTAACGTTATTCATATACTCAATATCAAGAAGTTTTTTAATATAATCAATATACCAATCATACATTTCCTTTTCTTTATACTTCTTTCTTTTATCAAGTTTGTTACCATCAGTATCCTGATTCTTTGATAACATATTTAACCATTCTCTACACATTTTAATTGTAGACGGCTGATCGAGTAGCATATACTGAATGTTCTCTTTATAAGTGCGAAATGCCTGTTGTTCAATAAGATCATATTCATTTTTTACATCATCCAATGCTTGTTTCTTTGCTGACAATCTTATTTCTGCTTGTGCAAACTTATTTAATGAACCCATTTCATATTCGCCATTATAGCTATATGTATCATTTTTATATACTAAAGACATTAATTCACCTCTTTTATTTTTTCTAACTCCTATCCTCTCTTTGCGTCCAAAGAAAACCTGAATTTACTTACCAATAGTTACTAGAATTATTATCATTATGTTCAAAATCATCTGCTGTTTCTGAACACTCTCTTGATAATTTCATTGTATCTTCATCATTCCAACCATATTCTGAATCAAGTCTATTAAGTCCTAAATGTTTCTTAATGTCATCCTGATTGGCTAAAATCTGACTCAATGCCTGAAATAACAATCTTGTTTCTTCGTCTCTCATATATCAAACCTACTTTCTGTTTACCCATTCCTTAAACTCATTAAAATCATCCTTTGTAAGCACAATATCAGAATAATAGAAATCTTTATTTCTAATAATCGCCCAAATCTTCTTCAACTTCTCAAAAAATGGTCTTTGCTGTGTATAAAAATTACCGTTTGTATATGTTAAAAAAGCATATTCGCCATCTCCACAATCATGAATCTTAAAGTGGATACCTTCATCGCAGCCACATTTGCAACTTACAATCAACTCATCATCTTTGAAATTTTTAAATACTGCCATCTTAATCTCCTTTACTTACAATTTCCAAGTCCAACCTTGTAATAGTCTTTTTTAAATATTTCCATAACAATCTTCTCTACTTAAAATTTCCAAAATATCATCTTTCATATCAATAGTAACTTCTTTTTTAAATCTCCCTATAGTATCATATAGAGATAGATAATATTTATTTCCACGCTGCTCTAAGTCAAGATTCTCATTCTCGAATAATAATACTCGTCTCTGTTTCTGCATTGGTTCATTCTCTACCTTCAAGTTATTTAATGCGTCTTTTGAACCTACAAAGACTGGTGATTTTAATTCTTCAAGAATACAGCTAATATCATCATCTAAATGATTATCGTCATTCGTATGACTATCAACTGCTCTAATAACATCTTTCTCAAATAATAATCTGTTCTCCATTTATTATTCTCCTTTCCTAAAGAAATGCTTCTTTCATCTTATCACATAACAATCACTTTTATTGTCGCAGAACTCAATTACATCGATCATAGCAACATATCTATAATAAGAATTCTTACATTTAACTTTAAAATATGTATTATCTTCACCACAAACTTCTATGACTTTTCCATGCAAAATATGTGTCATTCCTTCCTGCCAAAATGCAACCCACTTACCAATCAACATTGAATAATCTTTATATACTTTGTATCCATGATGTTTTAATAAGTCTATGGCTGTATATATCTGTTGATCTTTTGTCAACCCCATAGTTTTATTCTCCCATCTGATCTACAATACTCTGTAACTTGTCAACAAAGACTTGTGCTGATTCTTTACCACCATATATATGTCTAATATCTGACGGAATAATAGTAAGTTTAGCTTCTCCAAAAATCTTATTATCTTCATATACTCTCAAAAAATCACACATAGTTCCCAAGTCAACATAATCAAAATTAGGCTGAAAACAAATCACATCACCCTTCTGTGGATGCAGTTTTCTAACCTTAATAAGTGTCTGTTTAAATGATTTCTTTCTCTGTCTCTTATTCATATTTCTCACCTACCTAAAATATTGATACATGCATTCGTTTCTATATTTTTGTATTAAACTCTGTTCGATCATCTTTTTATCAAACTCATCCAATGAATTATACATATCCATAATATGTTTGCTTGGATTATTAAGACAGTCAGTATACTCTTTGTCGTTTTCTACTTGCAATTTTATATAATCAAATGCATCACATTGATCACCAAATCCGACATTAAGCTCATTACCATTTTCATCTTTTATAAATATTACTTCACCAGATGCATGAGTTTCTGGATTAGGACTTCTGGTTAATTTGTATCTTTTCATACTGTTATTCTCCTTCGAATATTACTCTTATTGGCTTTATAGTTTCGTCATTTGTTGGTATAAGAATCACTTTGTCAGCTCCAACCTGATCTTTAAATATTTTTGGAGCTTCAACAAATGTAACTCTTTTTGATCTATCACTATCCAGCCACTCTTTAAACTTTTCAAGATTTTCTTTTTCAGAAATTGCAGCACATGGACTTACTTTATCTATTAACTCTAAAAATCTTTGTCTTTCATCTTGTGATAACTCCATACTGTTATTCTCCTATTCGCTCACTCTAAAACACCTTCGCATCACCAACTGCCAAATCTTTTACTTCTACAAAAGAATTAAAAAGATAATCAAATTCACCATTTTTAAATTTATTTTCTAATATTTCAGAAGTAATATCATCTAACAATCCAAAGAATTTTACAGAAGGATGAAATACTGGATATATCTTTGAGCGATATTTATTAACATCGCCTCTTAACGCATGTAATCCATGTCTTCTACGCTTATTATTATTCCAATGAATAGGATTAGCATAGAAAGCATTTTTGTTTCTTTCATACTCCTCTTTTTCTTCCTTCGCCAATCTGTCAAGTTCTTTTTCTCGTTCAGTTCTTGGATGAGGTTTCATAATTTCTTTAACATTTTCTCGAATTTTATCATTCGCTTTTGCTTTTTCTGAATCGCTCATCTTATCAAAGTTCTGAGCTACATCTGATAGTGTGTTTTTCAATTTATCACCTACTTTCACAACCACAAGAAACGTGGTTTTACTTGGCTTTTCAACCTCTGAAAACCTTGATTTTAGGACATTTCAGATTGTGTTCTAAACCGATAACAGAGATTGCTTACAAATCCTTCTATCTCGTTATGAATATTTGCTGTATCATCTTCCATATACTCAACGTACAAATAAGACAATGTATCTTCTTTATCCAGTAAGAACTCTTCAAAGTCATCTGATATAATATTCTCTGAAAAATAATTAATAATCTCTTCTTTGATACAATACTCATATGAGTATCGTTTTAATAATTTCTCGCTTGATAAGTCGGAGTTGGTGACTAAATCACCAATCCAACTATTCATCTCTTCATTTAATCTTTGCGTTAGTTTATCCATTTTAATTTACTTTCACCTGTATAACCCTTTTCAAACTCGTACCATGCATAAGCGACTGCACTACCACCACCTGCTCTCATCTCATCAAAAAGAGCATTTTTTGCACATAAAATACGACTACTTGAAACATAAACACATTTTGGTGGATACTTCTTAAATAATTCTTTACGAGCTTTTCCTTCAAGGAACTGAACTTTAAGAAACATAAATACTCTGCAACCATTAGGAATTAATGTCATTGCATGTTCGATAAATTCTTTTGCATATTTGTATGGGGGATTTGTTAAGATATCGCCATTCCAAGGCTGATTATATGTAAGAAAATCAATTCCACCTTCGCCATAACCTCTATCAATTAGATCGGTGGAACGAACTTCATAGCCGAAGCTCTTTAATCTTTCAGATAAATGTCCCTCGCCACAGGAACATTCCCAGATAGGTTTGTCAAATGTAACACCACCATCTTTTAATAAGACATCAATTGCAATAGGATCTGTCGCATAATAATCCTCATTCTGTCTCTCCTTGTCAGTGTGATTACTTGCACCTAAAGTCTTAAAAATACTATTTTTATTACCTGTCCAATCTTTTTCTGTATTATTTTTCAAATTTGTTCACCAATAGTAGCTGCGCAGCTTTACTCACATGTGAACGTTTTTCCTTTCCTTGTTTTGTAATTATATTGTTATATTCTCTTGTTTGTCCTGAATATTGTATAGTTTTCGTGACAAGCCAAGAAACCAAAATTTCATTATAGCTTTATTTTTTCAAAAACGGATTTTCCACAATATAATGGTCAATCATACCTCTAAACGCAAATGGAGAATCTACAACTCTATCTGAATACTTAAAATGTTTCAGAAAATCCAATACATCTCGTGTGTCTTTATGCGACAATGGAATAAATTTCACATATTCTGGATGACCTTTAATACATACAACCGCCCACGAATGCTCATTAGAAAGAAATCCTACATCTGTTCCAACATCCATCATAGAATTCATAAGCTGATGACAATCATCAACCATCTTAAACGACCAGCTATATTCATCCTTTGCGGCATTTAGATACCCTCTTGCCCTATTATATAAGTCTTCTGCATCTTTATAATTCTGTTCTGCCGATTCAAATTTTAATAACTCTTCTGAAAATAACCACTGTCTTAATTTATCTCGTATTTTATCTTTAATTTTCACTGCCTCATCTCCTACAACCAAAAGAAATATCGCTTTCAATTCTCATCTTCATCATCTGGCAATTCTCCATTTTCATCCCAATCAGGAACTACATCGTTCCAACAAATATCATCCCAGTACATATCTGTGTTATCCATAATCGTTACCTCTCAGTTACTTATTCTCCACTCAAAATCTCTTTAGGACAATAAATAATATTCTTACCAGCTTTCTGAGCTTTACGAATTGTTGACCATACACCACCTGATTTATCACCATCCCAAATTGCAAGTAAAATATCACAATGGTCAACCATATACTGATCTCTTACATTATCACAGCCTTTATAAAATTCATCTGATAATTCAATCCATTCATCTGCTTCGTTTCTGAGCTTGCTATAATATTTATTTGATGAGTTATAATCCCTACAAGGTAAAATGCAATGCAATTTTAAATCTCTATTCTTTTCAAATTCTTCAGAAATACTCCTATAACTCTCTTTGATAACACAAGTATTTAGACCAATTAAAATATCTGAGCCATTAGCCATTCCACAATAAACATCAGAAGCATCTAAAATCTGATTCATAATCCAATGTCCAATCTTGCTCCACTTAATATCTAATTCATCTTCTGGCAATCCTAATCTCTGAGGTCTATGACCTGTTAATGCTATTTTCATCGGTTTCTCCTTTCACTCTCTGATTCCATTTGTCGATTGCGGTATACATACAAACAAGTTCTTCAGTAGGATCACAAGCGACACTAGGATTGTAACGAATAGACTTTGAAGTTGTCTTCATGTGCCCAGAAGTTCCACCTCTCGCATGGCAACAATTACACCTAACAGAATAAGTGATTCTTCCATTTCTTGTTTGTTTATCAATTTTTAACTTAGTAGCACCGCAAAATGGACATGGTCTTAAAATTTTATCTACCACATTTTCCATATAATTATTCTCCATTATTTCGACTTGCTTTCCACAAACATGTTAAAATATTATCTCGATCCTTATTCAATGAAAAATCTAAATCATAATCTTCAAATGTAATGGTCACTTTCTTTTTTGTAATTATCTCACCTGTAATTGTTCTTTCATGCCATACATCTATATCCAACATTGGATGTTTTATTTTTGAAAAATCAATGTCAACATTAACGTTTTTATATTCACAAGAAGAATTTTTACATGCGACACTACCAACAGCTTCAATATGTAAACTATTCATATTTTCAAGCACAATATCACTTAATGAAATTTCTTTATTCATATTTCTCCTTTCCAATGAAAGACAGGATTCTTGTCAATTTTTTATTATTCTCATATGCTGTCATTTCTATAAACTTATCATCCAAATCAAATACGATAGATGCTTGACAATAAGTACCACCAATAATCAATTCTTTTATATTAGGATTCCATGTTTTTTCTTCGTACTTAACATGCCATTGATCTAACCAGTTCTTCCATTGAATGTAATCAGATACACATTTTTGGTTGCAAAGAACTTGCATTACATCAGACTTTCTTACAAAACCCATTTCAGATTGTAGCTCGGATAATTCTTTTCGTAATACTGTTTTATCAATTAACTGTCCCATATGATTATTCTCCTTTTACTTTCGGATTTTTAATAACCGCAATGCTCAATTTGTCTGTATACATATTTCTACCAACTCTTGTCTCATATCCAAGTTCGTTTAATTTCTTATCAATTTCATATAACTCATCTTCATCTGCACAATAAAGTTTGCAGCCTGCACAAATTTCTGTAACTCGAACATAATTATTATCTTTCTGAATCGGCGCAGTCATATATAGATGATTGTCACGTAATCTATAGCATTCTTCAGCAGATACATACTGTTTTAATGCGTTTCCAATTTCAACACTATTGAGATTACATTTGTCAACTGGATCTATAATTAAATTACATTCAGCTCTATATCCTCGTTTATAATCTGACATACTGTTATTCTCCTAATCAATTTCTTCAAATGCAACACTATTGAATTCCACATCTGGAAACTCTTCTATATATACAATCGTGTGCCAAGAATGAACTATAATATCTTCCAATGTATATTCTTTACCAACTTCTAATAAGTGATGATTTTCACCGCCTCCACCCCATACGTCATCATCGTTTCTAACACATTTAATTTTTCTTCGTTTTGTATTATAAATATCCATTTAATTTCCACTCCTCTTCCAAACGCCCATATATTCCTGTGACTCCTGTTTGAATCTTTTTAACATATCAATTAATGCATCTACTTCTGTCAAATCATCAAAAACAATCTCAACTGGATCTTTTTCTTTTAAATCCAATCTTTCTGCGTAAGGAAATGGTTTGATAAAACATTCAAATTTAATATCTCTGCCCTTATGTTTGAGTGTGATTTCATTAACATTTTCTTTGTCACCAATCTTCAATAGTTTGCCTCCTTGTGAAATGCGAGTTTCAATACTTCACTTTCTATTCCTCTCAAGACGCTCAATTTTATCCTTTTCACTGTCTGCTCTGTTAAATGGAATAACTCTACCATCTTCAATGCAAGTCAACATCACAACATTTGCCTTGTTGTCTATTGCATCAAATTGTTGTTTATGCACTCTTACAGTTCTAATAGAACTAAAATCTACATTAAAACTCATAATTTACACCCACTCTTCCAACTTATATTCTTTTTCATTCAGCGACTTAATAGCGGCTTCTTTTGAAAAGAATACGGTCTTTCCAATACTGTTCTTCGTGAAAGTTCCACAATAACAATGTCTACCTCTCACAGAAAACGTATACCTTGCTCTAATCTGTTTCTTATGTACATGACATTCTTTAATTGAATATATATCGTGGTAATCTCTGCTAATAACCCATACTGTCTGTCCAATTTCTACATCTGGAATAGTATTCTTCTTATACTCATCAAATACTTCTCTTAAAGACATTTCGTGTTTATTCCAAACTCCATCATCAATATCAAATCCGTTATCTGATAAAAACTGCAATAATTCGTCAATGTCTACCAATTGCTTATTGATTAATTTATCAGCCATTTATTCGCCTCCTCTTATCTCAAACAACTTCTCTACAGTTTTCTCACCTGTAACTCTATCTGACTTCTGCAATACCTTTCGTTCTTTCTGCCAAATACACTTAAAATCATCAGGCATATTATATTCACTTACTAACACTATATTATTCTCTGAAAGTTTACGAAGAAAATCGTAGAATTCGTCATAGTCGATTGACTGTTTAGAATACTGTTTTGTATTACGATATGGTGGATCGAAATAAAAGAGACAATTCTTATAATCTGCAAAGTCCTTATAATCACAACATCTAAATTCAATGTCATTTAAATCAGGAATTTGTGTTCTAAAATTCTTCAATCTTTCATTGTAAATACTTCTACCGCCCTTAGAATCTCTGCCATATCCACCATCAAAATACCTACCGCCATAAGATGCACAATATCCAATAAGTGCTATATACTCTTTTGAATATTTATGTGTTCCAAGTTTTCTATCTTCTCTTACATCGGAATAATGTTCAAATGTGCATACATCTGGTGCAATAGATAAATCATTATCAGACTGAGCATATTTCAATAAAGCAATTAGTTCTTCATTAATGTCAGCTCCTATCTTCTTATCACATTTAATCTTATCAATTAAATTCGCTCCACCCACCATAGGTTCTATGTAAGTTTTAATATTATTGTCATCAATATACTTCTGAATAATTGGCACTAAAAATTTTGCCAATCTATTTTTACTTCCTTGATATACCATTTTAATCTACTCAGAGCGAAATTTCTTTAAGGCTGCCACTCACTCCTTTCGTATTAATATTCTCTTAACTCAAATCTTTCAAAGAAAGATTTCTTTCAATGTATTATTTGAACTCTATCTTGTTCCTTTTTAATACTTTAACTGCCTTATCATAATCAGTTTCAGCTACTTTGATATTTTTCATCTTAGTTGGTTTTGGCTTAATCCAATGACGGCATCCAGTAATGTTTTCGTCATACCACATCAAACCGCTTTCACAATATTTATGCCATTGGCAGTCATTATTACCACATTTACTCATTTATGTATTCTTCCAATCTAATGCCTGACCACATTGATCACAATATTTAATGTCGGTATCTTTATATCCATCATCACACAATAGTTCACCACAAGCAGGACAATACCATTCAAACGGAATTCTCTCTCCGCTATTTTTCACTTTCTTTGGAATTTGTTTTTCTATTGCTGATATTGCAAATCTAATTGCTTCTAAAACGTTGTAATCAGGGTATGGCTTCCATGATTTTTTCAAATATTCAAAATGTATTAAAAGAAACTTTTTAGCTTTATATGATGTCATCCTATTTCTCCTTTATATTCAGCTACTCTCTTACTTCCAACCTCAAAAATATTCTTATCTTTCTCAAAACATATGTAATTTCTACCTGTATTCAAAGCTGCGGCTGCCGTTGTACAACTTCCTGCACATGAATCAAGAACTAAATCTCCTGGGTTGGTGTAGGTCTTAATGAAATACTCACACGCTTCAACAGGCTTTTGACATTGATGTAAGCTACTTTTCTGAGTATCCCACTTAAATTGCAAAACATCTCTTGGGTATCTTTGTGTGCTACCACCACCTGAAATACCAGTTTTTGTAGCACCATAACAATTACCATCTGTTGTATGTTTCGTATAAGAATGTACAGGTGTATGCCCTTCTGTCATTTGGGGATTGTAAGTAGGGAGTTTCTTATAGAAAATCAAGACATTTTCGTGTGCCTTCATCGGCATTTTCTTTGCGTTTAGATGACCCGTTGCTTTGGTCTTTTCGATAATCCATTCATAGCGATATAGTTTTTCATTACTACAAGCGAGTCTCTTATCAAATGGTGATTGCGCCCATAATGCTATACAACCATTATCTTTGATAATTCGATTGTAATGAGTCCATAAACCATCTTTTTTGTTCTCATAAAACCAATCTCTTGTATATTCAAGACTACTATTTGTTACTTGAGCTAACTTAAATAAATCTGTTTCATAAAAATATTGACCTGATAACTCCACATAATCATTTAACGGCATTTCACATTCCCAAGAATTATTAGTCGTATTATAAGGTGGATCTGTGAAGATGAAATCAATTGACTTATCATCAATCTTTTTCATACCTTCAAGGCAATCTTCATTGTATATTTTGTTAATCTCTAACATTTCTTACTCAGAGCAAATCCAGATTTAATGCTGCAGCAAATCTCATGCTCCTTTCAATGTATTATTCTCTTATTTGTGATAGATTACATCAATATGTTCCATGCACCATTTCCAACATGGAATTACTTTAATACCACCAGCTTCATTCCAATCTTTCTTTAACTGCATTTGTGTATCTTTATCTAAACAAGAAACTAAATACAAAGAACACTCCATTGGTGCTGTTTTTCTGTATTCTTCACTAAAATCTTCTAAATTTAAATTCGCCATTTTTACCTCCTAACTCCAAAGAAACTTCGGTTTACTGCGTTTTTTGTAATATCATTTATTTACTATGGTAAGTCAACAATATTGTATCTAACAGTACCATCGTCATATTTCTTGGTTTCTAATATTCCATCAGCATATTCTCCAATTTTGTCTGAATATTTGTTATATGTATTACTACCAGAAATATTATATTCTACACCGTTATATTCAACAGTAATTCTATAAACTGCTGGATGCGATTGTGGTAACATCGTTTTAGTCGCAGGACTATAATACATTGTTGTATAAGCAGCCATGTGATATTCATCTATTATTTTTACTTGAACTGTAGATGTTTCGGTACTAATGCATTTTGCACAGCCAGTTAATATAAACATAAATGCTAATAGTAAAGCCAAACTATATAAAATTTTCTTCTTCATATGATTTATTCGTCCTCCTTTAACACAAGAATTGCTTTATAATATCTACTATTACATGAGCTGGACTCTACTTTGTATCCAGCTTCTAAATAATCATCCATAGCATTCTCAAAATCATTACTATTTTCCATTTCTAAAATTACACAGTTCTTCATATGGCTTATTCTCCTTTGTTATATCCAGTCTCTTCAAGGAACTCATCAAATTCCTCTTTTGCCATATTGTTTGGATAATAACTGTCAACCACCATATCAAACGGCTTTAAATAATTATCCAACACATCTTCAGCGTCTTCTTTTGCTTCCTGCATTTTCATATTGATATAATCTTCTCTTGTCATATTCCATGCAGTAGGACAATCCGTGACGGTCGAAAATCTACAATATAATCCATTCGGTTGCTTTGATACAAATCCTGCCATATTATTCTCCTAACTGTTCTAAGAACTCATTGCCACAATCACAAAATTCTCTAATCATAGACTTCATTAATCCCCATGACATACCAGAATGTCCCTGATTTTTCATAATTTCAATTCCATCTTGGATAGATTTTTCTTTAACAGTTTTGATAATATCTAAGCACTGACCGAGTTCCATTCCTCTGTATAGATCATTAAGTCGAATAGGAACACATTTATTCCACATATTCCATTTATCTTTAGATAAAACCTTATGACCTTCTTCTATCCAATATTTTGATAATTCAGGGATTTTTCTTTTGTGTTCTTCCTCTTCACGAATTAATCTTTGACGATTTTCTTCTTGTTCTTTATTAAATTCATCAAAAGTTTTACCTGTACAAAGCATATAAGCATCATCTAAAGACATATCAGATGTTAGTTTATTCCCATTGAATTCACCACAATATTTATTGCCATCCTTTGCTCTTTTGTGTAATTCCTTTACAGCTCGTTCAATAGTCCAACCGCAAAGAAAATCAATCTCTCTATATTCCATATTGCTTACCTCCTGTTATATTATTATCCTAATCTTCAATATACTTTATTTCTTCCAAAATCGAACTCCCTATGACATACAGTTTCTTTGAAACTATTCTTCTCACTCTTTCAAGAAATTCTTTATGAAGTTCATCTTCCTGCTCATATACCACCATCTTTTCATTCCCGTTTTTATGACAACAAGCATACGTTCCTTCCTCATATTCAGCTCCATAATAATAAAAATACAGATTGTATTTATGATTATGTTTACTGAACAACCACGGATGAAGTGTTGCAACAGTTACATAGTTATTTCCGATTTTTATTCTAAAATCATAATGTAATTTATTTTGTACGATTTTCAAAAACTTCACCTCTTTTTCATTACCGAAGAAATCTATGTTTCTTGGTAAAAATATTACTATATATAGTGTCTATATTTTCTATAAACACTATATATAGTATTTCATTTACGCCTGATACATAAAACTTGGCATTGGCTGTAATTTAAACAGATTTTTCTCATGCATTGAATCAATCTTAGCTTTTACTTCCTCACTTGGCTCAATTCCATCTCTGATGTATGCATCTAATTCAGCATAAGTAAATCCAAGGTTATCTTCATCTGTCTTTCCACAAAGACCGTCAGTAGGTGTCTTATCAACTAATTCTGATGGAAGTCCTAACTCACGACCAATAGCCTTAACCTCTGTTACTGTAAGCTGAGATAACGGTGCAAACGAACCAAATCCGTCACCTCCGAAGGTCGCATAACCAACCCAATCCTCGGAAAGATTACAATTACAACTTGGTATACCGTTATTACACTGAGCATAGAAATACAATTCTGTCATTCTAACTCTTGCAGGAACATTTACTTTAGCCTGTTCTGTAACAACTACTCCATTTGATTCCATTTCAGAAATAATAGAATCAACGGTTGAACCGATATTAATAATTTTGTATTCAATCCCAAGATGATTTGCACATAAAATACTACAGTCAATATCTGACTGTTCATACTGTGGTAGCATAATACCTTTCACTCTATCAGCTCCTAGAGCAGAGACACATAAGGCTGCGACAACAGACGAGTCTTTACCGCCAGATAAAGCAACACAACAGTTCTTATCTGGGAATTTTTCTTCAAACAAATTTTTAATCCATTCGATACAATCATTTGTTACTTTCTTAACATCAAAATTATACATAGGTTCTCCTTCATTTATAGGTTTAATCAGTTATTTCCACTTTATAGTTATACAATGCCCTATATACAACTATAGGAAAATTATCATATTTGTTTTTATAATAGTCTGCAATTTCTTTTATATAGTTTTCTTTCTCTTTTTTATATGCACAAAATGCTTCTTCTGGTGTGTTAAATACACCGATATGTACTTGTTGTTTTGTATTTTTCGTATTATTATTTAATTTTGAAACTTGTGCAATAAATTTTCCAAGTCTTTTATTAAAAGATACTCCTATTGGGTATTCCCCTCTTTTTGCGTCAGTTTTCGTGAAAAGAATATTAATACGTTCAGGAACGAAGATACATGTATCTTTTGAATATACTGTATTATTTTTATATAATATGTCTTTATCCAAACACATTTTCTCTTCTCCACATTCGTAAAAATTATCATTAAACCACTTTGAAAAGTTCGACAAATAAAACCACTCATCATCTACTTCGCATTTTTTGTAAGTCGGATATCGTGATAAATCTATTTTATTATAACAACGCTTTAACATACCAACCCAGTATAAATATTCTTTTGTAAATGAATCATCTTGTTTTATTATTTCATTTCCTACTATACCGTGATTAAATACAGTAGGTAAAAATGTATCAAATGTAGTACCTTTAATAAAATTGCTATATGCCTGATGATATACAATGTTGTTCGTATCTAAGAATTGAATATCAATATCTGTAGCATTTTTATATTTAATTATTTTCATTCTTTCGCCCTGTTTATTAACTACTATTTCCCAAAGTCTTTCCTTTGCTTGTGATTCAGATATTTTAAACATAGGGTTATCTGTTTTTAAATGTGTTTCTTTTATTATATATTCTCCTTCCTACATTCGATTCATCACATCATAAAACCGAATTAAATACTCATATACATTTCTAGGAACTAACTCTTTTACTTTTTCAAATTCACCTTTCTCACATAAATCTCTAACCAAACTTGAAGAAGTATGATTTTCTGGTATCTGAATTTCTGTGAAATGTTCTTTGTATTCCATAAGATTTGCTTCTCTCAAAGCATTCTCAAGGTTCTGACCTTCTCTCACACATGCTACAAAATTATATTCCTCAACAAACGGTTTCCAATTATACCAAGTTGTAAGTGTTTCAATATTATCCATTCCTAAACAAATATAGTATTCGTTGAAGATATAATCTTTTTCATTCATATCTCTTATCTGAGTAATAGTATTGTATGTCCTCTGTGGAAAGAAGCTGGTTGTTTCAACTTCGGATGCCCACATATTATTTTCATCACAATTTGGCATTGAATTAATCAGCGATACTCGACAATATCCAGGTATTAAAGTCTTTTTCTTCGCAACATATGTATCATGTGCAGGAATAAACAATATAGCATCGGCATTAACCGCTTTTTTAGCAGTCAATGCCATATCAACATGAGCGTTTGTAATCGGATTAAAACTTCCTGGTATAAGTAAAATTTTATTCATGATCCATTCTCCAATTAATACATCTCTTTAGATAATCAACATAATCAGGGTTTTTACACATGCCTTTTCCTTCTACGTCAGAAACTTTTGCAACATCCATACCGTTACATTTAGTAGTTTTCATTACAATATTTAAAGCAGGAACATCTGTATCATTACTCAAATAAGTACCAATTCCAAATGCAACATTTACTCTATCATGGAAGTGTCTGAATAACTTATCAGCTCTTTCAAAATCAAGACTGTCACTAAACAGAAGTGTCTTTGTCTTAGGATTTATACCAAGTGACTCATAATGATTAATCATCTTTTCACCCCATTCAATCGGATCGCCACTATCATGTCTTACACCACTGAATAATGTTGCATATGTCAACTGAAAATCTTTCAAGAAACAATCAGTTGTAATTGTATCTGTGAGCGCAATACCATTTAACACACCATACTCTCTAACCCATGCGTCTAGGGCATACCAGTTTGAATATGCTGGATTGTGCTTGTGATTGCCCTGACCAGAACACATAATCCATTCATGAGCCATAGTTCCAACAGGCGTGAGATTATATTTCTTTGCGAGATATACATTAGATGTACCAACAAATTTAGATGGACTGTGTAATGTATCATTCAAATGTGAAAACTTCTTAACAGCTAACTCCTGTGCTTCAGCAGAAAGTCTTCTTCTAAGACCAAATTCAGAAAATGTACCAGCATACCAATGACCGCTTCTGAGATTTTCATACTTTTCATCTAATCTCTTTTTGAAACTATTAAGCAATTCTTCATAGTTATATGCCATTCTGAAATATACTTCGTTTACAATCGCAAGTGTAGGAATCTCATACATAGATGTATTAAGCCATGTACCAAATGTTTCGATAGAAAGACCGCAATCTGAATCTGTTGTAATCTCAAAATCCTCATATCTTGGCTGCCACAATCTCAGAAAATCAACATACGAACCCTTCATCCATTTGATATTATCAATATAAGTAAGTTCATCTTCTGTGAATCTCAAACCACAATATAATTTAATCTGTCTGCGAATCTCTTCTACCATTTCTGGTGTAAAATGAACATCCTTATTACGACACTTAAAACTCCAAGTGGTTTTATAATCACTAAACTGATGATAAATAGCCTGTCCCATTGACAATTTGTAGGCATCTGTCTCTAATAAACTTGTAATAATCTGCTCCATATTATTTACCTTCTTTCTTGATTTGATTAAATATTGTTCTAATATCATATTCTCTGTTTTCGTACTCATAAAACAGATTAATATACTTATCAATAAAAGCTATATCATTTGGATGCATTGCAATTGGTTTACTTTTCTTAGATTTCCACCATTTTAATTCCTTCTCAAAATTAAATGATTTACCATGATATGCTCTACCTGCTCCAAGATAATCACAAAGCATTTCTTTTTTATACTTCATTGGCATTTCAATAGGATTTCCACCATTATCAAAATTGTCTTCCCAATACTCGTAGTGGTGCTTGTTTCTTCCTTTATGGTGCATCCAAGCAGCCGACCAACCATTCTCTTTCTTACAAGCGTCTATTGGACTTGAAGTACCTTGATAATACTTAACACTCTCCCAAAATTCCGTTGGAGAAAATTTAGATAAATCATGTACTAACCCTTGAAATGGAATTCCCACTTTACAGCAATAGTAGAACACCCAACGTTTATGAGTACAGACTTTCTTAAAATGTCTAAAAGTATTAATGATATAATTCTTATACTTCATTATTTTCTCCAATCACTTCAATCTGACAACTTTTCATAACTTCCATAGCAGCTTTATGTTTATCAGGTGTGACACCTGCACAGCAACTAGCATCTACTGTAATATCAATCTCAGGATAATTTGCTCTAATAATAAGTGCATTTGAAATTACGCAGATACTTGTGCATAATCCGCAGATTTCAACACTTTTAAATTTAAAATCATCCCAATGTGCCCATCCAAAAGTAATTTTGTCAATCAGAATGTCATTATCAATATCAAGATCTAACTTATCTGAAATCTGCCAACCAACAGTATTCTTTACACAGTGAGTAACAGGAAGATGTACACCTTCATATGTCTCTAAATAATTCTCAGAGTGTGTGTCTCTTGTAAAGATTACCTGTTTACCAGCATCCTTGTACTCCTTAATTTTCTTTGCTACATTTGATACAATCGCCTGTGCTTCCTTTGTACCAAGCGTTCCATCAATAAAATCATTCTGCATATCTACAACAATTAATGTTTCTCTCATTTTGTTACCTCTTTTCTTTGTTCTTATATGTATTTATTCTCTGAAAACTCAGAAGAAAAAAAAATATTTCTTGTTACTTTTATTTGGAAAATTTGGCTGAATCGCCAAGATAGAAATTTCTATATATGATTATTCTTCGTCTTGAAATGATTTAATTCGATTTTCTAAATAATCAATCTCATCATTCCAATGATCTATTAGCATATCTTCGATCTGATGCTTTGCATCTTCTATACTGTCTGCAAACAATGTTTCATATTCAACATTTAGTTCTTTTGATACATATATAAATACGTTTTCGTCTACCTCATCTTGTACAAAACCAGCTATTACATTTTCATCATCTTCTTCATAAAATTGACTAAAATGTAATTTATAACATTCCTTACCAAATTCATTCTTTTCACCTGTTTCCCAATATTTCTTCACTTTATTACCTCGCTTAATTTGGCTGATCAGCCGTGAATAGAATTGTTTCTATATTAGATTATTCTCTACTTATTTGATTTCAGAACAAAGTCCTATAATGTCTTCTTGGCTTATATATCCTATACAACCTGTGCTACCTAATTTTTTATCAAACTTATCTGATTCAAACCAAATTTTATATCTAATTCCGTCTGTTTCATCTACGAGTTCTATACCACGAATGAAAGCATCTACTTCTTTTCTATTATCATTTTCATAATGAATTTTTGTCCTTACTTTATCGCATAAATTATATTTATTTACCATTCATCTTACCTCACTCTATAATTTCAACTTTAATTCTAAATTTTGTTGTTTCTGTATGTTCATTTTCTTGATAAGGACGATTATAATCAAAATGCTGATGACGGACAGTTGCAATCAAATGAGTGTCATTACCAGAAATAAATTCCGTATCTGTCTCATAAGTATCTTCTGAACCATCACCAAGTTTAGAATCTGCACAATATATCTGATTTGCGTCTAATGCATCTTGAATAATTCTGTAAATGTCTCCTGTATTATACATAGTCACTCCTTTAATATTTAATCCAACCATCTGTAATACCAGTCATCCAATAAATAAGATCTTCTCTATCATTTTTTAATCTTCCATCTATTACACGAGTTAAGATTTCATTGAGCCAGTAGCCAACTTCTTTTCCACTTTTAATGAGCATTGTATCCATTACATCCTTACCATTAACTGCTAAATCCTTTAGAGAAAAACATTCATCATCCTGTAAGACTTCTTCTAAAATATATCCAATGTTATCAATCTTCTGTAATCTTGTTTCCTGATTAATGTCTGCTTGTGCTTTAATATCAGCTCTACGAACATTTAATAACCTTCTGAACTGTTCTTCTCCAATTTTATTAAGCCATCTCTTGACATATTTCTTTCCAACCTCAAAAGTAGCATCATGATAATAAACAAGCTGTACAACCTTTTCTCTTGTATCATTATCAAAACGAAGTCTTTTCATAATTGTATCAGTCATATCAGCACTGACTTTTCCATGTCCTTTGAAATGTCTGATACCATCTTCTCCATCCTGATAACAATGTGGTTTTCCTATGTCATGAAAGAATACCGCTAATGATGTAATTAAATCTATTGGATTTAAGTCTTCTTCACAATCACAAGAATATGCTTCTACAGCATGAATTGTATGTTCCCATACATCATAGATGTGATATGGATTATTCTGTGGAAAATCAAACATATCTTTTATTTCAGGAATAAACAATGATAATACATCGCTATATAAAACCATCTGTACACAGAAATCACTTGATGCAGCGATTTTACAGAACTCACTATTTATCCTTTCAACTGATATATTCTTCAAATTCTGATACACCTTATGTAAAACATAATCTGTATTTGGTTCAAGAACAAAATCCAACTGAGAAGCAAATCTGATAGCTCGTAAAATTCTCAAAGCATCTTCATCGAATCTATCTTCTGGTTTACCAACACACTGAATTTTGTGATACTTTATATCTTCCATGCCATTAAACGGATCTACAAGACCAACTTCATCATTGTATGCCATCGCATTGATTGTAAAATCTCTACGCTTTAAATCTTCTTCAAGACTTTTTGTAAAAGTTACTTTATCTGGTCTACGGCTATCAGAATAATTACCATCAATTCTGTATGTTGTTACTTCATATGGTTCTCCATCAATGACAATCGTTATTGTTCCATGCTGTAAGCCAGTTTCAATAATTCTTTTATCCTTGAATACTTCCATCATCTCATCAGGTGTAGCAGATGTTGTAATGTCATAATCGTGAATTGGTCTTTCCAGAATGCTATCACGAACACAGCCACCAACTAAATATGCTTCGTATCCTTTATCTTGGAGTATATGAATAATCTCATTTGCACCAGATGGGATTTTAATTTTTAATTTAGATTTCACCCTTAACCACCCTTTCGTTTACACTTGCAACAAACTCATTGATTTTCTTGTAGTCTGGATTTTCAGGAAGATTAGTATTTTTCTTTGCATAATCCAATCTCTTCTCATAGTCATTTACCATTTCAAAGAACTCAGGAATTGGCTGATCGTTGCTGTCGAGATATTTACCATTACGAATATCCATAAGCAAATCATGTTCATCTTCTCTATATGTGATTATTCTCTCTTTCTCAAGAATATCTAAACACATCATATAAAGTCGAATAAGATGCATTGAATGTTTTGCAATTTTACCATGCTCAATAGCTTTCTCATTTCTTTTACCAATCTTTCCATACTGACGAACTGTGTTCTGAAGTTCATTCCACATAGAGCAATAATCTCTTAATGGATAATGAGTAAGGTTTACATCCATAAAAATCTCTGTGTCATATCCTTCCTGCACAGCCTTATCAATATATAACTTCATTGAATCATCTGAATATGGTGTGTATTTCTTTGTAAAATCTGTCTGCATAAATTCAAGCGTCTTTAAAATGTGTTTCTCCAATTCTGACTGAGACATCTGATGTGCTGCTTTCTGGTTCAATCTATAGAGCTGCTGATTCGCATATCCTCCAAACGAATGACAAGCTCTCTTTGATAAAAATAAATGTGCATTATCAATTAGTTCCTGACCAATAGATGATACATAAAAGTAATGTTCAGGTTTATTTCCAAGCATTTCTATTGTATTAGGATTCGTATTACTTAACAATGCTACTAACTTATTAAAGGCATAAATAGTTGTGTCTGTCTCATTGTTTACAAACTGCTCAAAATTCTCATTTGTGAGGATCTGCATCTTGCTATTCAAAGCACAACCACGAATATCTAAATCACTGCCTTCATTGTTTGTTCCATATGCATGACTTCCACCAAGAGTTAAGATAATGATATTGTTACCTAAATTCTTATCTGTTCTCAGGAAGTCATACTCTTTTGATTTTAATTTGTCCTTAATCTGTTCAATTGTCATTGTCTTAACCTCCAAAATTTCGCAAGAAATGTGCGTTTCTTTCTAATGTAAAATATATACCATATATAGTATATATTGTTTATTTTTAATACTATATACGGTATATTGATAGAGTCAGTAGGCTATGACACCTACTAACTCTTGAATTATTTATTCTTCTTACGTTTTCCTACAATAAAACCTGCTCCAAAGCATACACCGAGACAGATTACGAAAACTCCAATGTTTAATACAATCATTACTTATTACCTCTCTGTCTCTTCATATCATCAAGGATCTGGCGAGCATTGCGCTCTCTTTCAGAATTAGCAAGTCTTCTCTCATTAGCCTGTGCGCTAGAATCATATGCAATTCTACTTCCTTCTGCACGTTCTCTTGTCTTTCTTGCTCCTTCACGAACTCTTTCAAGCATTCTATCACTCTCATTATTTGTATTAAGATTATCCATACTCTGATGAAGTTCGATAATCTGACTATCGGCTTCCATCTGAAAAAGAACCTGTTCCTTTTCCTCTTTAAGTTTCTGCAATTCTTCGGCTGCCTGATCACGAATGTCTTTTTGGTGAGCCTGTGCTTCTCTCATCTCTTCAATTGTATCTTTTAGTACATTAATCTTATTCTCCAAAGTAGACTTCTTCATTGCATACTGCATTGCTTCATTTTCTTTGTTTTCATCAAGACAAGCGTTAATCTGCTGTGTAACACGCATAATATCTTTATTTGCCTGATATAAGTCTTTTTCTGCTGTATCACGCTTTCCTGAAATTTCAGCATATGTAGCAGATGCCTTGTTATAAAAATCTTCCTTTTCTCTAATGGCTGCGTTATAATAATCTCTAGCACCTTCTGGTGTCTGTGCATCCTGACGCATTACTTCATCTGTTCTTCCTTTAAACTTTACTCGAAGCTGTTTACCAAAAGGAGTAAAGAAAAGAATCAGTGCAATTAATACAATCGCCACAATTATAATAAACATAAAATTTGTCATACAATCCTCCTACTCTGCATCAATTCCATACTGATTACATAATGCCTTTAATCCACCATTATAGCCACTTCCTACAGCCTTAAACTTCCATTCGCCATTATGTTTATATATTTCAGATACGACTAACGCAGTCTCGGTAGAGAAGTCTTCACTTAAATCAAAACGAATAAGCTCCTCGCCTGTCTCTTCGTCTACTACACGCACATATGCATTTCCAACCATACCGAAGTTCTGAAGTCTACTCTCAGCATCATAAATTGTGACCGTCACAGCAAGAGTCTCATAGTCTGATGGGATTTTATCAAGTTTAATCTTAATAGCCTCATCATCTCCATCTCCCTCACCTGTACGGTTATCTCCCATATGCTTTACACTTTTTGAACTATGTTCAAGATTACCATAGAAAATAAAATCCTCATCCTTGCCAACCTTGCCATTCTCTTTTGTCATAAACACAGAGGCATCGAGATCAAAATCTGCTTCTCCGTCATAATGATTAATATCCCATCCAAGTCCAACAAGAATGTTTTTTAATGACGGTCTACCCTTTGTTAAATCTACTCTCTGTCCTTTACTTAACGAAACTGACATAATTAAATCCTCCTACTTGTATCTTCTTGTTAATTCGCTAACACTTGAATCATTTGTTCCCTGACCGATAGCGTTAAATTTCCACTCTCCGTCTTTCTTATAAACTTCTGCAAATACCATTGCTGTCTTGCCAGCATAATCATCTGAAAGATTGTATTTACAAATTTCCTTACCAGTTGACTCATCAACAAGTCTAATGTACGCATTCTTGATAAGTCCAAAATCCTGCTTTCTTGAAATACAATCATAGATATTTACTACAAATACAATCTTCTCAACCTTATTTGTAATATTCGCAAGATCAACGGTAATCTGCTCATCATCACCGTCTCCATCTCCTGTGAGGTTGTCACCATGATGATACACACATCTGTCTTCCGCTGATCTGTCACCATAATAAACACATGTACGATACTTATCATCTTTTCCTAAAATAATTGCTGAAGCATCGCAATCAATGTTTGGCTTAGAACCAAATAATCCTTTCTTAGCAGCATCCCATCCAAGTCCTACCATAATCTTTGTAAGACCACCTGCTACTTCCTTAGATAAATTAATTTTCTGTCCTTTTACTAAATTTACTGACATATATATTCTCCTTCCATTTTATAAATCAAGACCAAAATTTCTACCAATAGCAGCTAAACCACCATTGTAACCTGAACCAACTGCATTAAACTTCCATTCACCGTTCTTACGATACAACTCACCTGCAATAACACCTGTCTCTAATGAGAAATCCTCATTAAGTTCATATTTGAAAAGTTCCTCATTTGTATCAGCGTTGTATGCTCTAATGTACGAATTATCAACCATTCCGAAATTCTGTAAACGATTTTCTGCATCATAAATTGTCGCTGAGAAGCTAATCTTTGTAATATTAGATGGAATCTTATTTAACTCAACAATCATTGTCTCGTCATCGCCATCACCTACACCTGTTCTATTATCACCAGAATAAATCAATGCTCCGCTTGGATGCTGTGGCTGACCATAAAATACAAAATCCTGTTCGCCTGTTACCTTTCCTGAATCATCAGTAAAAAATGCTGATACATCCAAATCGAAATCTGCATTACCATCGTATCTATTTGTATCCCATCCAAGACCAAATACGACTTTGTTTAAACCTGCATTGCCTTTTGTAAGGTCAATCTTCTGACCTTTAACTAAACTAATTGACATATTGTTTGTCCTCCTTATTCTTGGGAAGGCTGTCAACCTTCCCTTTTAATAATTTAAAAGAAATTGGGAATGTGAGTAACGTCAGAAAAATAAATGGAATAAAGCGTGTAATACATGCTACAACAACACTAATTGAAAAACATATAAGAGTAATAATCTCTACTTTTTTATAACTTTTATCTCTCCTTATCATGTTCTCATCTCCTCAATTACTTATTCTCTCTTTTCTTCTCAATAATCTTTCTAATAAGATCAATTGGAATAACCATAAAGGCTAAAATTACAACTACTACCCAATGTTTGAAATCTAAAGCTGTGACCTTAATAAGATTTTCTGCAAAGTTGCAAAGAGCAAATGTCATTGCAAAAATTCCGATTGCAATGGCTGAAAATAACTTATTCTTTCCAATGCCATTGAATAAATTAATATGCTCTGTACGAATATTAAATCCATTAAATACTGCCATAAAGCATAACAATGCGAATCTCGCTGTCATAGCTTCTGTTTCAGATGCAAACATATTTGCAATTGGGCTAAATGTAATAATTCCATAGAGTACAATAAATGCTACTGTACTAATCGCAATACGTTTCTTTGCTCCTCTAATGAATAAGCCAGAACCTTTCTTAATAGGTTTCTCTGTCATATACTCATCTTTTGGTGGTTCACCACCGAATGATAGTGAATTAAGGGAATCCATAATGATATTTACAATCAGAATCTGAACTGAAGCGAGTAATGCACCTGTTGCAATCATTGGATAGATAACACTGAGAATCAGAAGTGAAATATTAATAGGTAACTGGAATTCAAGGAACATCATAATATTGTGCATAAATGTTCTTCCAAGTTCTACTGCCTTTACTACGCTTGCAAAATTATCATCTGTCAATACAATGTCTGAAGCTTCTTTTGCAACATCTGATCCACCTTGCATACCAAAACCAACATCAGCTCTCTTTAAAGCAGGACTATCATTTACTCCATCACCTGTCATTGCAACTGATTTTCCAATCTCTTGTGCTAATGTGACAAGTCTGAGTTTTGTGTTTGGTGAGCATCTTGAAATAACTCTCAATCGAGGAATTATACTCTTTACTTCATCATCTGACATCGCTTCAAATTCATCATTTGTAAGTGCTAAATCTCCATCTTTGTAAATTCCACACTCTGTAGCAACTGCAACTGCTGTCTCAATACAATCGCCTGTAATTTCAATAACTTGGATACCAGCCTTATGTGCTATTTTTACTGCACTCGGTACTTCATCTCTTACAGGATCTACAACACCGATAATTCCAAGGAATGTCATGTCATTTGGTATTTCATTCTCTACTAAATCACCATCTGCCATTGTAACTGCAATACATCTCATCGCATTACTTGTCATCGCTGTAATTGCATTACTTAATGTATCATTGTCGTTATTCTCTACAATTTCACCACTTGAGTCCATTACTTTTGTACAATGCTCAATCAATTTCTCAGGTGCGCCCTTATAGTATGTAACTCCATCCTTTGTCGTAAAAGCTGAATACTTATTACTACTATTAAATACCTGCTTTAACTTAACTGGATATTTTTTCTGAATGTCAGCATGTGTTTCAGGATTTACAAGGCTAAGAACTGCTCTATCAATTGAATTACCACCTGTAATATTGTTTTCTGAATCAAATGTTGCACTATTATTTAAAGAAATGTTTGCCTCGATATTATTCCAAAGAACCGAATCCTTATTTACATCATTACCAAAGCCATCAATAATCTTCTTTGGAGTCATAATACCTGTCGTAAGAGTACATGTCTTATCAGTACAGATAATATCAACATATGCTAACTCTGGAATTTTACCAGGATTCTTAGCAAGAATATTGAATTTCTCCATTGTCTTTACATTCTGTTTTGTTACAAGTTTTACAATAAGAGGCAATCCTTCGGGAACAGCAGCTACAATAATTGTTAATGCTACTGAGAAGTTCTGTGCGATTTTCTGAATAATATTCAGAACGCCACCGCTAAAATATTCTCCAAATCCAACCTGTACAATTCCTGAAATTGTAAGCACCGCAAATGTAATAACGGCTGCGATTGTTCCCCACTTAGAAATGAAGTCGCTCAGATTATCAAGTGCAATATCAAGTGCTGTCTTTGGTGCTTCAAGTGTTTGCATTTTAACAAGCGTATCGCCATTTACTGTATTCACACCTACATCAGTAACAATCATTTTTCCTTCGCCTGACATTACTGTTGTGCCAGCAAATAAGCAATTCTGATTCGTATAAGCATCTGTTGAAGTAGTTTTCTTATGAACGTATCCTTCAATTGGTGTTTTCTTACACTCTTTTGTTTCTCCATTAATAGCTGCATTGTTTACAGAAATCTTACCTTCAATGAGATATCCATCTGCAAAAATCTCTTGTCCCATTCCTACACAAACAAGATCACCAACTACCAATTCATCCTTATTAATTGTTTGAACTTTGCCATCACGAATTACGTCACAATACCTGACTGATGTTTTGGCTCTCAACTCTGCTGCTGATTTTTGAACACCAAGTCCAGTCTTAACAGCAATACATGTTACAATTGCTAATACAACAAGAATCATAATTGGATCTGATAAATCCATTACTCCCATGACTCCAAGGAATAACTGCAATACTGCAATTGCAATAAGAATCATTGTGATTTTCTCACTTAATGCCTCCTTTGCGAAGTCATACCACTTGTCCAACTTTGGTTCAGGAAGCTTATTACTTCCATGAAGCTCTCTACTTTTGAGAACTTCTTTACTACTCAATCCATTCATCTGTTTTACTCTCCTTTTCTATAATTTTTATATATGAATGTTAATTAGTTACATATCTATATTCTCTTTTTAATTTGGGAATTTTATTGAGCTGAATCGCTCAGAAATTTTTTACAATGAAACGAAGTTTTACTTTGATTTTTTATTTAAAATTTTTATAGCTAACTCTTTTAATTCTTCTGTCAACCCATGCTTATATGTTGTTTTAATAAAGTGGTCAGTATTTAAAAACTCACACATATCTGAATCATCATCTAATATAATAAAATTATCAACTGGATTCTTTGACAACCATTCTCTAATTTCATCCCCACGTTGAGTATCGCCACTCAAAGATGGAGTAATATCATACACCTCTATATCATAATCAGATAATCTACTAATTAGTTTTGTGTACAATTTATTTCCAAAAATACTTTCTTTACCACTTCTATCACAACCAATTCGCCAAGAGGATGACACAACAATTTTTGCGTTTGTTTTGTCAATTATTTCTTTTAATAATTTTAGAGGTCTATCCTCCACTTCCGCATATAATATACATCCCGTAATATTATTCTTTGCTCTATAAATCAGCAAGTCATCCTCAGAATTGAGTACACCATCTACATCTAAAAATATAACCTTCATTCTTTCACCTCTCTTCCCAAGAAATCGAACTTTACTGTTATTTATCTACAACAACTATCTCTTTGCCACAATAAGGACAATATTTTAAATTTGCCATATTTTCAGGTATCCTCCAATATGGATCATCAGCATCGTCATGTTCTTTCGGGCAAATCGTTCTATAATCGTATTTTATCCATTTACAAGTTTGTATTTCCTCGTATCTTCGGAGTACAACATTTCCTCCGTCAATAAATATTTCCATTGGCTCACCAATTGCGTCTGCTTTTCCAAACACCAGTCTTCTAATTTCCTTTGGAATTACTATTCTACCTAAGTCGTCAAATCTACGAATTGTTCCCATAATTTTCATCTTTCACCTCTCTTCTAAAGAAACGAACTTTATTTTGATATTTCTATTTTAATTTCTGTTCATTTACCATTTTTAATAATGGAATAATCCAACTCAGAACGAGAAGAATGTCATTTGGATATTGATTCAGCCATAGAAATGAGATACTATATATGTATATCGACTTCTGGATTATTCCTAGTTGATATGCGAGATGGGCAACAGCAACTTCACGACATATCGTTGCCCATCTTTTATGTAAAAGCTATTGCTTATTACCAAATTGATTACGCATTTGCTATAAAATTATCAAAGCTGCGTTTCATATATGTATAATTAACTTTCTGTGATGAACTAAAATCAGATTTATTTCTGTAATTCTCAATCCATTTTTCAAAATCCTGATCCTTATCATTTTGACAAGCATATGCCATGAGTGCTACTAATGCCATTCCACACTCTTTATAAACTGGATCGTCAATCTTAACACAATCTTCTACCATGTCTGTGTAAAGGTTTATATCTTCGTCTGTCACATTTGGATTTGCATTTTCTTGAACAAAGGAAAGAACACTTTCTTCCGTATTTTCTTCAGCACTTTCTTTCGTATTGTTATTCTCCAATTCTGTGTTATTTACTTCTCTTGTACCAATATGTAAAAATTCATTCATCAGTTTTATAAGTAAATCAATTTTACCTGTAATAGTTGCCTTTTTCTTTGTCTGTTGGTCTTTAAAATCTGCCATAGATACACCATCAACTTCTTTATCTTTAAGTTCTGTATTATATGCTCTTAAGAAATCAATGAATCTTGAATCTTCAATATTATATGTAGTAAATTTATCAAATACTGCAATCCACATTGGCATTGTAGTTGGAGTAAGTAATGACTTCAAGTCTTTATTGTCATCGCCTAATGCTAATTCCAATCTATTAAAATGTGAATTAAGTTTTAAGAACTGCTGTTCTGTTGCATTTTCATCAACATATTTGTAAATTGTATCAAGTTTTGCTTTCCATGAATCACGGAAGAACATTAACATTATTGATTCTGCAACAACACGTTCCAACTTTCCCTTAATAACATTATTATCTGTAAACTTCCCACAATTTTTAAAGAATGTGTTTTTCTGTGAAATATTTTTAATATATCCCGCTGTCTGTGCAGATACATTAAGAAAACCACCCTGTTCCTTATTCATACTCGCATGATTGTTATAATCACGAATATGATCTGCAATCTGCTCATCTGTACAATCAAAGAATTTTGTTACGTTTATATTGAAATTATTGAATCGTTTCTTTAACTCATCAGGAAGATCTTTATAATATTTCCCTATAACATCAAATATTTTCATCTCATATTCTGGTAAGCCATCTTCATCAAGTACACGATTTCCATTATCATCTAAGACATAATCTCTATACTGAATTAAATGTCTCTCTGCTCCTGCTGAACCAATCTTAATACGATTTTCCTTGAATGCCTCAGCATATGAAAGTCTCTGCAATCCGTCAATTAAATGAGAGATTGTCAATCCCTTTTTCTTCTGTTCACAAAGAATAATTTCTGGAATAGGAAGATTACTAAGAATACGACAAAAATATCTATTCGCTTCTTCTGTAGTCCACTGAAAAGGTTCACGTTGCAAGATGTAGTTGCAGTTCACGTCTCCATTTTTCTTATCCTGTAACAACGAATACATGCTATACTTGTCCGTCCTGTAATTTTCAGATTCGCTAATTTCAATAATTCTGTCTTCCATATTATTTACCTCCACATCATAATTCCCATCATTTTTATTCTTTGAAAATACTGAAAGTCCTTTATTTATCTTAATTGACTTCATAGCACTACTATATTCTCTGTCTGATATATTCAATTTTTGTTTTATATTATCAGCAGGAACATTCTCCATCCGCATCAGCAAAATATTTTTTTGTATCCTCGGCAAAGAATCAATAAAATTATCAACTTTTTCATCGGCACTAAAATCGAACTCACTCTTGTCTTCTACGTTAAAGTCAGATGCAATTTTTTCTACTAAATCATTATCTTCTTCAGTAGGTGCATCAAATGAAGTATCTGGAATAATAACTGGTTTTCCTTTATCGTCATCTGTTACATTTCCATTTTTATCAACCTTTACTATCTTTCCATTTTTATCAGTTAATAGATTTTTTCTTTTACATCTCTGATAGTTGTCTCTATACCAGTCAATAACAGATTTTTTAATATTATTAATAAGGTAAGTTTTAAAACTCGCACCTTGAGATGAATCAAAGTTGATAACACTTTCCATCAGAACATTCATTGCATCATCGTACAATTCGTCATGTTCATGTGCTGGAATCCCATACCTGAAAAATGCATTGTAACTAATTTTCTTCAATTTTGACATATCATTTACACAGTATTCAGTAATCCATTCCAACTGTTGTGATGAAAGATTATTTAATTTTTCACGCAATATTTCGTCTTTCACTTCATGCACCTGCCTTACTTCATTTCCTTTTTCTGTCTAACTCTCTATACAAATATTCTCCAAAACTCAACTCATTATCATTGATTTTTATATGTCGTGTCTCTGAACAACATTTCGGACAACGACAGAATTTCTCATGCTTGTCCTTTGAGAACGACATAACTCCAATCATCGGAATATAACAATTTTTACAAATCACCATATATATCCTTCCTTTACAAATCAAACAGCTCGTTCATTACTCGTGGTTCATATGTACGCTTATCCATTTTCGACATGGATTCCAAAATCTCATTTGTAACTGTGTCAGAAATCTTTTTATCAAGAATAATGTTAAGAATTTGTATCTCATTTTTAATACTTCTTCTTTTTATTCTCCGTTCCTTTATCATCTTATATGCTTTCCATCCTTGTGCTGCATTAAGATTGCAAAATTCTATATAATGATTGATATCGGATAATTCCCTATCTACAAAGCTAAGTTCTTCACACAACTCTTCTTTTCTATGTAATGCATCTGTTGCTAATCCGTTAAGATCAGTTATTTTGTCAATCCATTTCTGGATATTTTCAGCAACCATAACTTTTTCAGTATTATTTTCCACTTCTGATTGTGTAATCTGTTTTACATTATCGGGTGGGGTATCAATTTTCTGGATATGAAATACTGATTTCAAGGCTTTTGGTAGCGAGTTATTATATAGATTATTGGCTGCTTTATTTGAAAATGTATCAGCCAATGCCTCGCAAGATGTTGGAACATATTTACCATTACGATTTCTCATAATCCAACGAGAACCGTCTGTAATTACATATTGTGCCAACGTAATCATCTCCTCTCTTTGTTTGATTTAGCAATGGATCATCAGAGACTTGAACTCTGAGCCTTTCGGTTATGAGCCGAATGCACTAACCAATTGTGCTAATGATCCAAGTCGCTGACACTATCGCAAGTTTATCAGGAAGTTCTATAGTATCAGCTTATAATCCGTTAGCGGATCAGACTATGGTAGAACTATAGCAACTACACATTTTGCTCTTACAAGGAAATTACTTGCGTTCTGTAACATACCGGGTGGAATGTCACAAAGCAGGGCATATCAGATTCGAACTGATGTAATGCAGGAATCAAAATCCTGTGCCTTACCGCTTGGCGAATGCCCTATGATCTTATTCTCCATATTTAATTGTGAAAATTAGGAATTTTAATTGCAGAAAACGCTTGAAGCTTGACTTTCTTTCGAAATATATGTAAAATAAATTCAAGCGATATTTCGCTTCTGCAATGGCTTAATGCTGTTGTATGTATTTGGTTTGATAGAGTCAAGTAGAAAGCTGTTGGCGCAGCGTTTGAATCGCTTGGCTCTATCTTTTTTTTATTATTTACGAAAATTATAATACTCCAAACATTTGTTCTTGTCAACGCATTTTCAGAACATTCGTTCGAGATTTGTTCGTTTAATATTTTTATTATATAATACTTCAAGTCCTATAATCAGGACACTATTTGGGGAAACTTAATATTATGCACAATAAATTCCTGCACTCCATCCAGCGAAAGCAACCCAAAAAAGTCATTATCTTGATAATTAATTGTGTTTGCCCTATTTATTATTCGCTTTCCTTCATCAACAGTTATCTGTCTTGGTCTTGTATGGATAAAAGTCATACCGTTGAAGGAATCAACCCATATTTTGCCAGGTGTTTCATCAATCATTTTTTTTGCTATTTCTTTATCTACATACATTATGCCATTACCTCCTCAAGCTTGTAGTCTGTTCCAAAAAATAAAGAATTAAAGCATACTTTATCTACCATTCTTTTATTTTTATCATCAGTAATAGTTCCAATTTTTGAGATCACTTCATCTTTTGAGATTGTTGTGATCTGCTCACCTAACGCCATAGAATATAATGTTAATCCATTATTTTCATTTGCTTGAATACATCCATGACAAGGCATGTTTGTCTTTTTAATCTTACTTGTCAAAGGCATCACTGTTATAATCGGAGCATATTTCGTACCCAATGGATTACTTACTATTACATAAGGTCTTTCATTCGCTTGTACCGAATTTCCTTCATAATTGATTTTTGCCTTTATTATGTCGTATCTCTGTAAATCCATATGTACTCCTCCTCTCTTTTGTGTTTATGTACTTGTGGATTACCTTTGATACTTCGCATTATAGCAAGTTGTCATCAACTTGTCAATGGGTTTATGTCAGTTTTTTAAAATAATTGACATATAGTTTGCAACAACTTATAATCAACTTATATTAATAAAGGAGATATTTACTATGCCACAAGGAAAAATCAAAGATGAAAACACAAGGGTTATGGTGCTTCTTTCTAAAGATATAAAAGAAAAGGCAGCCAGAATTGCAACAGCAGATGGACGCTCGTTATCTGGTTGGATTCGTAACCTCGTAACAAATGAAGTTAATAAGTTTGACGACACTAAGAAATAGTGTCGTTTACATATTACACAAACTTTACAAGATCAAATGGTTTAACTTCCATCACATTTGCTACAAGTTCTAATACTGCCAGATCTGGAACTGCACTTCCATTTTCCCATTTACTAATTGTACTTGGTGCAATATCAGCCATTTTCGCAAGTCCTCTTACTGTTATTCTTTTTTCGGTTCTGATTTTCTTTCCAATATATTCAACCATAATCACATCTCCATCAATTTCTCTTTCATTCCCACTGCACCATTCGCATAGTTATTAACTGTTGTATTCACACTACTATGTCCAAGCTGTTGCTGCACGAATGCAAGATTTCCATTCTGATTCATTACACTGGCATAATAATGTCTCATCATATGTGGAGTAATACCATTTCCATAATTCTCAAATATCTGTTTGATATTTCTTTCTGTTGTACGTGTACCATTTTTATTTACGAACACAGCTTCTTTGTCTACAATATTATTCAATGTATTTCTGTACTCTAGCCATTCTTTTATAGCTTTTAAAGCAGATCCGCTAAGATATACCGTTCTATTTTGCATTTCTCTGTACACACCTTTACCAAGAATAGTAATATATGGCATTTCTTCTTCTAAATGCAAATCAGATAAATCCAAGCCAGCAAGTTCAGACTCTCTTATTCCAGTCCCTCTTAAGACACGAAAAATAGCAATATTTCTATTTCTTACAGGAATATCCTTTTTCCACATTATCTTTTCTTCCATATCATTAAGCTGTTTTTCTGTTGGAAGTTTTTTAGTTAAATTGTTTCCAGATGGAATTCCTTTATATGTTACATCTTTAAAGAATCCATCTTTAATTTCGGTTCCCTTCACTCTACTCATATAATCCCAAAAACTGCTTATAATATGTTTCCTGGTTTCTAATGTTGTAGGTGACATTCCATTCTGTTCTTTAGTTTTCAAATATAATGTAATATCCTCTGCCATAATATCAGTAAAATCCGATGGCTCAATATCTGAAATATTTGTTTTATCAATAAGTTTCTCTTCAATAAACCAATTGAGCAAATCTACAATAACTCCAAGATAATTCAATGCACCTGCTTTACTCTCTATTTTAACAGTGAAATATTTTCTCATATATATAGGAAGATTTAACTCATCTAACTTCCTATTGAGTTTTTCTGCGTTTTTATTTTGAACTTCAATTTTATAACACATAATTATCACTCCCTTGTGTAATCTGCTATCGCTTTTGCAATAGCTTTAGCTGCTCTTTTACTTTTTAATGATTTCTGAATCGATTCTGTATTCCAAAAGACATCACTAAACTCAGCTAACTCACCACCGCAATTCCAATTCGGAATACTAAAGAATCCTCCATTTACATATTCTCCGAAAATCACACTATAATAATTTCCATTATACTCAACACCTATATGGTGAATATTTTCAACATAAGTATCACCATTATAACTGATTTTATAATTTTCCATACTATATTCCACCTTCCTACATATTATTCTCTACTTTATCCGTATAATAACGTGATCTAATTCGTTGAGCATAATCCAACATTTCCAGATAATCGTCACACCAACGAATTTCTACGTTTTTCGTGATTTCTCCATTACAGCCTTCATTAAAACATGTTAAGTCTTTGATATGTTTCTTTTTACGCTGATTTCCATTTCTCTGTATACCACTTCCTAACTGATTAATTTTCATACATTGAAGACATAAAAATCTTGAAGCTCTTTTTGGATTTCCCATATTCATTATTATCACCTCGTTTTCTGCATTAAAAAAGAAGCAGTTTATTCTGCTTCTACTTTCATTTATTCCAAATATTTATATTTTCCAGTTTCAACCAACTTATTTATAAGTGTTTCAAGAAAATTAACACAGGATTCATATGTATTTCCTTCGAAAATAACTTCGTTAATAGCTGTATTTTTTACATACCATTCTATCTTATTATCGGTGGAGATGACTGCCATTATCCAATAGCTGAATTGATGTTCCTCCTCTCCGTACATTCGGATTTTATCCCAAACAATCTCCATTGTAGATAGTTTATTTTTTAACAAGTCCAAATTTATCATAATTTTCCCCTCTAAATGTCTGTTTCATCAGGTTTTCAAATCATCAAATTTATGTTTTCTAGCCACAGCTCTGCATACTTCTTTAATAACATTTCTCTGTCTTTCTGTTTCTGCTTTTTTAAGCAACTCTTGTTTTACTTCCTCAATAACAGATTTTTGCGCATTATATAAGACACGTTCATTCATTATTATTCACCTCTCTTATATGAAAACAATCTTTCAACAACAAATTATATATTCTGTTGAGCCATTGGACATCCAAAACATACTGCACAACCTTTTAGATCCTGTAAATGCCGCTCATTAATCCAGTTTTTATCACTTGCTTGTTCATTGGATATACACACGCCACACTCCTGCATATTTTTAACTTCGTCTTCTGCATAAAGCTTACCAGAATACTTTCCTAGCCTCATATAAATTATCTCCTTTCATATGAAAGCAATTTTTCATTTGATTAATGTATCTACATCAATGTCTGTTTTAAAAACAACGAATGATCCTGGTCTCATTAATTCCTCAGTTTTCTTAGCGGCTTCTCCCCAATCTAATCCTTCGTAATCTCTCTTTGGAATTTCGATAAAATCAGTTTCGTAAATTTTCTTATGAGTCTTATCTATGTCAACACATCCACTACTATTCAGTTCAGGTCTTCGTATTTTTACAACATACAGATCATATTTTGTTTCGATTATAAGTATACTTGCCATTTCACATATTCTTCTATCTGGCAACCTACTTATAAGTTTGTTTTTTATATCATCCATATCTTCTTTATAAAGATGTGATTCATAAACGCAATCTATAAAACTTCCAACTATCTTCATATTAGTTGTCTCCTTTCGCATGAAGGCATTTCTTTGGATTTAATACCCAAATTTTTGCATTTTTTCTATATTGAATTTCCAATAAACCATTACCGATGAACCATATTTATTTATAGCATCTTGTCTTAATCCTTCACTTGTGAAAATTAATTCAAGCTTTTTTAAATCATTAAATAACTTCTTACTCATTATAGGATAATGACTATCAAATCCTTTACGAACATTTTGTGTAACAATTTGATAACAAGCTCCATTATCTAAAATTAAATCTTTGTGATCAAGCTCAATTATATCTCTGCCAACTTTTAATTTTACCATTTTATTATCATCTCCATTCTATTTTCAAAAGAAATCGTCAATTCATGGTATTTTTAAATACCTTTACATTACGCTCTCAGCATAGCCAAGTTAATAATTGTTGGGTGTAAACCTGCACCCTCTATTCCTTTGCTAAATGCATCAGGAATTACCTTCTTTAATATTTGATATGCTCCATTTACATCTGCATTTATCTTCTTTCCACAATCTGCAATGAATAATCCTCTATGAACTCTGCGTTCCTTATTATAATTCTCTTTCACAGGATCTTCATTATCAAGAAATGATGTTCCAGAAGTATATGCTTCCTCATTTTCTATGAATCTGATTCCATTATTCTCACATTTATATGCAAGCATCTGGATAAATAGTTCATAAGGAATGTAAGTAAAATTCTGCATACCTTGTTTCTTTTGCTTCCATTCATCGTTGTGTCCTACAATCAATGTATCAATTCCATATAAGACACACCAATCAACTACATACTTACTTATACAATGCATCTGATATTTAATCATTTCATATCTCTTGTCTGTAAGTTTCTGTAACTTCTTCGACCAATCTTTTCCGTTGACTTTTTTCAACTCTGACTGGATGTTCGCTTTCTGTTTATTGTAAAACTGATTGATTGACTTAATAACTCCACCTTTAACAGCTATTGGATTTTCACCAATGTTGTTTACCATAGTTATGAAATTATCAACTCCAATATCAATAGCAGCTACTCTATCAGAAGTTTCTGAAATATCTGGTACTTCGATTTCATAGACGATTTCCATTACATAATTTCTACATTTAGGGATGAACCTACATTGCAATATTCTCTCTTGTGCATTTGTCTTAAACATATTGTTGTATGGCTTAAATGGTTTCCATGCAAAATATACATATCCATCTTTTAGCTTTACCTTATTACTATCAAGAGATAATAAAAATCTTCCGTCTTTATCTTTGTATTTTGGGATTTTCGGTCTACCTAGATATTTACTAGGATTTTTCTTCCAGTCCTTGATTGCCTTGAAAAATGCTTTCCAATTTTTATCAAGTATCCTTAAAGTTCCTTGACCTGTATTATTCCCAATATCTTTGTATGGCTCTGACTCTTTTACAAGTTGAAATAATTGATTATATTTAATCCAGTTTCCATTATTTATAAATTCTTGACGAATAATATAATTCGCATAATTGTATAAATTCTTTGACTTGAAACACATTTCATCAACAAATTTATAAAAATCAGTTCCATACTTTATATTATGCTGTTCACATCTTGTTATTTTCGTATCATATCATCTCCTTTCCATAGAAATTATATTGATAACGTTCTATAGAGTTATTCTCTCTTCTAACCGCACATTATCAAGAGCTTCGCATCTCCATCACGGTAACTGTTCAAGGCAGTCAACCCTTTATTCAGTTGTCAATGTTCAACTGTACTAGGAATTTTCGAGTTGACTAACTCTTAAAAGATGATATAATAGAAATTAGTCAAACTCTGTGTTTGGCGGCTACGTAAAGTGGTGAATGTCTTTGGTCGGATGCTCACCACTTTTTTAGTTGTCTTTCTTTTTCTCCATATATTCCAGGATAGCTCGTCTTACTATTGCATTCATTTCACAACATTCTTTCTCAGCTTCCTTTTGAAGAAACTCTTTGATTTCAGGAGTTAGACCGACAACCAATTTTTCTGAAAATCTTTTCGGTCTTGCCATTCACAAATCCTCCTTACATTTTCCATTATACTCAACGCTATTCATTTGTCAATACTTTTTTGGTAGTTTTTAATATCAATTAAATATCAAAAACCAAGTAAATCATTCTTTACTTCGATTATTGCATTCAGCCTTGATTCAGTTGCAGTAACCTTACAAGCTTCTACATTATAAGTCATTTGCTTTTCTAGGTCAGATTCAAGTCTGTCAATTTCTGTATCAAGCTCACTAATATATTCTTTTATCTTTTCTCTCATATCTGGTTGATTTTCATATTGATTATTTATACTATTCATATTTTATCCTACATCGAAAAAATTATTTTTCTTTCAATACATATCTATAAAATTTACCGAAATATATTGTTAAATATATATCATAAATATTCGATATTCTGTTTTTATTTTCATTTTTTTCAAGTTTTTTTCTTTTCTTCTTATTACGACCTAACACAATAATTTTTTCTTCTCTATATGTAATGTTAATAAACCCCGTTTGTACCATTTTAACAAAAATATTTTCCATTAAACTAGTAGATACATTATATTTATAAGAATATTTTTCTTTAAATAATTGCCAGTTGTCTATACTAGGTGGCGAATTATGTTTGTCTGACCATTTCTTGTAATCTGCCAAAAAACATATTTCTCTATACGATAAAGTATTTAATATATCCAGATATTCTTCAAATACATTATTCTCAATACGTTCATCCATTAAATATCCATTTTTTATAAGATTGCCAAAGAATTTTACCTTATCATTAGTTGCAAGTCTTCTTACTGCTTCTAATGTTTTATTAAAATTAACAATGAACTCTACATCATTTACCATTTCTGTTGTAATATTATTTGTATCTGAAAAAATTATATCTATCAGTTCTTGTTCCTTCTTTTCTTGAAATTCGTTTAATAAAACTTCTGTTGTAGAGTCAATCATATCACCTATAACTGGAATTGATTTTAATGATGATAGAAGAACTGATTGCACAATTGGATTGCCTTTTATATCTTTCAGTTCGTTTACATTTTTCAAATCATTTTTAATGTCATCTATTTTATCCATAATATTTAATCTCCAAATACATTACATACTATTCCAAAATAAAGTTAAATTTCATCCTGACATGGTGTTGGAAACTCAGCCCAAAATAATACTTTCCAAATTGCTATTCTTCCATTCCAGCACCATGTAGGAACTTTCTTTCTTCCCTTCTCTTCATAAGTCATAACAAAAGTTAATCTTCCATTCACATTTCCTTCTCCTTTATATTCACAAGTGACAAAGTATTCTTTTGTCATACTATATTCGGTTGGTGGTGTTTCTGCACTAATCCATTTAATCATTTTAATATTACCTCCTGAAACTTAGATTTCTTAGTAAAACTGTGACTGAATTGTTATTTTTAATATATTATCTACAATGTTCCAACTCTTAACTATGGAACAGCCATAGGAAGAAATTGCTTCCTGTATATAATTATATGTACTAAAATCATAACCATCATAAATCCTAATAAGGTTGTCTCCATTAAAATTTTCAAGAAAATCTTTTATTTCCATATACTATTATTCTCCTTCCACCCACATGAAAACTTGGTTTCATTGACTTATTTTATATAGATACTTGGTTCACTCTTTATTAATAAACTAACTAGATTCCCAAATTTTTCATGAGCTGCATTAAGAATAAGTTCTTCCAGATCTCTTAATTCCCAATACTGTAAATTTTCTGCTAGATGATTTAATGTACAATCTGGTTTAAGTTTCCCGGATTTATATTTCCATTCATTTATATCATTGCACAAATTTAATAAACCATTTGCATCCATATGATCTATATAATATTTCACTTCATCTCTACTCATAATCAACCTCCAATTTTCCAATTGAAAACTATTTAATTCCAACTTCCTTACACAATTCTAAAAACTCATCCTGGCTAATTTGCATTTCTGGTTTAATAGTTGTCTCATAATAATGAATTGTATCTGCCGCAAGATTATAATTCTTATCAGACTTTGCAAGATCAACCATTGATTCCAATGTAAATTTTACGATTCCTATGTATGTCTTCTTATCTATTTTATCCATATTATTCACTCCAATCTTCCAATGAATCTATTATTTAAACGCCAAATACTTTCTGATTAAATCCAAATAAATTGATCCATTTATCGTGACAAAAATTAATTGTCATCCTATACCCACATTTTGTAAAATGCCTTATAATTATACAAAATGGTTTGTTACCAGTTGTATCACCAATCTGAATATACCAATCATGATTGCCAATATGTTTCAACTTTTTAAACTTCATAATCTACCTCCAACATTTTCTCTTTCATACTATATCATTCAATAGCTCAATTACTTCATCAAGTTTGTCACTTGCTTCTTCCATACTATCAATTGCATCTTCAGAACACATTCCTCTGTAACTGCTTTGTAATCCTTCTGGCATATTATCAAATGCGTCCTGTTCTTCATTAAGTATGGAAGATAACTCACTTGATATCTGTTTTAATTCAGTTTGTGTACTCTGAATCCTTGCTTTAAGTTTACCTATTTTTTCTCTTCTTTGTTTATTCATTACCTATCACCCCATAATGCATGGACTACATCATAATCACTTGGCATACATGTACATGTCAAAGCTCCAAATTTCAACTTATTAAATTCTTCTTTTGTAATTTCAATTCCCATATCGCCATCAACAGTAGTATTGTAATCAAGCTTTCCTTGACATTCTGGACGGAAATACCATACTCTATAGAACTCTTTACCAGTCTTACTATTTTTACCGCTAAACAAACAGGTAATTGTTCTGCCTGAACTAATTTCAGTTGTAACAGTTTTTCCGAAATATGGATTGTATTGACTATATACATTTTTCCCGTATTTTAGATTTTCCTGTTTATCATGTTCACTCATTTCGAATAACTGCTGTGTACCTCTTCCGTAAGAAGTGTCATACACTTTACTGCTATTCACACCAACTGTAGAATACAACTTAACTCCATTTCTATCAGTTGTTTCAACTTTCTTTACTCTTTCTCCGTTGATGTACTCATTGCATAATCTATCTGCATAATGCACATTTCCATTTTCATCAACTGTACGAGTAATTTTCTTCATATCATAATTATCATAAGCTGCCTTTGCAGCACTTCCTGCATAAATTCCTAAGAATGCCAATAGTCCTCCGAACATATTCATCAACCACCTTCCTTATTTTATATTACTATTTTCTCCACTTTTCCATTTCATCAACCGACTTCTTGTTTAAGTTATTATACATATCTTGTCTCTTACGAGATTCTTCCTTTTTGTTCGCTCTCCATGGAAGATATATACATAAGTATCCTGCAATTAAAAATCCGATTAACTGTGACATAATAATTACCTCCGTTTTTCCAACTGTTGAATATCATTACTATAATTTTATCACATGACTTTAAATTTTGCACTATATATCCAAGTATTAAAATGATCCATATTTAGTAACTTCAATACATCCTCAAAACCTTTAATGATATCCGTTGCAAACAAAAATCCTTTATTGTATCCTTCGTAATTATTATTAGGAATAATTATAAGATACTTTCCATTCTTATGTACTTCATGTCCTCTTTTAGACATTTCCTTTTTAAATTCTTTGTAATCAAACATAATTTTCACCATTCCTTTCCAAAAAAATAAGAGATTGAATATTCCAACCTCTTACATATTCTCCAAGTAAATTTCCGTTTCATAGGTTTATCTTATCCTTGCACAAGTTATAGATAATACCTCGCATTCTTCAATTTCTGTTTCTGAAAAATATTCACTTATTTGCTATTCGGATAGCTTCATTCATCACTTTTTCGCAGTCTTCATTTTCTTTTTTTGTCATTTATTTATTCCATTCTTTCAGACCTTTGATGTTTTTGACTTAGTCGAACCATCTTACAGCAATGCCTTGCTCATTAATTTCTTTTCCGTCATGACCGCAATCGTCATCGTCTAACTCGACAACTTCATGAGTGTCATGATATGGAACATATTTTAATTTTTCTTCCGCTTCTTTCCGGTCTTTCGCCAACAGATAACCGTCTGCAATCACATTACCTCCGACTTTTGCTTGCCAACTGAAAATTTTCATATTGTCAATTTTCTCCTTTTCCTTCATAATCAAAAATACTTGCGTTAGCATGGTTATCGAGAATATCTTCTACCATTTCGTGTACTTCAATTGCAAGTTTTTCCGTTTTGTCTGCTACAATTCCGTCTAAGCCACTAATTCTATCTAACTCTTTTGTAATGTAATTAATATTTCTTGTTGTTCTACTCATCTTATCCTCCATATGAAATCATCGTTTCATTAGATTTTATATTCTAAATCTACTTTATTTCCATCAAATGCATTCCACCGTATATCAATATGCTTTAAATCTAAGCACTTAGCAATTGTTATAGTGGCAGGAATATTATCGTTTCTGTTATTCACTATTGATATACTAGCCCCACAATACATATTTCTATACTCATTTAAGTTTATCTCTGGCTCGCCAGTTCTTTTATTCATATCATTAATAGATTCAAGAGATTTTAAATCGTAATCCCATTTTGTCTCAATAGAGATATTTGTTTCTTTTATAAGCTCATTAAAATCTGAAACATTGATTGTAACCAATCTTGTATGTTCTTTATCATATTTTTTAAATTCATTGATCATTTTATCTACCTCCGTTCTTACTAATAAATCCTCAGTTCATATTATTCTCAATTTCTTTTAGTCTCTCTTCTGAACCGCCAAATTCGTAACACTTACATGGTTCATTATCAACAGATACATCTTTCCCATATTTCTTTCCGAAACATCTTCCAAGCCATTCTTTTCTACATAATTGACAATTATGCATATTCATTTCCTTTGTTATGTGCATATAATTCACCTCATTTTTAAAATTGTGTTCTAATAGTTATTTTTAAGACATTATCAATAATTTTCCATTCTCTGACTGTATAATAACCAAATTGTCTTATAGCTTCATTTGCATTATTATATCTATGCGTATCAAAGCTATGCATATCATAAATTTTAATATGATTATCTCCTGTGAAATTTTCTAAAAATTCTTTTACTTTCATATATTTGCCTTTCCCTTGAAACTCTTGTTTACTTGCCTATTAAATAACAAATCTAATAATTCCGTTTCCATTAGGTAAATTCATAAATTCACCTATACCACCATGATATAATTTCCGTGCTTCTGTTCTTGTATAACCACATCCATCACACCAATCTGAACAAAAATCTTCCCAACCTGAATACCATGCACATATTTCTGCTCTGATATTGTATCTATTTGCATGGGATTCTATCTTCTGTTTGATTTTATTAGTAAGTTTTATATACTGACTTAAATATTCTTCACTTTTCTTGTCCATAAAATCACTCCAATCTTAAAATGAAATTGCTATTTCTTACTAACAACATTCCATATTTCCATACCAAAACCATCGCACACCATCATAGCTTGCATATATATCATTATCTTTACTCTTAAAATATATTGGATAATCATTGTTTTTTCATTTTCATCACTCCAATCTATACCAAATTCCATGTTTTAATAGGTGTACTTACTGAAATATCAAAGTGTTCATCATTCCGTAAATCTTCAACCTCTTTTCTAAGTACAATACACTCAAATTTATTCTCTTTAATTGCCTTGCAAATCACTCTCATTGAACCTGCTTTTGATTTGTAATTTCTGTTAAAAGTAGCCATCTTATTTTTATCCGCAAAGCCAACCACCTTATAATAAATTCTGTCAGTTGCCTTCCAGAAATTTTCTGCAATCGGAATGAGAACATAATGTTCACACATCCATTTGAAATCCTTTTCCGTTTTGCTGATATAAGGATTACTACCATCAACAAATTCTATATGCTGATATTTCATACTCACACCTCCTTGTAATCTTCCAATAGTTCATTTAAGTTGTCTTTTCTCCACCGATGAAGTTTTCCATCGCCAGTGTAATTCCTAACAACTCCAACCTTACGACCCGCAACTTTCTGATCGTGCTGTATATACTGACGAACAGAATTGTGATGATGCCCGTCACTATGTACCTCAATGTATTTCTGCTTGTTTCGTTTATTTTGATATGTTTTTACTCTCATTTTAATATCCCTCCAATCGTTTCCACTCACCATCAATCCGTTTCCATGCAGTAGGATTTAAGCTATATAATTCTCTTTGAAATAACTCATCATATCTTTTATCCATCTGCTCTTTAGCATCGAACAGTTCCTCATGGTCTAAGTTTCCTTTATCTAAACCAGACAGTTTATATATTCGCAACTTATACATATTAATCACTCCTTAACTATTTTTAAATTTCCATAACATTTTCCGCACATTGAGTAATTCCTATCACACGACACACAAGAATCCCAATATCTATTATCTTTCTTGTATCCTTTTGGAAAAATAACTTCTCCTATTTCATTTAATTTTGGTATTTCTCTTTTACATTCATTCCCGTCATAATGACAAAAATAAGCTAATCTCATACTAATCACTCTCCTTCAAATTAGGACACAAACCAAGACCACCATCAATTTCAGGTACTCTTCTGTATGCGTCTCTATGAATACAATCTGCCTTATCACATTCGCTGCAACAACATTTCTTGTATTCCTCATAACTCATTTTGTAATTTGTCTCTTTAAATCTCTCTTCTGTCATCATAATTACTGCACCTCCAATGCTTTCTGTACTTTCTCGTTAAACTCACCATATAAAGATTTCCATTTCTCAATCATTTCTTCTGTAGGCTCACCAATAAGATTGTATCTTTCTTGCCTATATTCTTCGGGATCTTCACAACATTCTGTTACAAACACAGCAGTTCCAAATTTATCTGCATCACATCCAAAACCACCAGTTGCAAGTACAATTTGATATTTTGCATCTCTAAATTCTGGTTTAAAAAAATCTGGTTTAATTACTACTAACTTGCCTTCAATATTGTCACTTAATGGTTTACATTCGCTTCTATCAATTATTGTTTTCATTATCGTTTACCTCCTTCACCCAATCTGGTTCATATCCTCTTGCTCTCCATTCTATTACAGAAACTTTGTAGCCTTCGTTTTCTGGAAATTTTTCTTTTAATAATTTGTAAACCCGTTTTGCTTCCCAATCGTATGTAAGCTCTCCTTGTTCTGTTGCGAATAAATATTTGCCATCTTTTGACACATTTATTCTTGTATAATCAACCATTTTACTTGCCTCACTTTCTAAATAAACAGTTCTTTCATTTGGTTTTATGCTGCAAAAAATGTACCATCCTCTAAGAATTTCCATTCATTTGCTTCACATGTTTCTTCCATTATTTCATCATCCACCTCATAGAAAAATTCATAACCATATTTTTCATAATCAGCACATAATCTTTCAATAATTGCAACCACATATTTTTCAAGCTTCTGAAGCAATTCTTTACTTACATTTTTGTAATTTGCATACCATAAATCATTTTCCCATTCTTCTGCTAGATCAATTCTATCTACACAACAATAGTTATAATGATTATTCATAGGGAGTTTAATATCCATTCCACATTCACTTGAATACCTACTGATTGTTCTTAATTCCTTTTCCGTAAAATATTCAATCAAATCATTAAATTCGTCTCCACAGAAATGACTTTTCGGAAGATTTAAGACATTGCTTACATTTAACTCTCCATAAATATTCAATCCGTCTCCCTGACAGTAATTTAAAGAATACTGTAATTTCAGTTCGCTGTCTGGAAATATATTCCGTAAATCCTGCTCATAAATTTCAGTAAATTCTGATGGTCTAAAATCGTCATCTAAATACCACTGTTTTGCTTTTTCTTTTGCGTCTTCTGATAATTCAGAAAAGTTATATACTTTGTATTCTCTTGTAACAACTTCCATATCAATCAACCTCACTTTCTATGCTATCTGCCTTGCTATATCTTCAATGTTCCCATTCATTACAATCACAGCATCTTTGTTATCAGGATGTTCACTCATAAAATCTCTCAATCCTTCAAACTGCTTATTATCTGCATTTTCAATCATCTGCCTTACATCTTTATTGTGTAGCTTAATCAGATAAACCTTTTCATAATACTGTTTGAATAACAGATTTTTCTTTTCACAATACTGCTTAATTAAATCAATCTGTCTCTGTTCCTTTTCTCTGATTGCTTCAACCTTTGCTTTCTCATTAGCTTCTGCTTGTTCTTTTCGCTTACGATTTCCAATCAGATGATTAAATAATGAGTTTGTTTCACACAGATCCCTAATAACTGCATTATCAATGTCATATGCATCAGGATTATCTTTGTCAATCCACCATAAGAAGTTATCAATTGTCCTGTTGAAATTCTCTTCAAAGATACATCTGTTACCAAGATTTCTGTTGTAGATTTCCTCTCCGTTTCGCTCAATCCGTAATGATGTATATACATTTTCATCTGGTTTATTATTGTAGATAGTCCATTCATATCTATCCTGTCTGCCATATACGGTTAATCCGTATGCACTGTATAACTGTTTCTCTTCATTCTTTAAATATAAAAGTCCCATTTTACTTGCCTCCATAGTTCAAATCTAAATTTGTATATTTTGCCCATTTTCCTGTATAAACACCATTCATTCTTTCTTCAAAAGTTCTCTTTCTCATTCCATACATTTCTGTTGCAACTTTATACATGTCATAAACAAGATCCTTTTCCGTATCAATAATCATAAAATCTTTTGGATTTTTCACATTGTCCAATACATACTGCATGAAATCTCTGAATGTAATTAGTCTGTTTGTTGTACACCATACAAGAATTTTGTTTTTGTCTTTGGTGTCTCTTGTTACAAATTTCATCAACTGCATTTCACATTCTCCTTCATAATAAAATAAGACAGACACAATTATTTGCATCTGCCTTTATTTATTCTCTGTATTAATCTACTTTCTCTTCTTTTGGTGTGATTAAACTCATAAGATTCTCTCTAATATAACCACAGAAAGCATCAATACTTCCATTTCCAATAGTCCAACAACTATCTTCATCATAATTCCAATGGATAATTACCTCATGCCCTGCTGTGATATTAGGTAAATCAGCATCTTCCTTTCTCGCATATGAACTATTTGAAAGAGCTTTAAGATATACATATCTTCTGATATTCTCAATATCTCTTTCTGTTTCTGCATTGAAAATCTCTACCAGATGGTCATCAGAACATTCATCATAAATATCATATTCAGAAGCTCCATTTTTCTTATTATCAAGTCTCTTTAACTCTTTGCTGATTGCAAACAGTGCTGATTCCTCATACTTTTTACACTCTTCTTCACTTCTAAATACTGTGCCATCTTCTGCGATGTACTCTGTTCTTACAAGTTTCTCAATTGTTTCTGTTTTTCTTACTTCGTTTACTCTCATAGTTTTAATCTCCTTTTCTCTTATACTATATATCGTGGTTACTCGTTTTATGCACCACTATATCTTGTAATTATTTTACCAAGAAATTACAATTTCCTTTGACTTTAGAATACAAATACTGCTGTTGTTCTTGATGTAATCGCATATAATTTTCCAGTCTTATTTCCTTTTAACAGCATTCCATTACATCCATATACACCACTTGAATATCCGACTTGTGTGTAATATCCTTCTGTTTCTTCGATCTGCCTTCTCGTATCATTATTTCCGTATGTAATATCTTCTGCAAGTCCATCTTTTACCATCTCTTTTAACTGTCTCTGTGTATACTTTGTCATATCTTATTCCTCCGTTTCTGTTTCGTGCCACTGCAATCCTCTTGCTTTATATAATGGAATCCAATGACTTTCATAAAAATCATATCCAGCTCCATCAATTCCAAAGAAGTAACCAAACTCTTCACTTTCATAAATTCTAAATCCGCACTGTGACATCAGTTCAATTCCGTTATCTTCTTCTAACCACCAATCATCACACCTATCTCCAAAGCTCCACATTGTTCCCCACATTGGAAGATAATCATCATGATTAACTTCAAAATCGCCATTTTCACATCTGATTTCTTCTCCGTTGTCAAGTGAGATAATGTATTCTTCCGTTTCTTCATCAAAGTCTGTGATTTCTCCATAGTCTCCATTATCAAATACATATACTCTGTCATATTTGCTTGGCTTTGTAACTTCTGTCCAATCATCGGGATGATCCTGAAATAACCGTAAAATCATTCCCTGTGGAATTGCATTCATTTCATGTACCCATGCTTCAGTTGCTTCTTTAATTGTTTTAAATCTGCTCATAATCGTTTCCTCACTTTCTTGTAATAAAATAGGCAGCTAGTAGATTATTCTCCTAACTGCCTTTACGTTTGCTATAAATTAATTGCGTTTCCATCTTCATCATATTCAATTGGTGCAATGTGAACGGCATAACCGATTTCTTTTTCTTTGTCGTAAATCTCCATTGTGCCACCTGCACAAAATTCAAATGAGAACCGCTTGTCATCCGATTCAAGCAATTTAATCAAATGATCCGTGAGTTCGTTTAAGTTCCGTGCATCTTCTTTTGATTTTTCAATACTTGTCATTTTGCTTCACTCCTTTTCATAAATCTCTAACTTATGTAACAAATCAAACATTGCTACATATCTGCCCTGATTCCGTTCTTTGAGTTTATCATTGTCGTTCTGCATTGCATTATCATAATCTTTATTTACTTTTCTAAATTCCTCTGCAATAATTTCAAGAATTTCATCCTTTGTCTTGCTGCATTTATATTTTGCCATTTCTCTTCACCTGCTTTCTACATTTCATCAATAGCATTGTGCATTCGTTCTTTTGCGTCTGCTAACTGTTTATCTAAATCCTCAAAGCATTTCTGTTTTGCTTCATCAGACAATTCCATATCTTGAATCACCTGTTTATCTCTCTTAATAGAATTTAATTCATCCATTAATCTATCAAAATCATTTGCGTCTCTTTTTGCATCGTGGCAATGCATGATTGCTCCTCTATCTGTCATTTTCGCTTCACTCCTTCCTAAGAAATCTTAGATTCAGCCTAGATATATTCTAACTACGAAGTCATTTATTTCAACTGCGTTTGGCGTTAGTTGTAAGTTGTGTTCTGTAAGTGGCAACTCTCCCCATATACCAGCTTCGTCTAATAAATGAATCTCTTTGCCTTTATTTTCTTCTATAATCTGTTTAACCGTTTTTTCTACCATATTTTTCCTTTCTAATCTAAAGAAATGCGAATTTACTCTGCTTCTACTTCATATATTTTCCAATCAATATTGTATGAATCCGTCTGAATGTTCGCATCATATTCATCAATGGACGCTTCATCTCCTTCTTCTACTAAATTCTCATATCTGCTTTTCATTTCATCATAAGCTTCTATATAAGAATCATATGTGTCCGGTTCATTTATATTTTGATTTTGAACCTCTATTAAAATCCATTTACTCATTTCTCTTACCTCCAATCCTATGAAACACGCATTTACTATGTTTCTTTAAACTCCTCTTTTGGATCAACAAACTCAATCTTCTGTACCCAGATTGTACACTTGTATTCCTCTTTCAGATGCTTGTACGCAAGTTTTGCACTCTCTTTATTATCTACAGTGCGAAGACGCTCTAAACTTCCATCTGTGTTATAACAACCTAATCTGTACTTCATGATCTATCCTCCTTCTTATGAAATATCCATTTACTCCTTTATAATTTCTGTGGAAATAGAAATTCCATCAACAAGGAATCCTTCCAACATTTCCTTCGCAAATTTCATCGCTTGCTCATCATTAGCTGCCCCCAATTTCTTTATAGAAAGCTCTAATTTTATTTTCTTTTCGTAATATAATTTGTACTTTAAAAATCATATTTATCTCCATTCTTTCTTTTGAAATATCTGTTTACTCTGCTATTACATTTATCGAGATAATAAAATCCTTATCTTCCTGCTCATTATCTTTTAGAGACAATTAAATTTCCTGTTAATGTAACTTCGATTCCGTTTTCATACTTTCTAAGACTTCCCTTTTCAACCTCAAAATCATTATATTTAAGAAAAATACTATCTCTCCCATTGTATTCAGCTACAATTTTTCCATCCAACCATACATAGACATTTTCATTTTCGCTTATATATGATAATAAATCATCTAATCGCATAAATTATACCCTTCGCTTTCTTCTGCCTCTTTCAAACTCTCTTCATCTACAATGCAGTAACAACCAAGTGCATCTCCAACTCTGTCATTATCAACTCCAAGCGATGTAACAATTTCGTTGAATGTGCCTTCGCTATAATCTTCCCTGTAAATTTCAAGGTGTTTCTGACCTTTGGTTACATAGTGTTCTTCAGTTTTGCTTCTGAAACAATCTAAAGCATTTTGCAAGCAATCGGCTTTTCTCTTTGCATTATTCCAATAAGTAAAATATGTTCCATGCGCCCACTGCTGATCTTCTGGTTGTGTTGGATCGTAACCACTAACAACCACATACTGAGTATCACTTTCGCTTTGTAGTAAGGCATAATTATCTTTCCGTAATAACTCTGTCCATTTCATGTTCTTACACCTCCTATTCAATCACTTCTACTTCTTCGCTTGATCCTATGAGCATTAAATCTTTCATTGGACAATTTTTATTCAAACAATCTGCCTTAAATATGAATCCATCATTTGATGTACAGATCCATTCTTCTTTCATGTGCTTAAATTTTGTTCCAACTTTAATATTTCTTGTCTGCATAGTTTTATACCTCCACCAAATTGTTCTCTTTTATAAGTCTTTCACGAACCATTCTGTTTAAATCCTTATTGACTGCTATAATTTTATGAGAAGTTCGATTCATGTAAATAAAATGACTTCCCCTACACCGTGTAAATCTATAACCATTCCGTAACAGAATCGGCTCGAATTCTCTTAATTGTTTTGTCTTTCTATATGCCATAATTTATCTATCCTTTCCTTATTATAATGTGTTTGCCCGTATAGTCTGATAGCACAGCTTCATTTCACTTTTACCGATGTTTCATATTAATCACTCACTTTCTAATTGTTTATTCTCTTAAATTGCCTTTACCCTTGAAGATTTCTTAGTAGTCTTTGTAGTTCTCTTCTTCTCTGTAAACGGACTTTCCATTTCGTAGCGAACAATTTCGGACAGATAATCAAAAATCTGTGCCTGTGTTTTATTCATAATATTCTCTACAAAATATTCAGTTCCCTTACAATGTTCAAGTAAAGCAGCTTCCATTTCGTCTGTTCTTCCGTCTGTGTAAGCATATAATGCTTTTAAAGCACGAATAATTTTCGCTGTATATGCTTTCCCATTATACGAATCTGCATATCCATTCCATCCGAGATTTCCAAGCAGTTTCAGCATAGAATCAAGAAGATTTACGTTTGTCTGCACAAGATGAATACCGTCTGAAATTGATGTAAGAGTTCCAACGGTATTTGTTGTATCATCATCTCCTTTTACTGCAACATTATTCTTATGACAAATTTCCTGTAATTTTACATAATCTCCCTTACCACCTGCAATAGCAGCCTTGTAAATATCCATAGGTTGCATTTTTACTCTATCCTGTGACTGGTTAATAAACAAATCAATCGCTTCCTCAAGAGAACATTCCATAATTTCAACAACTACAGAATCCATTTTCGCTTTGAATGCTCCATAAATTCTGTGCTGACCATCAATAACCCATAATCTTCCTTTGTAAAATAATACCTTCGGAACATCCCATTTGTACTTGTTATATGCATTACCGATTGTGTATGCTCTTGCAAGTTTTAATCTTCTCTGCCATTCAGGAATGTGGATATACATTGGATCTACTACAAGCTGAAGCTTATCTCCAACCATACTGTTTCGTTTTGCGTCCTTAATCATCCGTGAAATATAATCCGTTTCCATTTTGCCGGTAAATCCTTCTGCGTTCCGTGCTTCCTGCATTTCCATTTCTGCTTCTTTTGCTGTTAAATAAACTCTCTTACACATAATTGCGTCCTCCTAGTAGTTTTTTGCATTAAAATAGCGACTACTTATTTCGCAGTCGCTTTGATTTCTCTTGCCTTTACCATTGCATTATTCATTTCAATACAAATTCCATGACAAGTTCTCCTGTCTCCACATCGCTTGCATAGTGAAACGAACAATGTTTCCTTAATTTCCTTTGCCATTTAGACCTCTTCTCTCTCTAAAAGTGTTTCGTAATATTGGCTTTCGCTTTCAAAAAGCTGGTATTTTCCATTGATCCAACCCATATAACCATCCGGTACTTCATATCCTTTCATTTATTTTTTCGCCTCTCTTTCTGTTCTCCTTGCTAAATTATTTTCGCTATCTGGGCAAATTCCCATAGCTAATAATGCGTCTTTCGCTGTGCATCCTGTAATAATCGCATAGAATAATGCGTCCCATGGTGCTTGATTATCCCGTAATGTTCTTGCCATGATTTTCACTCTCCCTTCTATAACAGTCCACATGCGGCTAATAATTTCTTTGCAAATGGATGCTTGTTTGCTTCCAATTTGCGTTTCAACTCTCTGTTGTAACGCTCCTCAAAATAATCACGCTCTGATTGTGCGATTTCTGCTTCTGGACGATTATCAATAACATCATAACCATCCTTAATGATAATTATCATTTGACTTTTCTCCTCCTTTTGTGCATTAAAAAAGCGATGCTAACGTCTGCGCTAACATCGCTTTACTCATGTTGTTGGTTTTGATACCATGGTTTCGTTTTACTTCTGCCCGGACTGAATAGATCCGTGGTGGTCTGCTTGCTTTTGCAATTTCATAATCACAATAAGCATTGTGAATTTGTTTTGCTTTCTCTGACATGGTGATTCCTCCTTATTATTTACCACTCTGCACCGCTATATCTGACCTGTAAGATAATATCATCGGTTATCTTTTCTGTTCCGTTACTATCCATGAGCATAGATACTACATCTTCATCTTCATAGTCTTCACAGCCACGAAATTTCCATTTGTTTCCGCTATAATCCTGTACAGTGACAACGTTTTGCTTTTTGTTTGCCCTTATTACTTTCGCTGTCAAAGGATATGTTTTGTTTTCATCTAAATCTTTAAGATGCGGAAGTTTCTCACAGATTTTTGAATACGAATATCCATCTGCCTTATTGAACTGCTTTGTTGTATCGCCAAGCTCAAAGCAGAGATATCCATATTTGTCATAGAAATAACCAGCAATGTCACAGATTGGGATTGCATTTGTTACACTGATCTGCTTTGGAGTTGAGGCATTGACTGTTTGCGTTTGTTGCATTGTGCCTACTGTGTAGGATGTAAGGATTGTTGCTGTTGTAAGAATGAGTGATAATAATTTCTTTTTCATATTTGTTCTCCTTTTCTGATTGTTTTTGGGTATAAAAAATAGCACCCGGAAATTGGGTGCTTGATTGGTGCTGTGGTTATATTTGACGCATTATTTGCCTTGTAATTGCTTTTTCTTTGCCTCAAGTTCTGCTATTTGTTGCTCTATTGAGGCAATTGCTTCGTTTGCCTTGTTATATTTTTCATCTGGTATCCATTCCATAATTTCCCCTGGTTGGACTTGGAGATATTCGCAGATACGATTTAATGTATCTGTTTTAAATACTTCATTTTTACTTATTTTAGACACAACATTAGTGCTAATTCCTGTATCTTTACATAGTTGTGTTTTTGTTATTTTGCGTTCGCTTAAAAGTGTATCAAGTTTATAATATACTATCATATAATTTTCGCCTCCTTTTATATATTCAAAGATAGCATATTATTTGACTTTTTTCAAGTGCTATCTTGATAATGCACACTATAAAAGAGCAGACTTTTTTGCGTTGATCTGCTCTTCTAACTATGCACTATTCTTTTATTGTGTCAAGTTCCGTTACATTTACACCCAAAGCGGATAAAATGACTTTTAAATCTCTGTAACGTGTTTTCATGGATTTATATAATGCGCTTTCTTTTTCTGCCATTTCCATCCATTCCTGTAAGCGTGAAAATTCTTCTACGCAAATTTTTATTGTTTCCTGATTATTCATTTCCTCCATCCTTCCACCGCCTTCCTAGTTATAGTATAGCGGATTTATTGCGTGTTTACAAGTTAAGTTAATTTGATTTCTTATTGTTTTTCTTTTCAGGTTCAACATATGTATATTTATAAGCATCCACCTTGAGTGCGTTTTTATCTTTCATAAGCTGTGCAAGTGCTCTCATAAAGCTATTTTTGAATGTAGTCTTAGCCTTATAAGATAAAGCATTACCAGTCTTGAATAGCTGCTTATTGCTACTGTTTTTGTAACCTACTGCTACAGTCATAAAGCTAATAAGTGTAGGTGTAGCCTCAATTTTCTGAGCAGAGAACCACTCTTTTATAGCCTTCTTAAACTCTTCCTCTGATGTGGTGTAAGCAGAGTAAAGTTCATCTGTAATAAGTTCATAGCAAGACTTAATACGCTCATCATAATCATTCTTGAATGCGTCAAACTGCGCCTGATACTTTTCAACATCTGCCAAGTACATAGCTTGAGCCTCAGCGTCATCCTTCTTGAGTTCTGCCCACTCCTGGCTAATCCGTAAGTTATTCTGAAGGATCAACTTTTTGTCTGCCATCTGATTGATTGCAACCCAGAATTTAGCCATAGTTTCAGTAAAGTCCTTTGATGAAGTCATAAACTGAACCTTTACAGATGCTGTGTTAATAGTAGCTTTTTTTGTTGTGTTTTTCGTTGTACTCATAATAGTACCTCCTTAGATTTATATAGTTGTAGTGTAATTTTGTTACAATAGGCATATAGCCTTAATACTTGTGTGGGAATCGAACCCAATACATGCCCTTAATTCTTGCATGGTCACAAGCAATCCCTAATCCCGTGGATGGATTATCCATACAGACAACGTCTGCCCCTTGCTTTCAAAGGTTTACACGGTTTTGCTAATCTTAAAAGAACGGTATAAAATATTTAAAATCTTTCACAGTTCAGATAGTTTTTCGAGCATACTCTAAACTTGTCATATACTCCGCTGTGGCAGATTGTGGACTCATATTCCTATACACAGTTACCGTGCACTACTTTTTTGAGATGGGATGGAGAACCCATTCTATAACAAGCCTATGTACTATCATAGTTTAGTTATTTTAATTATTTATTTGTCAAGGTACAAATTTTTTACTTAAGTTCACGGATGAACTTTTGCGATTGTATCAGTTCCCACGGATGAGAAAAGATAATATTTGTGTGGATTTTTTGCATGAAATATGCTAGAATATGTAATGCGTAAAGGTTAGTATTTCATGCTATCCACTATGTAAGGGTGTAAGGTGTGCTAGACTTTGCACCCTATTTTATAGGTTGCTACCCTATATATAAGCTATAAGTTTGAACATTTAAGTCAATCACTTGACTTGTTTAAAGTGTATCATGTTGCTTGTTTGTTGTCAAGTGTTTTTTAGGATTGCTTGCAAAGAAGTTTAAAGTTTTATTACTTCCTAGTTATTTACTTGACTTGATACAAGTATAACAGATGTTCTTTTACTTGTCAATAGTCAATTTCTAATTTCTTAAAAATTGTTTTATTCTCTTGACTTGACTATATATTATCATGTTATTTGTCTAAAGTCAAGTATTATTTTTCAAAAAATACGATAAGATTATAGCCAAACATATGTTCGAGTATGTTCTGTTCAAACACTCCAGATCTGATTTTATCGAACATTTGTTCTATACGGAAACAGTGTATAATATATATCTATTATCCACTGTTTTTGCCTAACCCGGGGTAGTTAAAACTAATTAGATGGGCTGGAAATGTAGTAAACCTTATAGCTGATTCATCCACACACCAACTCAAAAATCTAACCCTTCCCAATATTCAAAATCCCAACAAAATCAAGCAAAATCCAAAATTTCACCCTTCAAACCACTTATCGTACCCCATATCGTCAAATTCCACTAAAATCAAGCATTTCAGCCACTTCAACCCCAAAAAATTAAATTCCTATCTCACCAAAAATTCACCCATAATTTCAAAATTATCCTTATTTATAAGCACTTTTGCCGATAACGATTTTTCCATCAAAAGTCACACTCAAGAATCTCAACATATGGGGGTATTAAAACCTCGCACAAATCACCTTTTAAATAGAGATATCCATATATAAAACAGCAATAAAAAGGACTATAGCCAAAGCCATAGTCCAATAAACAAATATTCAACAATATACAACTAATATAAATAAATTTCAATTCTCTCAATATCATATTTTTCTTTCATATCCAATAAATAACGATCAGATATTTTTATTTTTTCACATGCTGGTATTTTATTTGTTTTTATACTATAAGAAGTATTTATGCAAATTGGTTTATTATCGCTATTGTAATACAATATAGAGCATAATGCTAATTGATTACGATTTGAATTATTACTAAATATAATATCTCTATATTCAAAGTTTCCATTAGTATATGGATTAGATACGCTATACTCTATATCTATAGGATCGGCTCTATAAACATTGCTTAAGTTTATTCTTGTATATTCATCATATGATATTGGAATAATAATATACCTGTTAGAATTTACAACACCTCTAATTTCACCACTTCCAATATAAAATCCGTCTTTATCGTAACGTTTACATTTAATTCTAGCTTCAACAGTAATATCATTGTTATTTATTATCTTAATAGCATTAGTATTATTTCTATTAAAATCTTTGTTTTCAGGAATATCAATCAACTCATAACTTACATGATCTTTTAAAGCATCCTTAACAGTAACCTTACAAACATAATTTTTATCATTATATTTTGCGGTTATTTTAACAGAACCAGGTTTTAATGCTTCTATATGCCCATAATTAGTAACTTTCACAACATTTTTATTAGAAGAAGACCATCTGGCAGAATATATTTCAGTTTTCCCTTCATATATTTTCAAATTTTTTACTTCTCCAGCATACAAAGTAATTTTTGTATAATTCAATTTAACCTTCTTGGCAGCATAGGTATTTTGTGGTGCTAATTGAATAATGGTAATAGTCATTACAACACATAACACAAAACTAAATACCCTCTTTAATCTCTTTGATTTCTTCATAAATAAAAACCTCCTATATAAAATATTTGATTTAATTGTACTCTTATATAAAAAGAATTACAATAAGTATGTTTCAATATAAATGTTTTCATAAAATAAAATCTCACTAATATAATTCCTCAAAAATATTATATATCATTCTAACGTATTTAAAAGCCGAAATAAGGCTTTTTAATTTTTACCCCAACAAGTTATCATAAAAGCAATAAAAAACATTTCTAGGGCTATTCTACGCTGTCAAAAATGCATCTACTTAAGTTACTCATTGTAGATTTTTACCAAAATTATTTTCAGTACAAAACATTATTTTATACATAATTGCCAAATTATACATCAGATAATGTGCGTAGCACAAGATGTAGTCCCTTGATAGGGACGGTCTTTTCGCAGCGTTAGCAAGAAAAGAACATCTCTAGGGTAGACATATATAAAATAAACCAATAAATAGCAATCCTAACAGAGAATAATATATTATCAATCAAGAAAGGAATTATATCATGAACAATACAAACAATATAACCAATTCAGAGACACCAAAGTACCTCAAACATAAAGAAAGTAATATATCCAAAGCAAAGAAGAAATCTAAGCATAAACATCAATATGAAGAATGTTTAATTCAATACAGATGGAATTTTAAAAGTAATGTATTTACACAAGAAGAAAAAGATAAAATTTACACATCATTGAGCAGTTACTGTGCCGTATGCGGAAAAATCAAAGGATATTTGCAAAACGGAAAATATCATACTGAGATTGAAGAATTACAAAAAGAAAGACAAAAATGGAAACCGTATTGGGTTGGAATACCAGACGAAGAAATATATGAAAGATATCATGATAAATTACCAGTATTCTTTGTAGAGGATTATTGGAAAGACAGCTATGTGAATTTGGATGAGAATAAAAAATAGAAAAGAGAATAATCATATATGTACACTTCATTGCCTACGGCGTTGTTGGTCAATCGCTTCTTACGAAGCTCATGCCCTTGTGTCCTGCTTACGCAGTCCACAAATATAAGAATTTTAATTTTAGAACTTTTATTATATCTTTTATAAGGGATAGCCCTAAAAACCCTTGATTTATAAGGCTTTTTTTTCAATTTTAGAACTTTTGCAAATTTGGCATATTTTTGCAAAAACTTCAAAAACCCTTAATTTATAAGGGAAAAATCCAAGAACTTATTTTTTGAAAATGGTGTTAAAATTTTATGCCAAGCCAAACGGCAGTTGGAGGGATTTTTGTCGTTAAGTGGAGAATATAGTTATATACAAGTATTTAGAAAGGAGATTTTATATTGGAATTTAATTGTAAAGTTAATATTGTAGATGCCATTATGGGTGCTGGTAAAACTCAGTCAATAATGAATTATATTAATCAATCAGATGAAGATGAGAAATTTTTGGTAATAACACCTTTCCTTGATGAAATAACCAGATATAGGACGTATTGTAATGGTAAGAATTTTAAAGCACCTACATTTTTAAAAGATGAAAAGGATGATAGGGGCAGTAAACTTAGAGATCTTAAGAGATTGATCGGCAATGGTAATAACATAGTGTCAACCCATGCTCTATTTCAAAAATTCGACAATGAACTGATTGATTTATGTAGAGCGCAAAATTATACGCTTATAATGGATGAAGTTGCAAATGTTATAGAAGAATATGATATTACCAAACAGGATTTTGAGATATTAAAAAATACATATGTTGAAATCAATCCTGATACAAAGCAGCTTACATGGAAAGATGAATATTCTGATTATCATGGTAAATTTGATAATGAAAAGCGTTTATGTGAGTTAGGAAGTCTTGTATGTTATGGAGACAACTTAATGGTATGGTTATTTCCTATAGAGACATTTAATTCATTTAGGAATATCTATATTCTTACATATTATTTTGATATGCAAATGCAGAAATATTACTATGACTATTATGGAGTTCAATATACATACTGGTCTGTTCAAGGCGATTCTATGGAAAATTATCATCTTATTCCATATAGCTCAAATATCAGATATACATCTTATGATTATAGTAAGCTAATTCATATTTGTGAGAATGAAAAATTAAATATGATTGGCGATAGAGATTCTGACTTGTCTTTTTCTTGGTATTCTCGAAATAAAAACAACGCATCAATGAAGATATTAAAAAAGAATATATATAATTTCTTCCATAATGTGCGAAATACAAATTCAAATGACTACATATGGACTACATTTAAAGAATACCAACAAATATTAAAAGGGAAAGGATATACAAAAGGATATCTATCATGTAATTGCAGAGCCACCAATGAATATCGAGACAGAACTTCTGTAGCATATCTTATAAATCGTTACCTCAATCCATTTATTAAAAATTTTTTCACAACAAATCATATTAGTGTAGACGAGAATGGTTATGCACTTTCTGAAATGCTTCAGTTTATATGGCGATCAGCTATTCGTGATGGCAAGGAAATTTGGGTATATATCCCAAGTATACGAATGCGAAATCTTCTAAAAAAATGGATCAAAGACAATTCACCACAAAATTCCTAATAAATAGAGAATAAACATATGTAACCAATTAACACAGCACTTAAAAGGAGCTGATTACAATGAATAAAATTTTAAAAATCAAAGGAGAACAATTAAATGAACAAAACAGTAACAATCGAATCAAAGAATCATAAATACGCAAATACATACGGTGGGCTTATCTGTCAGTCCGATTTTTGTACTGACTATGAAGGAAGTAAAAATATTGCAGATAAAATCGCTTCTGCTTGGAGATTTGATAGATCATGTAACATGCAAATGAAAAATAGTATTAGAAGTTATAAAGAAAAGGTTACAAATAATAAAAATAACTGAGATACCATTTCTAGCTGAGAATTTATTATTCTGACAGTGCACAGAAAATTCTACACCATTCGGTGAACAAATACTCGCCTAAAAATTATAACTGAAAAATTTACACAACTGTATTAAAGGAGAATGGAATAACTATATGTGTAGTCTATGTAACAGATATGATGGTACGCACGATCCACGATGTCCTTACTATTCTCCTACTCGCCCAAGAATAACTTGCTGCTATTGCAACGAAGGAATTTATCAAGGCGAAAGGTATCTTGATAATGAACAAGGAGAATATATACATGAGGATTGCGTTGGATCTGCTGGAATTAATTGGATGATTAATTGGTTAGGATTTAGATATGAAACGGAGGAGAACGATGAATAAGATTATTAGAAAAATCAAGAAGATGTTCTGTAAATCTGGACAAGTATATAAGGTAAATATCAAAGACATTATTATATCAGAAGAATTCAGGGCTACTCACCCTAGATTCAAGAAAATGGTACAAAAACGTGAATTTTACCGTAAGAATAATATGTATGAGTCGCAGGTTATACTCAACAGAGATTTTATGCTGATAGATGGATATACTACATATTTGCTCTGTTTAGAGAATGGTGAAAAATATGTTGATGTTTATTTTATGGATTAGGAATAAATAGAAATTTCATTTGGAGAATATATAAGTGAAACATAATAAATAAAAGATAAAAGGAGGATTTATGGCTGGTACAGTTGAAAAAGAAACCAATTTTTATCTATATAAGATTATAGATAAAGACGAATTAGTGTATATTGGGAAGTCAACTAATATTGATAATAGAATTGAAGTTCATAGCGTTATAAATAATCATTTTGATAAAAACATGTATTTTACATGTAGAGGAGAAAGTATATCAAATTTAGTTATTTATATTGCCAACGTTCCTGACGAGTATCTTTTGTCAATATATGAAATAACATTAATTTCAAAATATAAACCACTATATAATAACAGCGACAAGTATGATACAAAACATCTATTAAAGTTACCACAAATAAATTGGTTTCCATATGTATCAAAAGAAAATTGTGAAGTAATTTATAACATGAAAACAGGCAAGATTATTGATCCTTGTTTAATAGATACACCATTAAAAAGATGGAATATTTTAAAAGATTTACATATGGAGGAAATTAAATGTTAGATACACAGATTAATATGTATTCGGTTGATACAGGTCATTTTTATAGCAATCATGAAAAATACTTACATCAAATGAACTGTAAATACAGACGTGAAAGAAATTATGTAAATAATATGCTTCCAAAATTAGAAGAAGAACTCGTAACGCAGGGTTACAACAAAGATGATTTTTCTGATTGGAAACGTTGTACCGTTGAAGACTACTATGAACAAGAAAATGATTCTGTAAAAGAATATATGAAGTGGTGTTTGATTATAAAACACAAAAGAGAGAAAGCAAATTTATCAAAAGAAAAACTTCTGAATCTTTTATCAAATAAGACAATTCAAAAAGAGAATCTATCGAATAAAATCGAGTATTGCAAATCGCATAATATTCCATATAATAAAAAAATCGAATTAAGAGAGTTAAGAAAAGATGAACTAAATGATAATAATATCATTTCAGTATTTGAATCTTCCCTTACACGTATTATTGGCATTAAAAAAGACGAACTAACAGACGCTCTTATTGTAGTTCAAGTTTATTATTTTGATGTATTTAAAGATTTATCTTTTTATGGGTTTATGTATAATGGCGAAAAATACAGATACTTTACATCTTCTGCTGGTCAAATCCGTAAGAAAAAAGCTGTTTTTATTAAAGAATCAGTATGGAATGAAGTTGAAAAGACAGTCATGTGTGGTCTTACTATTGATAAAATAAACTCAAAGGGTGGAAACAATGTTAATAAACATCTTGCGTATATGGCATTGGCGAATTCAGCTACTGACCAGTGGAATGATTTTGATATAGACAGATGTATTGTTGTAGATGATTTTGAGACGAATGTGCCAGGAGAATTTGATTTTATTGATGAGACTGATTATTCGATTGAGAGAAAAACTGGTACTGTTCCGATTACTCATACTGATGGAGCTGGCATGATATTACCAAGCGTAATGACGAAAAACACAATGTTTCGTGCTCCATGGGTGAAAGGTTTATTGGGAGTATTTGATTTTAAAAAGTTTATTGAAGTAAATAATTGCTCTCCTATTATCACAGATATTTATGGGCAAGATCATGATGTAATTGCTGAAGATATTAGAATAATTTTCACAAAAAGTCAATTTAAGATGTATAAGTTTTATGATTCATGGGATGAGTATAAGACATATTTTAAGCAATATCATTGTCAAGCTGGTAGATGTAACACTGAGGAAGATAGAATTAAAAATGCAAAAATCAATTATCAGATGTTGCAAACTCTCACAAATGTAACAGATGAAGAGATTGATTTACTTACAAAGAAGTCTGTGGAGCGAATCACAAATATCTGTAACTCTGTTGATACTATGAAAGATATTCTTGGAATTACACCTTATAATACAAATATGACAGCTTTTCAAAAAGCAGTAAAGATTTATCCTGCTCTACTCAACGATACATATGCAAAAGACGTGATCCGTGAAGTAAAGAATAGCCTTTTAAAAAAATATAGAAGTGGAAAACTTGAAATAAATGGAAAATATACTTTCTTACTTCCAGATTATTATGCAGCTTGTGAGTATTGGTTTGGACACATTGATACGCCTAAAGGATTGTTGGCAGACAAAGAGGTATTTTGTTGGTTATTTAAACAATATGATAAACTTGACTGTCTAAGAAGTCCTCACCTCTACAAAGAACATGCTATTCGTTTTAATGTAGCGAATAAAGTATATGAGGAACGAGTTGATAAAATCAGAGAATGGTTTACAACAAATGCGGTATATACAAGTACATATGACTTGATTAGTAAAATTCTTCAGTTTGATGTTGATGGAGATAAATCATTGGTAGTTGCTGATCCTGATTTTGTAAGAATCGCAGAACGTAATATGAATGGTGTTGTACCACTCTATTATAATATGCGTAAAGCAGAGCCAAGAATTTTGAATAATCAAAGTATTTATGAAGGATTAAATGCGGCATTTACAGGTGGAAACATCGGTGTTTATAGCAACAATATTTCAAAAATCTGGAATAATGATGTATTTATCAATGGAACAGATGAGGAAAAAGAACATGCAACTAATTGTGTCAAGCGTTTATGCTGTCAGAATAATTTTGTTATTGATTACGCTAAGACATTATACAAGCCTGAGTTTCCAGAAACAATTGGTGAAGAAATTAAAGAGTTTACCAATCAGAAACTTCCTGCATTCTTTGAATACGCTAAAGACAAGGAAAAATCACAAGTTGATGATAGAAATGATAGTTTTGTAAATAAACTCTACTATCGTATTCCTAATAAATCAATTAATACAAGAGGTATGAAACTTGGAGAATTAAAATATAAGGATATGATGAAAAATCCTGATATTGTATGTTCTAAAGAGGTATCTGATTTGTATGATGAATTGAACAAGAAGTACCGCTATATGGTCAATATGAAGGATGAATATATTGATAATCTTCATTATGTGGCTTGCTCTATTAGAAATCAATTTGCAGAGCTTGGATATTCGGAAGAAATGATTGCTGATATGCTCATTCAATATTTATATGGTGGGGAAAAACGTGCGAAACAATTGTTTTGGTTTTGTTATGGTCAGTATATTGTTACTAATTTAGAGAATAATCCAAATATCAAAAAGAAAAAGACTAAAATGATTCAATGTATTGATTGTGGTAAATGGATTGAAGTTGATTTTATGTCCAAGTCATGTAGATGTGAACTTTGTCAGCATGAATATCGAAAACAGCTTGATCGAGAAAGAAAAAGAAAAAACAAGTAAAATTCCGCATATCTTTAATGATATTTTGCACCCATTAGTAATGGACTATTTTTAAATGTTATTTTTCTAAATAGTCCATTCATTATGGACTTTCATTTGTGTCTATATGGAGAACAACATATCATATAGGCATAAGCCTAATTTACAAATTAAGATATGTTTCTATAAACGAATTCGTGCAGTTGGGAGGAATGATTATTTTTGACAATTACACAGGAAAAGATTATTAAAGAAATCGCAGAGAAGGAAGATATAAATGTAGCGACAGTCCGTAAAGTATTCAAAAGGGCAGAGAAATGTATATTCGCCTACCTATCTTCTACTACTCCCACTGATAATACAGTGGTAAAAATTTTAGATGGATTAAGTTTGGAATGTAAATATATTCCAGAAAAAGAAATCCATACATATGATAATATCCAATGTGAGGCAAAAATTTGGACGAAACCAAAAATAACTCGTTATTACAATAGAAAGCTAAATGGATATTTTGATTAAAACAATGAAATCAGCTTTTCTTGGCTGATAAAACAGAGAATATATAATTGTCGGAAGACATTAGAACAACGTCCTATACGGACGCAATATAACACAAATTAAATTCAGAACAGTGATTTAGATCTCGTATCATACTGAGGCAATAAAGTCCATAGAGACAATGTATGTGGTGCAAGCAGCCATAACTGCTAACTTTAATGTTAGGTTGGTAAACCTACGGATAATCAGCTTATTTGGTGAACTGATAAAATCTAAGAGATTCCATCGCTACTAATTCATTGGCGGTTCTGAACAATTCTAAAGATCATTTCTAAGATTGGTACATATTCATATTGTACTCCTCTTCTTATATGTATCGGTGACTGTGCTACAATTCTTGCAGTATGGTTGCCGATTATTCTTTTAATCTCTTATAGCTCAGTTGGTAGAGCATCGCACTGTTAATGCGAAAGTCGTAAGTTCGAGTCTTACTGGGAGAGCTTTTCTACTTTTGTAGGACTGGTTGGTTTCGGATCAGGAGATGTTAAATCTCAAAAATAAGCATGGCGACATGTATAAAGTGGTTCTTATCGTATTATAAGGCTGCGACTGTGAAATACAGTTTAACGGAAAACACATAAAATCTACGCCCAACCTTCTATTCAAGGACAACTGTTGGCGAATATGGTTGATTGGTGGGTGTCTTGAAATAGGCACTGTAGTAACACAGAAATGTGGGTATGATTTGTGTACTATTGGTGGGAATACCGCAAGTATAACCGCTGGTAGGATTTTGGTAATATCTCTTAAGTTGAAAAACAGGGATGGAATCAAAAAGCAAGGAGATCGCAATTCGAGCAGGATGGTGATGATTGGGCTGTACTCAAAAGGTACGGATGATCAAATGTACACCTCATCGTCCATAATAAGTACATGCTTTTGAAAGAAATCAAATTATTTTAGGTAAATAATATTTAAAAGAAAATTACAAAACAGCAAAAGTGTGTGCGACCGCAAAGAGAAAAACAACTTATTCACCTGTAATATGGTGACATATAGCACTCGCAAGGTGTTATATGAGAAAGTACAAGTACGTGCAATTCTAATAGGCTGCAACCTATGAATCTCGCAAGGAAGAATGTGCCGAAAGAAAATCTATAATACTTTGTGGTAAGAGTTTGCCGGTTATGTCAAAACTGGTGTTGTTGCTAACTACAAGTTAATCGCTTGTGTGATAAACTGTGTCCAACCACAGTAGATGTTAGTGTATTGAGTCAAATATCTCAGCTCATATTAAGTAATGATCTCATACTTCGGTATGGGATTTTTTATTTGCTCTCTTCGTATAGTTTGGTTTAGTACAACTGATTTGTAATCAGCAAACGGCAGTTCAAATCTGTCAGAGAGCTTTTAAGAATGGGGCAAATTAGAGTAGCTACTAATTTGAGTAGAGTCACCTACCTCTCCCCCATTCTATTTTTATGTATTGGAGTAGGTGAGAAAGTAGGGTTATATGAAAAAAACAAGATTTGAAAATATTGATGAATATAATGAAAATCCAAATAAGTGTAAATATTGTGGGAAACCAATTATTGCTACATACAACGATAAACTAGCTAATATTAAAAGAAAAACATTTTGTAATTCTTCATGCGCCGCATCTTATAATAACTCTCACGGTCAACATAGACCACAAAAGGGAGTTTCTTATTGTTTAAATTGTGGGAATGTAACAAAAAAGATAAATAAATTTTGTTCTTGTAAATGTTCTTCAGATTTCCAGTATAAACAATATATTAAAAAATGGAAAAACGGAGAAGTAAATGGATTACAAAAAAACAAATGGAATTCATACTCATCTTATATTAGGAGATATTTATTTGAAAAATATAATAATAAATGTGCAAGATGTGGATGGGGAGAAAAAAATAAATATTCAAATACTATTCCATTAGAAGTAGAACATATAGATGGTGATTCTACTAACAACAATGAAGATAATTTGACACTATTGTGTCCAAATTGTCATAGTTTAACAAGTACATATAGAGGATTAAATAGAGGGCACGGAACAAGAAATATTACGTGGAGACCAATTATTTAATTTTTTTATAACAACTCTTCTGCTATTCGGCAGGAAATAAATCAAGAAAGAAGTGAAAATTATTTTATTAATTAACAAAACAGAAGCCTTTGCAATGAGGAAACTTGTTGGAAATGAGAATGTAAAAAAGACTTATAGTGGTCATTCTAAATACTATCTGGTTGAGTCTTATCAGAATTTAAAGGCTTTAAGCAATTATAGAAAAAGTAAAATCGTTGGATAGAGACGAAATCTAAAATGAAAGGTGGTCGGAAACCATCGGTACAATAAAATTTTATGATACTAACGCTATTTTAAAATTACAGGACAAAATATTTGAGAAAGATTTTATCATAAGTTCTGTAACATTACAAGAATTAGAGCATATTAAAGTATCTCGAAACAAAGATGATCAGGTAAAGTATGAAGCACGAAAAGCTTTGCACCTACTTGATGATAATTCGGATAAATATGAAGTTGTTGTATATGATAACGCAATTGAAAATTACATACTTGAGAAAAATATGGAAATAACACCTGATACTAAAATAGTTGGTAGTTGTGCATTTATAAATACAATGAAGGATGTTATTTTTGTTACAGATGATATTGCTTGTAAAATGATTGCAAGTAAGATATTTAATCTTATTGTAAAAGGTGTAAACGATGAGCCAGTAGATGATTATAGTGGATTTATCGAGAAGACACTTTCAGAGTCAGAAATGGCTTATTTTTACGAGCATTTACAGGAAAATATCTATGGATTACTCGAAAATGAGTATCTTATCTTAAAAGATTTTAATAATCATGTCGTTGATACTCTCGTTTGGCGAGAAGGAATGTATCAAAACATTAAATTTCCTAATATTAAATCAGATTACTTTGGTACAGTCAAACCTCTTAATGGAGACATTTATCAGCAAATGGCTTTGAATAGTTTCTCTAATAATCAGATCACTATGATTAAGGGTTCTGCTGGTACAGGAAAATCATATCTTGCGGTTGGATATATGATGTGGTTACTCGAAAAACACAAGATTGATAAAATTGTGATTTTTGCTAACCCAACTCCTACTATGAATTCGGCTAAGATTGGATTTCTGCCAGGAACACAGCTAGATAAGCTCGTTGATTCAAGTATTGGTAATATGCTTGCAGGAAAACTTGGAGACAAGTTTATGATTGAACAGCTTGTGTCAAGAAATAAACTTTCTATATTGCCGATGTGTGATATTCGAGGATTTGATACAAGTGGTTTAAATTGTGCAGTTTATATTACAGAGGCGCAGAATTTAGATATATCACTCATGAAACTTGCATTACAGAGAATTGGAGAAGATTCAATCTGTATTATAGATGGCGACTATAACACTCAGGTCGATCTCAATCAATATGCAGGCAATAATAATGGTATGAGAAGAATGTCTGAGGTATTCAGAGGACATGATTTCTATGGAGAAATTGAATTACAGAACATCTACAGAAGTAAGATTGCTGCTGTAGCTGATGACATGTAAAATATTATGAAATTGGAGGCTAAATGCCTATGAATAAAGATTATTTACAGTTAGAGTTTGATAGTTTAGGAAATGAAGCAAATTATAAACTTGCAGATCCGACTCTTGTTGATTATTATAAGCGATTAAATAATCGTGAAATTCTCATCAATCAAGATATTGATGACGGAATTGTAGAATGGACTCAGGAAATAGTTGAATGGAATAGAGAAGACAAGGATATAGCAATTGCCGAAAGAAAGCCAATTAAGATTTGGATTAATTCAAATGGTGGTTCTCTCAACGCAATAAACGAGCTTATTAATATCTGTAATCTTTCTAAGACACCAGTTTATGCTATTGGAATGGGAAAATGTTACTCCGCAGGAGGGCTTTTGCTTATGGGTATCCCAATGGGCAACAGATATATTTTGTCATCTACTGAAGCACTTATTCATGATGGCTCTACAGGTAGTTACGGAGACACCGGTAAGGTACTTGATGATTTAGAGAGAACTAAGAAAATTGAGGAAGACACAAAACAGTTTATTTTAAGTCATACAAAGATTATTGAGAGTGAATATGATAAAAATTATCGTAAAAATTGGTGGCTAGACGCTAACGAGATTATTGAAAAAGGTGTAGCTGACCACATTATTACAGATATTGAGGAATTATTTTAAGGAGGGCGCACTGCTCTCCTATTTTATTGGAGAAAAAGGAGAAAATATGGTAGATAGTAAAATTAAGAAAGCAACTGTTAGTGCGGCTAAAAAGAATATCACAGCAAGTGGAGTAAGAATTGAAAATGGAACCTTCGTTGACGATGAAGGTTCTATTGTAGATCGCATTGCTGAGAAGTTACCAAAAGGTACAACTATCTTTGATATTAAAATCAGTATTGAGATTTCAGATGAAGAGTCTGAGTCTGCTGAATAGAGAGTAGGTGGATGTTATAATCGACTTACATAGATTAGAAAATGAAACAGATTTTGAATGGAAATTAAGATGTTGTCTTGCAAAGAAACGTAAAGAGACAGATATGGATTGGATTGAAATTCGAGATATGCTTGGATTGAACATTACACCAGATCAGCTTAGAAAACAGGCAGTCGGATATGAAGAATATGATAATTATATTCACAACTGCGAGGGTGCATCTGAAAGAATTTTATGTGTATCAGATGTTCATATTCCGTTTAATTTACCTATTGATATTTTTACAAGCTATAAGGGAATTGTAGATACTTTAATAGTCAATGGTGATTTATTGGATTGTTTTTCATGTTCTGCATTTCCTAAAAAATTCAAAGTAAATCTTGATGAAGAACTTGTTTTAGGAAGACAGTATATTATTGATTTAATCAATCTGACTACACCTAAAAAGGTAATGTTTGTGATGGGAAATCATGAATACCGTATGCAAAGATACTGTTCTGATAGATTATCAAATGAATTACTTGGCATCATCCCAACAGATCCGCTAGGAATGATTGTAGACGATGGATTCAAAGTTAATGATGAAAGAAATAAAACCCAGACACAATACTCTTCTATTCGTGAAGTGTTTGAAGATTCAAATATTGAAATCGTTTATGATAAAGAATGGTGGATAAAAGAAGGTAATGTAATTTTCTGTCACCCATTAAATTATTCATCTGGTATGTTAAAAACAACAGAAAAGGCAGTCAATTATTTCTTGCGTGTAGATCGCACATTCACTGGAATCGTAATGGCTCATACACACAAAGTAGGAAGTTTTACTCAAGGTGGAATAAAAATGTATGAGCAAGGTTGTGTGTGTGATTTGGATAAGCTGGATTATAACAACGGTAAACTTATAATTCCAAATCAGAACGGGTTTATGTATCTTGCATTGGATTCAAATGGTGACATTATTGATTCCAAGACAAGAATTATTACTAATTTCATGACAAAGTAGACCAAGTACGAGTGACTTGGTTTTTATATTATGCATAAGTAACTATGAAAATTGGGCTAATTTTCTACTTTTAATTAGTCCGATTGCATAGAAATTGTGATGTTGCTGTCACAATTGTATGTATCGGAGGGAGTGTACTCAAATGAGACACTACCTTCTTTTTGTATTAAAAAAATAAATAATTGAGAAAAAGGAGAAAATTAAAATGACAAAGAACGAGGTATTAAAGGCAGTAGTAAATAAAGTTGAGGGAGCTTCACAGAAGGATATCGCAGTTATTCTTGATGCTTTTGCTGATGTAATCACAGAGACATTAACAGCAAACCACGCAGAATCAGTTGCAGTTGGAAAACTTGGAAAGTTTAAGGTCAAGACAGTTCCAGAGCGTAGAGGAAAAATTATGATGGGCAATCGCAAAGGTGAGGAGTATGTAACTCCACAGCATGATGAGATTTGCTTTAAGATGTCAAAGTCTGCAAAACAGCTCTAATTCTAAGGTGGTGAAAATATATTGAAAACATTTGGTTTTACAGATACAAATGATTTTGCTGAATTTTTAGCAGATACTTTTGACAAGCTGGATGTTTGTACAAGAGATTATGACGATGATTGTTCAGAAATTGTAGTTGTGGCTAAGTATGATGTGATGAAAGATGTTCTTAATTCTGTTATTAAGAATACGAATTTTAAACTTGCTTCTTGTAACGATTTGAATGATCCTTATTTGGACGGTTATGATGATGCATTTATTCTTAGTATTGATTCTGAAATGAATGTATGTGTTCAGGTTGCTAAGTATGAGGGAAGTGATACTTATATCAATATGAATGAGACAGACATTGTGTTTATTCATGGAGATGTAAGTTCAGCTTTTGTTAAGGACAATAAAGATTCTGGATGCATTATTCATGAATTCAACATTGGTGATGACGCTGAAGATGTAGACGATGATTGTGATGGTAATTGTAAGAATTGCAGTTGCAGTGACGTAAGTGATAATTCTCATAAAAATATTACATTTGATAAAGATGAAAACGGAAAAATTCACGGATTTACTTCTGTTGAAAGTGATGTTAATGGATATGAAAAGCGTGAATTTTATTCTAGTAAGCCGATTGATTTAAGTGATTTTGACGAATATAATTCGGTTGGAAGATTATTTGATTTGCTTGATTTTATTTTTTAAATATTTGGAGTGTGCGGTGTATGCTGCACACTCTTTTTTGTATGGGTAATTAAACAACTACGGAGATTGGCGAAACTGTAAATTTCGTGGCTTTTGCATCGAGTGGGTTCGACTCCCTCATTACCCACTTTTGATGTTTCTGTGAATGGAAACAGGGAATAGATATATGTGCTCATGATTAGTGTCATAGCTGATTGTGGGATTTATGATGAATATATAAAAATGCGACAAGAAGCGGTTAGTTAATGATACTACTGCTTCTTTTTTGTTATATGAAAGGAAGTGAGATTTAATGGGTAGAAAAATACAGCATAACAATATTGTTACTGATGAGTTATTGGCTCAGTGCAATAAAGAGAATATAAAGTTAGGAAATGACTTTTTGGATTATCTTCGTTCAGTTGATAGATCCCCAAATACAATCAATGCGTATAGGCGTGACCTTTTTATTTTTTGGGTTTATCTGCTTCAGCATTGTGACAACAAATTCTTTATTGATTTATCTAAGAGGGATATTGCTCATTATCAGAGTTTTTGCCTTACTGAATATAAATGGTCGCCAGCTAGAATGCGTAGAGTAAAATCTACTCTTTCTTCTCTTTCAAATTATGTGGAAGCTATATTGGACGATGAGTATGAAAATTTTAAACCGATTATACGCAAGATTGAAAATCCTGCAAATGAGAAAGTATTTACTAAAACTGTATTATCCGATGAACAAGTACAGGGTATGCTTGATTTTTGGGTTGAAAAAGGTAAATATGACAAGGCTTGTATTTTAGCATTAGCTGCATTTAGTGGCAGACGTAAGAGTGAGTTACCACGATTTAAAGTATCTTATTTCGATGATGAAAATATTATATACGGTTCTTTATATAAAACACCTGAAAAGATTCAAACAAAGGGAAGAGGCTCTAGGGGCAAAATGTTGACGGTATATACACTTGCAAAACCGTTTAAGCCATATTTTGATTTGTGGATGAATTATAGAAAAGAACACGGAATTGAATCAGAATGGTTATTTCCAAAGAAAGTAAATGGAGAATATATAGATGAACCTATGGATTCAAGCACTCTTGACAGTTGGGCTGATACATTTAGTAAGCATTTAGGAGAAGACTTTTATTTTCACAGTCTTCGTCACTTCTTTACAACTTCTTGTTCTCGAAGCGGTCTTCCTGATGATGTAATTCAAATGCTAGTTGGTTGGAGTTCGCTAGATATGGTATCAGTGTACAAAGATATTGACGCTGATGAGCAATTTGCAAAATATTTTGCTGATGGAGAAATAAAACAAGTAGAACAAAAATCACTTTCTGATTTGTAGACAATCCCGATGAAACTTTTGTCTAACATTATTTTTCCACTATCAGCCATAGAAATGTTCGTGCTTCTCTGCGTTAATGAGAACCTTAATTGTCGGATGAGAGACAATAAACCTTATCAACTGGTCTTTGCTCCGAAGACTGAAAATATGTGGAGAATAATCAATAAGCATGAATGGATTGCGAAAGTTTTCTAATTTAAAACTGCATGTGTACAGTGCAATATCAGCTAGTTAGTGCTTTATGCTGATTATACTTGGCTCTATAGTATAAAGGTAATTATATCCGACTGTCTATCAGAAGATTTGGGTTCGATTCCCAATAGAGTCGCTGTGTTAGTAGCTTAGTAGGTTAAAGCGTCAGATTGTGGTTCTGAATATCGTGGGTTCAAATCCCACCTAACACCTAATGATTAAAAGGAAAACGAAAAAATAAAAGAAAGGAGTGTACATACAATGGCAAGTAGATTATCTATTGAAAATGATAGATTAAAAGTCGGTCAAGTAAAACGAGTAACATCGAATAATGGAAATAAAATTGATTCTATTACTCTTCTGCTTAATGAATCTGTGGAAGTTTTATTTGCACCAAATGGAAATACATTGGAATTTACGGTATCAAATCCAAATATTGATATGAGCAATTTGGACTGTACTATTGATAAAGAGACTTTAAGGGACTTAGTAATCAGTTTCAAAGATGCTTATAATCAGATAATTTCAAACGAAAGTGAGGGGACAAATTCATGAAATTAGATCAGAAATTTAATGTAGAAAATGACATCGCAAGTGTAGATATTACTGTTACAAGTCTTGGCACTGCTGATTTGACAAGTGAGCAGGAAAAAGAATTACTTGCAAATTACAATAAGTATATCGAGTATAGTAAAATACAGTTCAAGGGAAATATCAAGCTTAATAATGGTGTTCCAGAAGTAACAACAGATCCAAAAGACGATTCTACTATTGTTGAATTGGAGATTACGGATGTAACAAATGAGAGAAAACTTATCAATGAAGATTTGACATTTCATTTTGAAAGAGATGTAACAAAATATCCTGATACAGTATTAAATACTGTTCTTGATAAGAAGGAACTGTATGCACAGGCTCAGTGTGTATTATTTGCTACGAAAGTTAAGGAAGCTGTTACTGAGAAGTTGGCTGAAATTCGTGCATTGAATAATACTTTTGAAGGGACTACAGAATATACTCTGTAAAATAATGGGTGGTACTCTTCCACCCTAAATATGCTCGGTTAGTCAAGTGGTCAAAGACCTCCGACTTTCTATCGGATAACATGGGTTCGAATCCCATACCGAGTATTATGCGGTAAACCTGATGCCAAAACCTATTTTTTGGATGCATACGAAACTTAGGCGTGTAAGCTCAACACTTACTACCGCCCTATGCCCTTTGCGGTCTTCGGACTGGTACTGTTGTAACAATAGGATACGTCCTATGCAGTTTAGATGAAAGCTCGCCATTCGAGGATGGAATGAGAAAGGCAATATCATTTTGGAATTTTATCAAATATCAATTTTCTTAACTTGAGTTGATATTTATCATAATGAGATTCCCAATCAAATTCTTTTGTATTATCTAAGATATCTTGTTTGAGATTTTTGAGTTGTTGTTTATCTGTTTTATGCTTCATGATAATCGGTAATTCGTTAATCTCGTTCTCATAAAATAAAATGGTTGCAATAATACAATTCTTATTGGCAAACAACGCAACTAATTCTTGTTTTGTACCCAATACAATTTCAGCCATACCTACTACTCTATTCGTAGTCATAGCTTTACGAAGAAGTTCATATTCGATTTCTGACTCCATTTCAGGAATTAAATAATATGATTTATCTATGAGTAGGTCTGATATTTCTTTTGATTTACAGAAATATTTTATTGAAAGTGTTCTATCTTTGTTTGATGTAATTGATTCTATATCATATTGTTCCAAAATAACATACTTATCTTCTGCATATTTATATCCTTTTACAATATCTTCATTGTGGATTTCTTTATTACAAGATGGACAAAATTTGATATAACGCACTCTTTCTTTGGAGTCTTTGCAGAGTTGATTAAGTTCTATAGAACTGTTGTGTGATGTTTTTAACATTTTTACGGGAATATATAAATCTTTAAATTGAATTGCAGTTTTATATGAAGCGTTCATGATAGTTTCTCCTTAGATACTTTTGGTTTAGTATATGGAGAAATTTGAAAAATATTATCTGGATATAGGACAATTTGGTAGTCCGCTAGTTTTGGGAACTAGACGTTGTAGGTTCGAGTCCTACTATCCAGACTACTGCTCTATACAGTTATAACCGGTTTGGCGACTGATTGGTAAATATTGGAAGAAAGAGTCATTTCCTTTGGAGTGGCACTTTTATTATATACACCTTTAGCTTAATTGGTAGAGCAACGATCTCCAAAATCGTCAGGTCTATGTTCGAATCGTAGAAGGTGTGCTAAGTGAAGTGAACTAAATTGTCAAAACATTCAAAATATTTGTACAAATGGTTTTATATACAAAAAATAGAGAGTATTGTCAACTCTCCATTTAATTATACTATTACCATAAATCAACGGTATTTTCTTTATTTACTTCTACCAAGTAATCTTCATCTACATTAAATGGTTCGGGTTTCTTATTGCACTCATAGCATAATGGAATTATGTACCATTTATTGCTTTCATGTGTTTTCTTAACGTGTGCTCCCACTTTTGCACGATTATAGCATTCCTCACATTGACAATATGTTGGGAATGGGAGTAAAGATTTATTTTCCCAATATGTTATCCAAGAGGAGCAACCTTTAGGATTTGAATATCTATCTTTTGATGTTCCGTTGATGTTTTTAACTTCAACCATTATATCATCTCCTTTTATAAGTTTGACATATTTTATCGCAATCTGTCGAATTAGTCAAGTGTAAATTGTGTAAAAGAGAATAAATATATAGCCAACTATGAGAGGATTGTTACTGTTTCGGTTGCAGGTAGTTGGATTATGGAGTGAGAAGCCTTTGACTGATCATCTTAGGTATAGTAGATACTCGCACTACTCTCTCACTCTATTTTAATTGGTTTTGCGAGTGGAAAGCGAGAAAAGAATATATGGGTAATTATAAAAGAAATGAAGAAAACAAAAAAGATAGTAATCAATGTGGAATTTATTCTATAACCAATAAATTAAATGGTAAAAGATATATAGGTCAAACCTACAATTTTAAATATAGATGGATGAGACATAGAAGTTATCTAAAGCACAATACTGAACACAATGCACATTTACAAAATGCATGGAATAAATATGGTGCAGAAAACTTTGAATTTGAAATTATTGAAAGATGTAAATTTGAACAGCTAGATGAACGAGAAATTTATTGGATAAACTATTATGATTCCAAAAATGCGGGATATAACTTTGCAGATGGTGGACTCGGATGTAAAGGTTATAAACACACTGATGAAGAAATTGCAAAAATGAGAATGATTCAAAATCCTGAACCAATTGTAATGCTTGATCTAAATGGTGAGTATATAAGAACTTTCGTCAGTGCAGGTGAAGCATGTGATTTTTTAGGCAAAAAGTCAACAAGTGGAATTAAAAGATGTTGTGAAAAAGATAAATATAAAAAGGCTTATGGATATATTTGGATCTATGAAAAAGATTATAAATCAGGAAACATAGATTGGAATTATTATTTATCTAAAAATAAAAATCTTCCTAAGCCAGTATTGCAATACAACTTTAATATGGAACTAATCAAAGAATATGCTTCTGCTTACGATACAAGCAGAGAAGGATTTAATTCTGCAACAGTATCGGCAGCTTGTAATGGTAAGTATGATACATATAAAGGTTATATTTGGATTTGGAAAGATAATCCAGAAATCTATTATAAAAATAAAGCCAAACGAAAAGAAAAGGCTTTAAATAATAAAAAAAGTAGAGAAAGAATTATTTTACAATATTCAAAAGAAATGGAATACTTAAAAGAGTGGACTTATGATGAGATTTTAAACAATAATTTTAATTTAAGAGCAATTCAAAGCAATTGCTCTGGACATACAAAAACATCACAAGGTTATATATGGAGATATAAATCAGAAGAGTCGGTTGCTTAAACTACTCTTCTTTTTTATTGGAATAAAAGGAAGGAAGTGACAGAATGGCTAAATTAATACAGCCTTTATCAGAACAAGAATTAAAGCAGGCTACATTAGTCAGTCTGCGCAAAGATTATGGTAAGCTATCCAATTTCTATCAAAGAATCATAAATGGGGAACTTACACTTTGTCCTAAATGCGGTCAATGGAAATCCACAAAGATAAATTTTTATCAGTCAAATACGAGTCCTGATGGCGTAGAACATTATGGATGTCGTGAATGTATCCTTAATGATTGTACAGATTATGACAAAGCCACAGATACAAGAATTGATAACAGAGAAAAAACGATTGAAACTTTTAAGCGTCTCAATTGGTATTTTGATGAAAATGTATATAATGACCAATTGAAAATATTAGCAGATGGTGTAGGTGAAAAGGTTCGTGGTACTGCCGCACAACAGTGGATTACTATTAGGGCTAGTCTTAATGACTATAAGTTTAAGACTTTTGCTGATTCCGTATTCTCAGATGAAGATGAAGAAACTTTGCAACTTACTTCCAAAAGATCACCTAGAAAAGAAATTATTAAAATATTCGGCTCAGGTTTTACATCGGAGGATTACTTGTATTTGCAAGATCAGTATGATGATTGGCGTAGTCGCACACAAGTTGATAGTAAATCACAGGAAACCTACATCATACAGATATGTTTTAAGCAGTTAGAAATTTGGAAGGCGCAGAAAGTAGGAAAAGATACTGACAAATTAGTAAAATCATTAAATGACCTTATGAATGGTGCAAATTTACAGCCACGTCAGAATGTTGGAAACGCTGCTACTGACAGTCTTACTTTTGGACAGCTCATCGAAAAATGGGAGTTGGAGTCACCTATACCAGAAGCCCAAGGTGAATTTGCTGATCCAGATCATATTGGAAAATTTTTACGAGTATGGTTCAAGGGAAGCTTAATGCGAGCCTTGGGGTTGGATGGTGGTTATTCAAAAGAGTACGATGATTATGTCCAGAAATATACAGTTGAAAAACCTCAAAATATTGATGATGACGATTCTGTTGATGAAACCATGTATGAAAAAGTATTTGGAAAAAACGAGGTCTAAATGCTTATGGGTAAAAAATTAACAGATAAACAGATTAAAGAAGATCGTACTAGTAAGATTATGAATACTGTTGCTCAAAGAGCATCCTATTACCGAGCCAACCCGCATAGATTTTGCAGTGATTATTTGTTCCCAGATACTCCAAATTTTTTAAAGACATTCCAAAAGATTTTAATTTGGGCGATGGTACATTCAGACTCATTTTGTTTTATTGCTTGTAGAGGTATTGGAAAAACTTTCTTAGTTGCCTTGTTTTCGGTAATAAAATGTATTTTATATCCAGGTACAAAGATAGTTGTAAGTTCTGCAACTTTCAAACAAAGTAAAGAATTGGTAGGTAAGATAACTGATGATTTTATGCATAGATCAGCTATGTTAAGGTCTGAAATAGAACGAACTAGTACAGGACAAAACGATTGTGGTGTATGGTTCAAAAATGGCTCATTTCTAGTTTGTAGAGTTGCAAATGAAAATGCCAGAGGCGCAAGGTGTAACGTACTTATAATTGATGAAAGTCGGCTTGTTCCAAAGAATATTATTGATGATATTTTTGTGCCTATGTTAAATGCCCCAAGGTCGCCTGGATATTTAAGTAAACCTGAATATTCTCATCTCGCAGAAGTTGGACAAAAATTGTTTTTAAGTTCGGCTTGGTATAAGCAAAGTGAATTATACTCTATGCTTAAAGGATATACAATAAACATGTTAAAAGATAATTCTAAATTCTTTGCATGCGACCTTCCTTATCAGTTATCTATCGCATCTAACATTATGATGCGTGAAACTATCGAAAATGTTATGGCAGATCCAGATTTTAATGATATTTCATTTATGATGGAATACGAAGGAAAATTTTATGGTTCTGGTGAAGATAGTTTATTTAAGCTTGATGTTCTTGAAAATAGAAGAAATTTAAAAACAAGTTTTAGGAGTTTAGAATATTATCGAAACACGAATACTAAACCACCTATGAAACAGGCAGGTGAAAAAAGGATTTTATCTGTGGATATTGCTTTGTTAGCTTCACGAAAACATAACAACGATGCTTCTTGTTTTATAATCAATCAGCTTCTTCCAAATGGAGAAATGGATTATATAAGTAATATTGTTTATATAGATACTGCTGAAGGTCTTGTTACAGATGAACTTGGAATTATGATTATGAGATATTTTTATCAGTATGATTGTGATTATTTGTCTTTAGATGCAAATGGTGTTGGGCAGTCGTGTTTGGATTTCTGTTTTGCAGATAGATATGATGCCATATATGGATGTACATACCCTGCTATTCAAACAGTTAATTCAGAAGATTTAAATGAACGATGTAAAATTAAGAATGCACCAAAAGTCATTTATGCTATTAAAGCAAATGCTAAATCAAATAATGATATGGCACTCGCATTAAGAGCAGGTTTTCAAAATGGAAACATCAATCTTCTTATTAGCGAAAACAATATTGAAGATGAATTATCTAATGTTATTAAAGGGTATAATAAATTATCCATTCCGCAACAAGTCAGAGAAAAAATCCCATATTTGCAAACAACATTTTTAATAGAGGAACTTATCAATCTTGAACATGATATTGTAAATGGCTTAGTAAAAGTCAAAGAAAAATCAGGTATGAGAAAAGATAGATATAGTTCTCTTGAATATAATTATTTTGTTGCACAAGAATTGGCGAGAAAACTAAAGCCTAAGAAAAACAATTTTGACATCACCAAAATGGTCGGTGTCTCAAAACGCCCTAAAAAATGGGGATTCTATAACTAAGGAAAGGAGGAAATCAGAAATATAAATGACAACACAGAAAACAAATAATTCTGCAAAGAAATCAGTACAGACAGAACCATCGCCAACTCGTAAGAATGAGTTGACTACTTCTACTCAGAAGTATGCGCAAATGATTAACTTTCAGGAATTACAACGTATCTTACAGCAGAATATATCCAAGGGTACATCGAAGACATATACTCAATACACAAAAGAAAAATTACAATCATACATAAAAAGTCCTCTTGCCAATATTGACAATCTTCGTGATATATCTGCTTTCTTATATCGTATCAGTCATAACTATAAAAAGATTATAGAATATTATGCTTACACTCCTATCTTTAGTTATAACGTGTCTTATAATACCCCCGATTGGGCAAATCCCCCACAGGATGCATCTGAATATATTAAAGGATATCAAGAACTTTGTACTCGATTAGAGAATATGGATTTGAAAGAAATGGGTTCTCAAATGATTGCAACGTGTTTGCGAGATGGTATCTATTGTGGTTTTTGTTATGATGACGGAGATTCATTTTTTATACATCCACTTGATCCAAAATATTATAAAATCGGTTCTCGTGCAGAAAAAGATACATGGATTGTAAAATTCGATGCTTCTTATTTTGATTCTGGTAACAACAAGGATTTCTTATATGGTACTGGCAGCGAAACAGATTCAGAAGAAGGATTATGGGATGATGTTTTTGTAGAAGGCTACGAAACATATAAAGCACAAGGTAATGATTACAAGTGGTTTGAATTACCACCAGAGAAAACTATCTGTATTATATGTGGTGATGATCCAGTTGTACCACTACCATACTTTCTACCTGTATTCGTATCCCTCTTAGATTTACTTGACTACGAAGCTCTTATTCGTTCTAAAACAGAACTTGAGAATTATGTTCTTCTCTTATCAAAAATCCCTATGAATGAAAACTCAGGCGAAGTAAACGACTTTGCTGTTGACCTTGAGATAGTACAAGCTACTCAAGCTGCAATTGATGAGGTATTACCAAGTCTTGTTGGTTCAGCATGGACTCCATGTGAAGTCGAAAAGATTGAATTTGGTAATAAAAATCAGGTTGATGATACTAATGTATATTCACAGGCAATCAAAAACTTATTCTCTTCTCTTGGTATATCGGAAATGATATTCAATGGTCAAAAATCAGGTTCTGTTGGTCTTAAACATTCTATCACAGTTGATATGACTCTTCCTATGGAGTTATTAAAAAGAATCGAAGCGAATATTCAAAGATATGTCAAATTGAATATTACAGAGGATTTTGAATTTTATTTTCATTATGTATCTGTATTTGATCTTGATTCGAAAATGTCACACAAAAAAGACAAAGCTACATTAGGTATTGACACTATGGATTATGCAACGCTTGATGGATCTTCTCCTTTAAGAGTAATAAATAATGCTTTTATGGTGAAATCGTTGGGATTGTTAGAATATTTTACGCCGCTTTCTTCTTCTTATACACAAAGCAACAAACAAGGTGGTGGTCAGACTAAGAATGATGATGATCTTTCAGATGAGGGACTTGCTACTAGAGACGGTGAAAAAGATGAAGGAACACAAGCAGGACAATAAGGAGTAAAAGGATGGAACAAAATTTTATAAAGACATCAGATCCTGAAATAGCTTCTAAGATGATAAATCTTGGTTTTCAGAAAATTGATGAACAAAATGGTATTTATACTTTTCTGAATACTGATAAATTGATGTTTTCAGATGATATAGATAAATCAAAGATTCAGTATAGTAATATGCTGAACATTTAGCCACTCTCCTATTTCGAGTGGTTTTATTTATGCCTAAATTTTGAAGAAAGGAGAAGAAAATGGCTAAGAAAAGACTTCTTTATATAGAAGATTTGTATGATTTCTATTCAAATAAATACAAACGTTCTACGAAATTCAGTGTTGAAAAAACTGGTGAACCATTGGTTGTTCAAGTACATGGACGTGTAAATTTTGATGAGTCAGACAAGAACAAAGATGGGCTTCTTCCAGTTCATTTACAGTCATGCCATACAGATTTAAATGTAAACGGTTCTAATATTGAATCTTCTGTCATGGAAGCTGCTCTTCCATCTTTTAGCAATCGTCCTATTCTTGGATACATTCACAAGGTAACAACTGATGAAAATCCAGAAGGTCAGTGGGAATTTTATTCTCATAATATGCATGAAGATGAGAATGGCGATGTGGTCTATGATGAATATCCTATTGGAATCATACCTGAAAGTTGCAATGCACAGTTAGTTTACGATGAAGAAAAAAAGAAAACTTATTGTGAAGTCGATGGATATATTTTTGAAGAATATTCTAAAGCTGCTGAAATTTTACAGCGTGAAGAAGAGTGTTCTGTATCAGTTGAATTGTCAATCCGAGAACTCAGTTATGACGCAAAGCAGAAGTTCTTAAATATTGAAGATTTTTGGTTTTCTGGTGTGACAATTCTAGGTAAAACACCTCAAGGCAATGAAGTAAAGCCTGGAATGACTGGTTCAAATATTAAGTTGGCAGATTTCAGTTCTAAGAATAACAGTTTATTTGAAGATTATGAATCAAAAATGGTTGAACTACAAGCACGAATTGAAAATTTAGAGACTGCTTGTTTCAATAAAGAACAGAGTTCTTCTGTTCGTACATTATCAAAGGAAGGAGGAAATAAAGAAAGCATGACAAAACTTGAAGAGTTACTTGCTAAATACAATAAAACAGTTGAAGATGTAACATTTGATTATTCAGAATTATCAGACGAAGAATTAGAGGATAAATTTGCAGAAGTGTTTGGTGAAGACAATAATACAGATGGTGACAATTCTGGTGATAATACAGTGAATGAACCTTCTAATGATAATGAAGTTGATGGAGAAAACACTACTGAGCCAGAAGGGACTACTGATGGAGATAATGAGGGAGAAGGTCAGAATTTTGAGAATATGACAAAGACATTTGAAATTTCTCATGACGACATTCGTTACGCTTTATACAATCTCTTATCTTCTTACGAAGATGCAGATAATGAGTGGTATTACATTACTGGTGTATATGATTCTTACTTTGTTTATGAAAGTTGGGATGGCGGTAAAATTTATGGTCAGAAATATACAAAAGATAATGACAATGTATCATTTGATGGTGAACGCTATAATCTGCACAAAGAATATCTTACCGATTCAGAATATACAGAAATTCAGGATATGCGTTCCAACTACTCTTCTGTTGTAGAGGAATTAAACACATATAAATCTGCTGAAGTATTTGCAGACAAGATGACTGTATTTGATGACGAAGCATATTCAGAATATCTTGATACAGATGAGTTCAAAGCACTTATGTCTGAGGATTCTGTAAACAAATATTCTAAGGAAGAGTTATCTGAGAAGGCTGATGCAACTCTTGGAAAACTTGTTAAAAAGAATAAGACGTTCTCTTTTGCAGGTAAAACACCACAGAAGAAACATGTGAGCAGAGTTGCATTTAATGCAGAAAAAGAAACGGAAGATACATATAAACCATATGGCGATCTGTTTGATTAAATCAAAAACTAAATAACTTTATGAATTAGCACTTATGGAAAATCCATAGGTGTTTTTTATTGCACAAAAATTAGAAATTTTAAGGAGGAAATAAAACTATGGCTAGTAATTTCATTTCATATACTAAGCACGGTGTTGCTGAGTCAACTTTACTTAAGGCTACAAAAGTTGGTCATCACTACAACTTAGTAAATGAGTCTAAGGATATTGACAATGGTTCTGTTGCTGTAATTGGTGACAGAAAGAAAGCAGATGTGTTTGAAGCAAAAGTTCCTGCAAAGGGAGACAAAATTGTTCTCATTTTAACTGCTCCAAAGATTTATGAGGAATATACAACAAAGATGCAGGAGGAATCTAACTTCTACAACGGTAAGGGTGAAGTTATGAGAGCTTACGAGATTCAGGACACTGATAGATTCACACTTTCTACAGAAGCTTTCAATTCTGATGCAGAATTAGCTGTTGGAAAATATGTATTTGTAGATGGTACAGACTTCAAGCTTACAACTGGTGAGAAACCAAGTATGACTGAGTATGGTTTTGTGGGACATATCTACGAAGTTGCTGCAAATGGAAATTATCGTATTTGGGTAGATAAGAATGCCCAGGTATATGCGTAATTCGGTAGAAAGGAGGATTAATATACTATGCAGAGATTAAGATTTAATGAAATGAGCGATGTAATCGTTGAAAAGTTTGATGAGACAAAATATAAGAACTTCTCTCGTCTGTGTGTTGACACAGCAAAAGGTACTGTAAAGCAGTATTCTATCGAAGAAGCAAATGATAAGATTCGTAAGACAATTATCGAGATGGCAGGTCTTTCTGAGACTCCGACTCCTAATGAGGTAAGAAAGGCATTTAAGAAACAGTCTGTAAGAGAAGCCGTATTCGAGGTTATCGAGGAGACTGTTGAAGATACTCTTGTATCTGGTTGGACAAGCTCACCTGTATTCCAGAAGTATGTAGAGGTTAAGACTCTTGCTCTTGGACAGACAAATAAGTTCTATACAAAAGATCCTTGCATTATCACTGTTGCTGAGATTGCTGATGGTCATCACAGCATTGAGAGACAGAGACTTGGTGCTGGTAAGGAATTCGGTGTAACTGTTAAGTCTTATGGCGCAAAGGTTTACATGGAAATGTCAAGATTCCTTCAGGGCGTTGAGGATTGGAGCGAGTTAATCAATAAGATTGCAGAAGCTTTCACAAGATTAATCAATACTCTTCTTCATGAAGCTGTTATGAGTGCTGGTACTTCTCTTCCTGTTCCTGCTAAGTGGAATATCCGTGGTGAGTTAAATGCAGCTAACCATGATAAGTTTGTAAAGCTTATTTCTGATGTTCAGCTTGCTACAGGTGGTGTTGCTACTATCGTTGGTACAAAGGTTGCTCTTGCAGGATTAAAGAACCTTGGAGATATTCAGTGGGTTTCTGAAGCTGCAAAGAACGATGTTTATAACACTGGTAGAATTGGTACATTTGAGGGTACTCAGATTATCGAGCTTCCACAGGCATTTAAGGAGAATGACGTAGAACATTATCTTGAAGATGATACAAAGCTTCTTATTCTTCCATCTAACATTGACAAGTTTGTTAAGATGTACTATGAGGGAATGGATGAGACTAAGGAAGTATCTGAGTCTGGTGATAATGCCGATGATACAAAAGAGTACGAGTTCAAGTCTCGTTTTGGTATCAAGACTATGACTAACACAAGATTTGGTACTTGGACAATCGGTGCGTAATCCATAGAAATATTGGGACTGTATATCTAAATGATATGCAGTCCTTTTTGATTGAGTGAAAGGAGAAATATAAATGCCATATCAGAAAAAAGCTACAACTACTTCTGCTACAAAAACAAAGGCAGAAGATACAAAGGTTGAAAAAGATACGATAAAGGAAACAGTTGCAGAGGTTAAGAAACCTAAGAAGTATGAACCAGATGATTTAATTCCATGTCGCTCTATGTACGCAGGTACTCTTCTATTTACTGGTGATAAGACAAAGATTACATATGAGTTTAGTAACATGGGTGATTTCAGATATATTGAGTATCAGGACTTACTCTCAGCTTTACTTGTTCGTAAGAAGTCTTTATTTGCACCTTATATCATTATTGAGGACGAAGAGTTACTTGAAAATGTACATTGGCAGGAAGTTAAAAAAGTATATGATGGTTTATATGATAGAGAGGATTTAATAAATCTTATCAATCTTCCGACTATGCGTTTTAGTGAAGAGTTTAGAAAACTTCCATCTGGTTTCAAAAATACAATCGCAACAATGGTTTCTGAAATGATTTCAGAAGGAACTTTTGACAGTATGAATAAAATCAAGATTATTGATGAGGAATGTGGTACTGATTTAAAGTTACTTGCTGAGTAATATATTGGAGGTGTTATATGAATATCTCCTACGAAAAAGTATTTGACAGATACTTTGGTTTAATTGATGATGTCAAAGAATTGTCTTTAAAAGAGTCTGATTTGCATGAAATATTAGCAGAACGTTTACATTCTACTATCTCTAGTCCATTTATTCGTAGATTATTTTCCACATTAAAACTTGATGATGAAATGGAACAGTTTGAATTTGAATTAACAACTTCTGTTGATGAGTATTCTGACGAAGAATTTGTTATTGAACTATTTAGCAAAGGTATGGCTATAAAATGGCTTGAGCCAAAAGTTAAATCATTGGAAAATACTGTGAAGTTTTTCGGTGGAAAAGAAGAGAAAAAATTGAAAGACGATTTTTCACTAAATAAGGCATTGCTGAAAGAAATGAAAATTGAACAGCAGAAACTTATTCGTGATTATGGTTTTGCTTTTAAACCATATTCGTCAACGGAGTCTTAATATGCAATACATATATGGAGACTTCACAGATAAGCAAATCAATGAAGCAGTTCGTGCAATGCATGGTGATATTCACAAACTACTGCTCTATAAAGACAAGACAATTGAAGAGAAAATATTTGAAGATGATGAAGCATTTCTCGTCTTCTTTAAAAACGTTATGTTTAAATTAGGTGGCACAAAAACCTTATTTAATGATAACGGACTTATGGTTACTCTTATGGCAACCTTACAAGGTGCTATGGATAATTTCAAGAGCGACCATTTTAGTTACAAAAAATTCCGTAGGGCAATCTTAGATTCTCACGGATATATTAAGCAGATGTTTGAAGGAGGTGTAAGCGATGCCGAGTCTACAAACAGCTAGGCGTGTCGCAAATGCCAAGAACAACGGTGCTAAAACGATTGGTCAGATTTATAAGGAACAGTCTGATTGGGCGATGGAACAGACATTTGAAAACGACATCGCTACAAAGACTTGTTACATCTATGACTATTTTCATGACGATTTTTTCACAGATGAACATGGAATTACACGTTCACTTGCTGAAGGTATGACTTATGAAAATACCAATAAGACAAAAATAGATGCAAAGTTTATTGTCAAATCTTATCAGTCAATGGACAAAGATCAAGTGGAATACTATCTTATGTTTCGTCCAAGTCAGCCTGTAAGATTTAATGAGGGCGATGACCTTTATTATTATGAGACTGATTTCAGGAAACGCTATGGAGCGACATTTCCGATAGGACTTTTCGTGGACGTTCCAGATGATAGAGGAATTTATCATAAGTGGATTGTCTGTCGTGATGAACCTGCAAATCAGTTTCCAAAGTATCTGATTTTACCAGTAAATTATGAACTTACATGGATTGAAAAGAATGATGATAAACGTATCAAGAGACGTATGTGGTGTTGTTTAAGACAACAGAATTCTTACACGATTGGAACTTACACAGACCGATATTTTACACATACAGATAATCAGGATAAGATATGGTTGCCAATGAACTCTATTACAGAGAAGTTTTGGTACACTTCTGAAGATTCTAAAAATATGCGAGTTGTAGTAAGTGCTTTGACAGAACATCCTACAGTATGGACAGTGACCAAGGTTGAAAATTCAATGCCATTTGGCATTCAAAAGCTTACTATATATACAGCATTTTGGAACGAGCATACTGATTATGTCAATCTTGAAACAGGCGAAATGTATGCGAACTATTTCGATTCAGAAATTGCCCCAACCGATCCATCCACACCAATTCCTGCTCCATCTTCTATCACAGCTAAGATTTCTGCATCCACTTCAACAATCAAAGTAGGTGGCTCTTATAAAAATTTTACCGTAAATTTCTACAACGATTCCAATGAAGATATTACAACTGAATATGCTGATGCAACCTTTACATGGACTTGCTTTATTGATAATGAAGATTGGACTGATAAAGTCACATGGCGAACTGGTACAGAGTACAACCAAAAGAAAGCAAAGTTTCCTAACGACACTTCTACTATCGGCAAAATATTGTCTATTAAGTGTGAAATTGTTAAGGATAGCTTGCCGATTAAATCCGAAATTTTGTCGTTAGAATTAACTGAATAGGAGGTGTTTTATGGCAGAAAAATTAGTTACAAAGAATGATTTGTTAAATAAGCTTCGTGCATATAGAATTACTCCTGACGATGAAAATATTCAGTATAAGAAAAAGATTGAAAAAGCACTTATGCTTAATCCATGTCTTTTATATGCACTCAATGAGAAGTCATTAGAGTCTGAACTTTTCGATGATGATGGAAATATCAACTGGGAATGGAACGAAGATACAAAAGAGTATGAACCTCTTGGGGAATGGGATAGATATTTTGGTGGAACTTCTAATATTCGTCCTTATTTATTTATTCCTGATACTCAGACTGAGGTAAAACATTATATCTGTTACCAAGTATCTTTTGATGAAATGCCTCGTTATCAAGATACATTAAAGTACACAAATATTACATTTACAATATTTGTTCACGGTAATGACAGAAATGACAAATTAACAGGTATTCCAAGGCATGATCTTATTGCTTCTATTATAAGAGAGCGATTTAATTGGTCTAATATATTTGGAATGCAAACACATCTTGTATCATCAAAGGAATCTACAACAGATAATAATTATCTTGTTCGCACTCTCGTATTCCAAGTTGTTGACACTAATGGAATTCATAAAACAACAGATAAAAAATCTTCTATCATGAATTACGGTATAAGGCGGTGATTATTTGGATGTATTAGAAACGTTAAATAATCTTCAATCTGCTGCTGAAGAAGATATAAAAAAGAAACAAGAAAAAAGTCATAATCCAGAATACCATTTTGACAAACTTAAAATGTATTTTGGTGAGGATTATACAATAAATGGTATAACTGTTTCAATTCCAACCATAGGAGATATTTTAAATATTGGCGAATCAAAATTTTACCAAGCAATCTCTCCTTTTCTGAGTAATTCTACTTCTATTCGAGTTCTTCTTTATGATGTATTTAAAAAGGATTGGAACAAAACAAAAGATATTGAAGTGTTTTATATCTTATATCAATTGCTCGAAGATAAAGAGCCGTTAAAGCTACTATTCAAAGATTTTAGTTTTGATGGTTTTGAGCTGATTCAAGCAAGAAAAAATGTTGACGATCCAGAATACAATCATCTTGCGCTTTTAAATCAAGATAAAAATATGATTATTTATGATGACGAATATATGGAAATTGCCGAATTTATTCGAGCGATGATGAATGTTCATCCAAAGGTTGAAAGGGCAAAAGGTAAAACGACAAAACAATGGATTTTACAAGAAGATAGAATGAAAGCAGAACAGGATGATAAAAAGAAAGGCGCATCAACTCTTTTACCACTTGTTTCGAGTTGTATAAATCATCCTGGTTTTAAATATAAGTTGGAAGAATTAAAACAAGTGAATATATGTCAGTTTATGGATTCTGTAAACAGAATTCAAAAATATGAACAGGGAACGGCTGCTCTACATGGGATTTACGGTGGTATGGTGTCAGCCAAAGACATTCCTGAAGACTTAATCAATTTTATGGGCGAATTATAATCGCTCATTTTTTATTGCATAAAAATAAAAATTTTAAAGGAGGAAAATAATTATGGCATTTAAATTAGGTGACGTAATCGTAGATAGACTTCAGTTTGGTTACGGTGCAAAGTCTAACGGTACACCTCTGTATGCTTTAACACAGCTTACACAGGCAAATATTGATATTACTGCTGATTCAACAGATATCAATGATAAGGATGGAAACCTTGTATATCGTAAGTATACAGGTAAGAAAGGTGAGGTTACTGCAACTAACGCATTCCTTAACCTTGCTGTTGTAGAAACTATTTCTGCTACTGACGCTGAGATTGCAACCGCAGATAAGGGTATTGTTATGCCAATGATTCAGATCGTAAAAGCTGGCGAAACATTAGACATCACAGGATATGTAGATGGATCAATTCATGTAAATGCCCTTTCTACAAAGGGATCTATGGGTAAGGACGAATTTAAGAAAGGATCTGCTGCTTCTGCTACTGAATATGCAATTAAACATACCGATGCTTCTGGTGAGCCAGACAATACACCTGCAAGTGATGTATTAACACCGCCTATCGCAGATGGTGAAACTCAGTATATTGTCAAGTATAAGAAGACAATTAAGAGCGGAGCAAAGATTACTAACTCAGGTAAAAAGTTCCCTAAATCTCATGAGTTGTTCTTCAAGGCACTTGTAGTAGATAAGTGTGAAACTGATGTATTAAAAGCAGCTATCATTCATATCCCTTCATTTATGCCAAGTCCTGAATTCTCACTTGCATTACAGGGTGGTGATTCTCAGACAATGGATTATAAGGGTTCTATGATGTTAAATGCTTGCTCTACAGATGCAGAACTTTTCTCTATATACTACATTGATGAGGAAGAAGACGACATCGAATTATAAGAACATTTAGGGCGGTTTAACTACTGCCCTATTCTTACAAGGAGGAATAATGTCAAAGAAAGAATTGAGAACTTGTGTGCTTTGCGGTAAAACTTATTCGTTTTGTCCAGTTTGTAATCCAGAAGACCGTTTGAAGCCTACATGGTATTTTTGTTGGTGTTCAGATAATTGTCATGAAATTGACGAAGTTGCTTCTGCTTTTGAAGATGGACGTATGACAGATATTGAAGCCAAAGCAAAATTAGAAAAATTAGATTTAAGTAGAAAAGAATATTTTGGTGAAAGCTATAAGAATTCTATTGCTTCTATTATGAAGGCAAAAGCACAAGTTATTAAGAAAGAAAATAAAAAGACAGAGGTTAAATCTGTCAAAAAGGATATTGTTACAAAAGTCGAAAATGAGGCTAAAAGTAATGTTGAATAGTGATTTTTAAATAAGGGATTATGACATACCACTATTCAATGTTGTAATCCCTATTTTTTACGCTATTTACGTGAGGAATAGAAGGAATGATAAAGACAAATTTAAAATCAAGGGACTATTCAATACACGAAGTTGTGAGAATAGTTAATCCAAAGCAATATTTGTTATACATAAAAAATGGTGTATATCCAATAGATATGTATACAAGTATTGATGAAGATACGGACAATATTATTTTAGCAGTTGTATTTCTAAAAGAAGATACGACTGATGTATATAAGAAATGGTGTGCCCACGAATTAATATAGAAAGGAGAGGAAACTATTATGGCAGTAACCGAAAAAGATATTACAATCTGTGGTCACGGATCAGGAACTCCGTCTACTAAAAATATGTACGCATATCTTGAAAGCCGATATAAAAGTATTGCTCCAAACGGAAAACATAAAGGCGTTGTTGCAGTAAGACGATTAAAGAAAATTACCGATTCTGGACGTAAAAAGTTCCATGACACATATAAAACTATTCTAGGTCGGAACTCATATAATCAGTCGTTACGATCATATGCATATACTCCATATAAGGGGAAGTATTATTCAGACTGCTCTTCTAGTGGATGTGCTACGTTTAAGAAAATTGGATATAATGTACCATTATTAAACACGGCAGGAATTTATACAAGTTCATTGTTTGAAACTGTTCCAGTAAAGATTAAAAATGGTCATATTACAAATCCTGAAATTTTAAAGGTCGGAGATGCAATATTGTTTGTTGGATCTGATCAGTCTCGTCCAAAACAAATCGGGCATGTTGAGTATATCTATTCTATCAACAAAGAAACAACCACAACAAAACCATCTTCTACTTCTACAAGCAATTCAGCTTATTATCCAAAATGTAATAAATCATATACAACACTTACAAAAGCCTTAGATTCTGTACATATTGATTCTTCTAAGGAAGCTAGAGCAAAGATTGCAAAGGCAAACGGAATTAAAAATTATCAGTTCACGGCAGAACAGAATAATCAGATGTTGATTCTTCTGAAGGCTGGAAAATTAAAAAAGTTTAAATAAAAGGAGGAAAAATTATGGATGTAACATTTTTAACAAATTTTGCAGTGCCAATTATTGTTGGTATTTGCTTATGTATTGGCTATGTATTAAAGAACATTGTAACAACTGACGCTGTAAATAAATATATTCCACTTATTATGGCTGTTTTAGGCGTTATATTAAATTCATGGATTAACATGTCTTTTACACCGGAAATTTTATTAGGCGGTTTGTTTAGTGGTTTGGCTAGTACCGGATTATATGAAGCATTTAAACAGCTTATTAAGAATTAGAAGGGATGATTATATGAATGGAAGCGATAGAAGAATTAAGTAAAATTGATTTTAATTATTTTATCCTAACTTGTTTTATAATTATGTCTGGATCTATTTCTATATTTGCAATTATTGGAAAATTTTCTGAGATGATCGGAAGACCTGTAAAATGGCTTAGGCAAAAAAAAGAAGACCATGATCTTTTAGTTAAAACGGCAGAAAATCTTAGCATATTACAAAGTAAAGAGCTTGAAGATGTAAAACAGTCAATTCGACATGATGAAATGATTAAAAGAGATATTACAAAGTTATCAGAAACGGTCGAAGGAATTGCTGCGACTCTCAATGATATGAAAGAAAAAGATAATATCACCGAAGTTAAAAAATTAAAAGAGAAACTTGTTGGATATTATAATAAGTATAAAAATTCTGATGGATGGACGAAGGTTGAAAAGGATGTCTTTTGGGATTTGTTTGAAGAGTATGAAAATCGCGGAGGTGATGGCTATATTCACTCAATTGTCGAACCAGTTATGAGAGAATTAAAAGAAATTGATTAACCCATATTCCTCTATTATACCAAATATTTCATAAACCATGCTTATATATTTTTCCATTATTATACAGTTATAAAAGAATAACTTATACACATACTTATTGTATGGATAATAAAATCGGAGAATATCGGTATAAAAATGACCTAACCCTCAAAGAACTATCTATACGAAGTGGAATATCTACTACAACTCTTTCTAATTTAGAAAATGGATTAACAAAGGATATATTACTTAGTCATGCCATTACATTATCAAGGGTATTACATGTAGATTTGTATGAACTATTCTGTATAAGGAGATGAGGAGGCGAGGTTTATGACGTATTTTAATTTAATTTGTGAGGAACATGAAATTACAGGAGGCAAGGTTATTCATATTGATAAAAATGTTGAAAATATGAATGACGTACATAAAATTGTAATCGAAAATGTAGATAAGTATCCCAACGCCAAATGGGAACTTTATCCAATGATTATTAACAACTAACCAAATACATATGACAATTAAATATAAGAATTATGAAAGAGCGGTTTCTTCGGGAACTGCTCTTTTTATATTGGAGGAATAATGGGAAATATTTTAAAACTTACTTCTCCTCTCCCGCCTTCGGTCAATCATTACACTTCAGTTAGAACTATAATGAAAAATGGTAGACCTATGGCTATGGTATATGAAACGAAGGAAGCAAAAGATTATAAAAAGAAATTTAAGAAAATAATTGAAGAACAAGTTAAATTACAAAATTGGGATTTGGAAGTAAACAGTACACAGCATTTTAATATAGATGCTGTTTTTTATTTTGACAGAATTGACAAGGATTGTGCGAACTATGAAAAGTGTTTAGATGACACTATTACTGAAACACAATTAATCTGGAAAGATGACAATGTAGCTTTATTTAGACCACAGAGAATTTATTATGATTCAGAGAATCCTAGAATTGAACTGACTATCTATCCTGTTGACTATATTGGAGTTTTTGACAATGCTTCACAGTTTGATGAATTTAAATCTCACTGCATCGGATGCAAAAGATACAAACGAAACTGTAGTCTTTTAAAAAAAGCTATAGAAGGTCGAATTCAGAGTGAAATAAATAATGGAGAATGCAATAAATTCTCACCAATAAATGATTAAAAGGAGAAAAAGGAATTATGACAATTAAAGAATTTTGTGAAAAGTATAATAATATTGCTAATCAGAAACTTAAGGATGATTTTATTAAGAGTAATGTCAAGATTACACCTTATGTACCATTTGTTAAGAAGGATGCTCTTATTAGTAATTTACTCAAAGCAACTATGATTGACAAAGAGACAGGAAATGTAAAAGTAAACTCTTCTGCTGAGTATTTACTTAAAACAAGAATTTTCGTTGAACAGTATACAAACCTTACTGTAGAGACCGATGGATTCTTTGAAGAATATGATGAGTTAAAGAAATCAGGATTATTTGACATTTTATTTATTGGAAATGGTGCAGAAGATATTCCACCAATGATTCCATTTGCAGAAATGGCTGAATTCAATCATCTTTTGGAAGCAAAGAAAAATGATTTACTTGTCAATAAGTACGAGATTCACAGTTTTATCACAGAACAGGTAGATAGATTCAAGGCTCTTGGCGAAGCTACTCTCACACCGCTTATGGACGTTGTAAGTAAGAAACTCGATGAGATTCCAAAGGAAGATTTAGATAAGATTGTTGAGATTGCTAAGAATGGTGGATTTAAAGAAGTCTAAGTAAATTCAAATTTCTTTGGAGGATTTATATGATTGAAGGAATAATTTATGGACTTATTGGTGCATGGTTTCTCAGTCTATTTGGAGTTGATAATATCTTTGTAGAAGCGTTGCAGTCGTTTGTGAATTTCACATTAACAACAAGTCATTATTATTTCGTATTTGGATTTGTAGGGTTAATATACGGAATTATACATAATTATTAAATATTAGGCTCTATACGTGTCAAAGCGTATAGGGCTTTTCTTATGGAGAGTGGTTACTACTGCTCTCCTATTTTAGTTTTAGTGTAAAAATAGTGAAATTTTTGGAGGTGAGATGAATGGGATTAAATAAAGACACTATTAAATATTTGGGAAAACAGGCTCAGAAAAAAGCTTCTGAATTAGCACATGAAGCTCAACAGAGATTAACAGATGGTTACGTGTCATTTATTGATTTATATTATAGCGATTACACGCCACAACAATATGTAAGAACGCATAACTTATATAGATCTTATAACAAATTTTATAAAAATAGCCACGGTACTATTTTTTATGGTGGTGTAGAAGTAACACCTGAAAGAATGTTTGATAACTATGATCAAATCACACCTTCAGATCTTATGTCAGATTTTATTTACAATCCAAAAGGTACTTATCATGGTTGGTATAACATTCCTGCTAGTTTCAGTGTGTATAGAGAAATGCATAAGTATCATGAACGATTAAAGGATGAGTATAGAAAACGTTGCACAATTTAGAAAGGATGTGAATTATGGCAAGTTCAGATATTATCAAGATTGGTTTTGATTACAGATCCAGTCTTGCACAATTTGAAAAAGATACAAATGGTGTATTTGACGGAATTAGTTCTAAGGCTGGTAAACAGAAAATTACAATTCAGTTAGATGCAAAAGATGATAAGGTAATTGATAAAATTAAGGAATTACAGAAACTTAAATTAGATAAATTCACATTCGAGTTTGGTAATTCTGGATTAAAAGAACAGTTACAAACATTTGACAAATTAGAGAATAAGATAAATGAGATTATTAATTTATCAAAAGGAATTGGAAACTCTTCTGCTCCTATTGTTGATGTTAATAAATCGTCAAAGGAAATTGATAAACTAGAGAATAAAATCTCAGAATTAAATAAGAAATATGACGAATTACAAAAGAAATCTGCTACTGGCGGTATTTCTGGTAAAGAAGTTAATCTTGTTGACAATGATGAATTTAAGAAATTATCACAAGAAGTATCTGAATTAAAAGATCAGTTTGATGATTTAAAAACTCATATGAGTTTACTTGACGATTATACTGTTCCTACTGATAGATTCTTTGAACTTCAAACGCAAGTTGAGGCTACATCTGTCAAGGTTTCTAATTTAGTTGATGAAATGACCAGATTATCCAATGTTCAGAAAAATATTGGGGTTGAAACGAATATTTCATCTACTTCTACAGAATCTGTTACCAATTCCATCAAAGAAGAGAATAATGTATTAGAACAGAACACTCAGAAAGTTAAGGAAAATACACAGGCAAAAAAACAGAATGCAAATGTAAATCTTAATAAGTATGATAAACGGTTAGATTCATATAACGGCAAAATTGACAAATATAAAACAACTATTGACAGATTTAATGATGGTGGTTGGACAAGTAGTACATATTTAGAAAATGTACAGGCTGTCAAGAATGCTGTTAAAGAGTATGAAACTCTGCTTAATGAATTAAAGGGTAAAGATGCTAGTTTGGTGACGAGTGATGATATCAACCGATTAGATAACTATGAAAAGAAAATCAAAGATACTATCGCTACTGTTACCAATATGTCGGCTTCTGAGAAGGGATATAACTTTGTTTCAGGTCAGAAAGAATTAGACAAGATTCATAAGCTTCTCAATGAAAATAGCAAGATGTCTTCTGAGGCAAAAGCTAAGATTAAAGCTTACTATGCGGAAATTGAAAGTGGTAATCCTAGCATGAGTCTTGACAAGATTCATGGTGAAATCTTAAAGATTTATAATGCCGAAGTCGAAGCTGGTCGTGCTGGCAGAACATTGTTTGACACTTTAAAGAATAGCGGATTCCATCAAATTGCTGCACAGATGGCAGGAATGGTTGGTGTTTATGATGTTATTAATGTAATCAAGCAAGCTGCGTCTACTGTGACTGAGTTGAATACACAGATTACAGAACTTGCGAAAGTATCTGAACAGTCATCAAAACAGATTTATGCCGACTTTGACAGTTATGCAGATATTGCAAAAGAAGTCAGAGGTACAATTTCTGATACTATTGCTGCCACTGCGGATTGGTCTAAAAATGGATATAGTATTCCAGACGCTAAACAATTAGCAGAAATCTCACAGCTTTATAAAAATGTTGGTGATGGAATTGACATTGATACAGCTAACGAGTCACTTATCTCAACCTTAAAAGGTTTTCAGCTTGAAGCAGATCAAGCAGAACACATTGTAGACGTATTTAATGAGGTAGACTTACTTGCCTCCTATTACAGTAATGTAATAGCTTTATGCATTTACATGCATATTGACAGTAACTATATAGGTTAAAGTCCTGAGAAGGATAAGACCTAGGAAAGATTGCAATATTATTTTTCATATATGGGGATATATGAATGAATGGAAAAAATTAAAATTAAAAATAAACGATTAGCAAAGTATCTATATTCTCTTGGATTTGATCGAGAATGTGGATTTGACAAAAATGAATATTGGTTATTTTCGAAATCAAGTGAATTAGATGAGGCACTTGATTTTTATTTTTATATGAGAAAGAAAAACAGAGAATAACTAATAATAAGGAGATGTTATTATGACAAAAGAAGATTATATAAAATTAGACAATGATACAAAAATAATGTGTAATGATTGTGGTAAGATTTTACATAAAGAATACTTTTCGTGCAAAAATATTTTTAAAAATCTAACCGGAAGATGTTGTGTATGTGATTGGATAAAGAGACATAATGGTGTTCCGCTTATAGAAGGATTTACTCAAGATCAAATACATAAAACACTTGAATTTATTCTTTATAATAAATCTGCTTATATAAACGATTTGGCAAAATATTTAAATATTGATTTAGATGATTCAATGGAGCTTTTTCGTAGATTAAAAATTGGTAATAGAAAAATGAGAATCTTGTCTAATTGTGATTATTGTGGAAGACAAATAGAAGATTTTTTAAGTACAAACAAAATTAATTCACATAATTATTGTTCAAGAGAATGTTATTGGAAACATAAGAAAATTATAATAGGAAAAGGTAAAAATAATAAACAATACAATAGAATAAAAGTATTATGTACGAATTGTGGAAAAGAAATGGAAATTATTCCATATGATTATAACAAAGTAAATTCAAAAGGTGACAATCACAACTTTTGCTCACAAGAATGTTATTGGGAATTTCGTAAGAGATATTATGTAGGCGAAAATGGAGCAATGTATAACTATAAATTTTCAGATGAACAAAAAGAACATTCAAGAACAAAATTATTAGAACGGTTAAAAAATGATAATAGACTAGAAACAGGAATTCAATTAAAAGTCAATTCTATGCTGGATAACTTAAATATTAAATATGAAAGAGAAAAAGTGTTTGATTATTATGCTGTTGATAATTATATTCCTACATATAATGGTATCATTGAAGTAATGGGTGATTATTGGCACGTTTCTCCATTACGTTATAATGAAGAAAAATATTTTATGAATGAGATGCAACAAAAACAACTACATAGAGATAAAATAAAATATTCTTATATTATAAATCATTATAAAATTCCTATTTTATATTTGTGGGAAACAGATATAAACAATAATCCAAATCTTTGTATTAAATTAATTGATAAATATATACAAAATGGTAAAATTCTTGAAAATTATCATTCTTTCAATTGGCAATTAGAAAACGACACTTTATCTATTAAGGAAGATATTATTATCCCTTATCAAAATATATCTGTTAATGAATACAGGCATTTAATTAAAAAGAAAGTAGGATAATCCCCAATCCATAAAATAATATTGCAAAATCCTTAACGACTGCGGTGGAGTATATAGTAATATATATTCCGAAGTTACTCTCCTACTCTACTATTTTTAGAAGAAAGAGGATGAATATACAGTCTGACCTCACGAAATAATCTAACAGCGAAACGTGAGACATAGCTAGAAATGACTATGCGCCATAGAAATATGGTCAGTAGGCTTACAACCGAAAGTAACAGATGTGAAGTAATAACGAAGCTATATCAAGCGGAGGCATAGGCGAAGCCCTTCAGCGTTCTGCCGCTTCATTTAACGCTGCTTCCACCTCACTTGAAAAGTCAGTTTCGCTCGTAACGGCAACGAACTCAGTTTTGCAGAACCCAGAAAAGGTTGGAAATATGTGGCGTACAGTTTCAGCCAGATTGCGTGGATCAGAAACAGAGCTTAAAGAGATGGGCGAAGACACAGATGGTCTTGTAACTTCTACATCAAAACTACAAGCACTTGTAAAAGGAATTACAGGTTTTGATATTATGAAGGACAAAGATACTTATAAGGATATATATGATATTGTCCTTGGTATTGGAGAAAAATGGAAGGATCTTAGTGACATTGATCGTGCTTCGCTTTTAGAGGCTTTGGCAGGTAAGCAGCAAAGTAATGCCCTAGCTGCCGCCCTTAGTAATATTGATATCCTTAAGAAGAGCTACGAAGAAGCAACACATGCAGAAGGTTCAGCTCGTGAGGAAAATGAAGAATATAGTAAATCAATTCGGGCTTCAATTGACTTAGCTCAGGCAAAGTTGGAACAGCTTGCGAATGACACTTTAAATTCGAATTTCCTTAAAGGTGCAATTGACGCAGGTGGAAAATTAATTGAAGTTTTAGATGGTATTGTAAAAAGTGGTAATGCAATACCTACTTTATTAGCTGCTATTGGAGCAGGTCTTAGTTTTAAAAACATCGGTAAATGTTACGTGAGTGCGTAATTTTTCAAATTATTGTTATTGTTTTGAATATGCCCACCTAACTCAAGACAACAATCAAGAGTTGGGAAGATTAGGTCTAGTCAACCTATAGATGTTTCAAAATAAATCGTAATTGTGAGTTGCTATCTCACAGTGCTGGGAAGAAATAAAATATACCGTATATATAAAATAACACACTACAACGTGGCTAGAAATGGCGAACGTGAATGTATTCCGAAAGGATGTTGGTAACAACAAGAAAAGTCAAATCCAGAAATGGAGGTTATTTGGGTATATGGGGAAACCCTAAGTATCATGTCCTTAATGGACTAAATCGGCAATCAGCAACGGATTCTATTGTAATAGAGAATATTATAGTGGAGGTGTTCAGAGAGTCTAAACGATTTTGAGTTATTACAAAATAGCTTGTAAAAGGGACTCCATACGTAGTTATCGCACTACTCTCGTGACTGAGATATAAAAGCGTAAAAGAGTGTTGCTACTCTAACCCTATTAAATAGCACATTGTTAATAGGACAACAGCAGGGTTCGTGTGTACCGTAAGTTTGAAGAAACACACAAAACCAAGAATTCTTGATTTCAATCGAGTAAAATAGAGAATAATAAAATAGCACCACAAGTTGCTGTTCTTGTAGTGCTAATGTCTTTGAGATTATTGAAAATCAAAGACTCCCTATATTGTAACATTGGGGTAGTACATAAAAATAAAATTGGTTGTATGTACAAATTTATTGTATCAAACATCAATGATTATTTCAACAGTAAAAAGAGAATAAATAAAATGAGGACTGTCGTGATGACCAGCCCTTGTATATAAAGTGATATAATATTCCCTCACTAGATATCAATTAAAACTTAAGTACAGCAACAAAAACCGTAAGTGCAATTACAAGCCTTGTTAAACTGTCTATGTTGATATTCAACATATTCACACCTCCTTTTAATATGCATGTAATAAACACACATATCCAAATAGATATGTTTATACATATACTAGAAGAGTGAACTTAAGACCTAGTAAATAGCGACCGTAACTGATATCTAGTTCCCATTTCGCACTGTTTTCAGTGCATCCACCTCAAAGCTTATTGTACCACTTTACCATAATTTTACAATCCAGAACGTAAGTTTGTCGAATAATGCAGAAAGAAAAATATTCAAATTTTGAATAATTCTATTTACAAAATTTTACAATTATGCTATTGTGAAAATATAAAAATTTTTGCATTTTTTGAAGGAGGCAAACTGGATGGAAGATATTAAAACAAGTCCGAAAAGTTTAAGATCGTTGGTTGGTGAAATCAATAAGGGAAAATATAATTTTGACTTACCAATTCAACGTAGAGCTGGTATTTGGAAACCAAAAGAGAAGTCATTGTTTATTGATACTTTGTTAAGAAACTACCCTATTTACCCTGCACTTGTGAATAAACACAGTGACACAAAAGAGATTGATGTAGTTGATTTTAAGCAACGTTTTACTACAATCGCAGCCTTTGCTAATGACGAATTTAAATTATCAAAGAATTTAAAACCATTAACAATTGATGGGACTGAATACGAAATCGCAGGAAAGAAATTTTCTAAGCTTGACGAAGCTGTTCAGTCAAGATTTAATGACAGAGATATTTCTATTATAACAATGACAGATGCAACCGAAGAAGAAATTGTTGATATTTTTGAAAGAATAAATATGGGACACCAACTTTCAAACGGACAGAAAAGAAGCACTATTGAAAGCAATGAAGTTAGAAAAATTATTTACTCTATTGCTGATCATCCATTCTTTGAAAAAGTTTTATCTCCTGCTCAGTTTAAAAAGAACCTTGACAGAGATATTGTTATTCAATGTTTAATGCTTACAGAAAAGACAGATAAAAACAATTTTACTTCATTTAGAGATGTAGATATGAATAAATTTATTATGTATTATAATGATAAGATTGCAGATCCAAATGAAAAACAATTTGCAGAAAAGAAAATTGAAAATCTGCGCAAAGCATTAGATAAGTTGAATGAAGAACTTCCAGAAGATGTAAAAATAAAAGCAAGTACAATTCCAATGTGCATTTATGGAATGTACCGTATGGTTAGAGATTCTAAATCTACTTCTAAATATATGGAATGGTTGAACAAATTTTTAGCATCATATGATACGAACTTGGATTATTTGCAATACTGCTCTAATGGAACATCTAATAGCGATATGGTAAATGGACGATTGCAGTTCTTTAAAGATGCTATAAAGGAAATTGGATAAAAGATAAAGAGTAGTCGATTGACTACTCTTTTAATATGTATGTGTTTTATTAAATTTATGGGTTACAAACACTACAAGGTTCATATCCTTCTGCTATAGCATCGTTTATATCAATTGCAATTTTACTATTCCATAAATATCTACATCCATCTTTATGATATTTTGAGCCATTTTCGGTGATATAAACTGTATATGTATTATTTTCTTCAGAATAATCATTATTATAATAATCACTGTCATAATAAGCATCTTCATATGATTTATAAGATTCTATTTGTTTTTTAAGATCAGAAATTGTATCATCTTTTTCGTCAAGAAGCTTATTTAGATCATCTATTGTAGATTGTTTGTCTTTTAAATTAGACAGTTGCTTATCCTTTTCGTTTAATTTTATTTCTAATCCAATTCTATTGTTTGTTAATTCTTTTATTCTGGACAAATATTCATTGTTTTTTGATTTTAAATTCGATTTTTCTTTTTGTAACTTTGAATTTTTTGATTTAAGTTCAATTATTTGATTATTTTCTGAATTTAATTCGTATAAAGAGTAAATATCTGTACCAGTTAATATAGTGATAATTAAAAGTAGAAAAATTACAAGCTTCTTTTCTTTTGTGAATTTTTTCATAATTAAAACTTCCTTATAACTGTTGAAATAAATATATCTAAAAAGAGAATATATAAATATGAGGATAACATAATGTCATCCTCATACCATTGTGCACCGTGTTACACTAAACACTCAAATTTTCTAGCAGAAATTAAAATAATTATGTAAGTTATTTGCGTTTAATTTTGAACCAGAGATGTTTGCCAGCATGTAGTTCAAAATACTTTACACTTCTTACAACATTGCAAGCTAATAATATCGCAATTATTGCAAGTAAGGTAAACGCAAAGGCAATTGCGATCGTGCAAAAACACGAAAGCAAAATTGTAAAAATCTGTTCCATATCTCACCTCCCTTCTGATTATTAAGTAATCGTCTGGGGAAGTTATATGGGACAGAACGTCCAGAATTGTATAAACTTCTGATGTGAATACACCTTCGCTTTCTATGGTTCTAAGCCATTGGTGTATGGTTAATGAGTTACATCTGTATATATACAGGTTAAATTTATTGTAGCACAGCATTACATATTATGATAGTCTGAACATATGTTTACCATTTTGCTCCACAATTTTTACAGTGCATTGTGTTTCTTACATCTGAACTGAACAATCCAAATATTACACCGCCAAATATTTTCTTACCAGTTGAAATCTTTTCTACATTAAGTGAGCCACAGGTAGGGCATTTTGGCATGTTCTTACCACCATTGCGAAAAGCTGTTTTAACATCCGCACCTTGACGTATTGCATCACCGATAGCCATATCTCGTTCATATTCGGCAGATTTTTGTGCTTTGATTCTGTCTCGATTATTAAAGAGATATTCATCAAATTCTGGTGAAGATTTTATGCACTCTTCTATGAATTGGTCTTTTTTGTTTTCATTCAAATTATTTTTATAAATTTTTCCATTATATAGTAATAGATATTCTTCAGGAACTTCATATGTTATAGAGTTGCAAATGTCACATTTTTTTGAATCTATAATTGTTCTTCCACATTTTTTACAATACATTAACATGATGACACACCTCCAATTTATGAAAATTGTATCACATATAATAAAATTCAACAAGTCCTCAAACAACTTGTAATAAAATAGTATGATATTCAAAACATTTGACAGTGATAAAGATACATTTTCATCGAAATTTGGAATATTGGGGAAATCATTTGAAGATATTGGGAATAGATTTAAAAAAGTTTCTGATGAATTAATTGTGACAAATGATTATACAATATCTAATATTGCAAATGCGTGGAGAAATTCTTCCGTTAAGAAAGACTTAAGTGATAAATTTATTATTACTAAATCTGATATACAAGATAAATTAAAAGATCTTTCTGTTTATGAAAAAAATCCGCAAGGTATTTTAGATAATCTATTGGAACAAAAAGAATTAGTTGATTCTAATCAGTCTAGTTGGCAAAAATACTTTGAAGGATTATCAGAAGGTGAAAAATGGCAAACAAAATTCGTTCAAGAAAATGACTTGACCAAAGTATCTCTTGATGATGTAAAAAATGCTCAGAATGCAGCAAAACAGTCTGCTATTGCTTACAATAATGGATTAGAGCAAATGACCATTAGTGCTAAAACTGCTAACATTGCTTTAGAAGGATTAAAGATGGCAGCAAATATGATTGTTGGTATGCTTGTCGCAGAAGGCATCAAACTGGCTATCACAGCAATAGATAACTGGATTCATCGTGTAGAAAAAGCAAATGACGCAATGGATGAAGCTGTAAGTAAGTATGATTCTGCTAAAACAGCATTAAAAGATACAACCTCTCAATTAGAAGAACAAAATAAACGTATTGATGAACTCAATAAAAAAGATAAACTCACATACGTTGAACAGGAAGAATTAGACAAATTAAAAGAAGCTACTCGACAGTTAGAACTTCAAAAAAATATTGAAGAAAAAGAGAAGGCTAATTCTGCACGAGAGGCGGCAGATAAAACAGTAACTGCATTTAATAAACAATATGGGAAAGGTGATATTGATAAAAATGCGGTTGATACTCAACTTGCTCAGTCAAAAGCAACTGGTGTATTTCAGGAAGCTCGAAACAGCGATGATATTGTTGGCAATTTAGCATCTTTTGAATATTATACGGAGCAGATGGAAAAGACACAAAAGAGATATAACAAAGCCTTGAAATCTGGTTCTAAGGATGATATTAAGTATTATGAAGAGAATTTACAAGATTATATTGATACTGTAGATGAATATACAACATCATTAAATAATAATATTGAAGATCTCACAAAGAAGAAGAACAATCTTCAAGATGCCTATGATAATGCTGTCAAAAAGAAGTCTAATGGAGAATCTTTGTCTTCCGATGAAAAAAATACAATTTCAAAATATCAAGAAATTGCAGACATAATTAAGTTAATCTACTCTTACACTGACGAAGCAGGATGGAATAATTCTCAGATTTCAGAAATTTTCAATACAAACGGAATTGAAAAATCAAAAGAAGATCTTCAACAATTGGCACAAGAAGGTAAGCTTACAGAGGAAGAATTACAAAAATATCCTAACCTCATAAATGCGATTAATAGCGCAGAGTTTTTAGGAGAAAAAGATTCTAATCTTAAAGTTTTCTGTAATGATTTGAACGCTGGTGTAGATGCCATTGAAGATACGGGTAATGCTGCTGATTCTGCTACCCCATCTATCGCTTCTTTTGACGAAGCATGGCTCAATCTCAAAAATACAGACAACTCAGATTTAAAAGGTGCGGCAGATGACCTTCTTGACCTTGCAAATGCAGGACAATTAACAGGAAACGCACTTGAAAGTTTGGCTGGTGGTCAGCAGTTGATGAATGAAACAGGTTTATCAGCAGAGGCACTTGCACAAAAAATTAACGGTCTTGTAAACGCTTCTACACAACTCTCTTCTATGTCTGCACAGATTTCTAAGATGTCTGATATGCTTGCTGACAAGAAGAATGGTACAGTTGCATCCGCTTCTGATTTAGCAGGATTTGATGTTTCAGTCCGTGGTCTTGAATCTTGGGATAAGTTTGAAGAGGTAATGGGTAGTTCTGAATCTAGCATGGATCAGTGCCAGAAAGCTGCCAATGCTCTTGCTACTGAATGGGTAAACGATGGCAATTTCTTGGCAAACCTTACTGATGAAAACAAACAGTATTATATCACTCAGCTTGAAGATATGGGTGTTAAAAATGCCGAGCAAATTGTAACAGAGGCTTTGACAAAAAAGGAAGAAGAGCTTAGATTTGAAAAACTTCTTTCTGCCGATGCATCCACAGATTTGCAAAATGCCACAGTTGCTGATATTCTTAAACTTCAAAATCTTGGTGATATTACAGAACAGGAAAAAGCAAAACTTGCAGCTTTCACATTAGAAAAACAGTATTGTAACAAAAACACTATTGTAACTGATGCAGATTGTCAAAATATTTACACTCTTGCTAAAATGGCTGGCGCAGGTACAGAAGCTTTAAATAAACTTGCAGCATTAAAACAAAGACTATCAGACAATCCAATTATGTCTAATGAAATGCGCAACAATATTAACAGTGCAATTCAAGGCATTGTAAATGGTGTAACAACTTCTGCTGGTGCAAAGTTAGATATACCACAAGTGAAAGTAAATTCTTCTGGTTCATCAAGTTATAAATCTCCGTCATCAAAAAAATCCAAATCTAAATCAAAAACAAAGTCTGACGCTGCCGAGGTGTTTGATTTTATTGAGATTAAACTTAATAATCTTGCAGACAAGGCTTCAAAAGCAAAGGATAGGATTGATGACCTTCTGTCGTTTGGTAGTAAAAAAAATCAAACCCAAAAAGCAATCGAGGCTACAACAAAGGCTATTACCGCACAGGAAAAAGCATACAAAAAATATATGTCTTATGCTGATAAAGCTGCGAAAACACAGAACAGTAAAAAGACAACTTCTTCATCCTCCTCATCTTCTTCAGGTGGAAATGCTGTATATGATACTGCTACAGACTATCTTGGACTGAAATATGTTTGGGGTGGATCAAGTCTTACGAAAGGTGCTGACTGTTCTGGTTTCACTCAACAGATTTACAAAAAGTTTGGTGTAAGTTTACCACACAAAGCATCATATCAAGCTAAGATGGGAACAAAGATCACTTCAAAAAGTGATTTGCAAGCTGGTGACTTAGTATTCTTTGGAAGCAAGAATAATATCACACATGTAGGTATTTATGGTGGAGACGGTAAGTTTATTGAATCTCCTCATACTGGCGCATCTGTAAGGGTTTCCAAACTTTCATCTCGTAAGGATTTTGTATCTGGTTCACGTTTTAGTAGAATAAATGGCGCTACAACGACAAGCGGAAAGAAGAATGTAAAAAAAATCAAAGGTGTATCATCCAAGACACTTGAACATTACAAGAAACTCATTCGTGAAGGTACTCTTGATGGAACAGGTATCGCTTCTATTAAGAATGAAAATCTGAAAAATGCATTAAAGGATTATCAGACCTATTATGAGAAAGCAAAAGCTTGCAAGGAACAGGTTGCCAGTCTTACAGATCAGTTAAAGGATTTATATGAGACTTTAGCGAATAACCCTATTGACAATGCTTCTGATAAGATTGAAAAACTTGGAACTAAGATGGATATTCTGAATGCCAAGGTAGGTAATCTTACATTTAATCCAACAAAGAAAATCAGTACATCTGACATTGATGATTTGTATAAACAGATTATTAAGAACTACGATAGTCAGTTGTCAGCTTCAAAAACTGCTTATACTGGTGCAACAAAGAGTTACAACTCAAATAAGAGTTCTCTCACAAAGTCTCTTAAAAAAACAAAAGCTAAAAACATTGGTCTTACTCAAAAGGAATTTAATTCTATTAAGAGTAATTTAAAATCCAATAAGTCAATTTCGTATAATCTTATTAACAAGATTGAAAATGACACTCTTAGGGAAAAGTGCATAGCACATAATGAATATCTTCTTGCAAAGAATACCGCAACTGATAATTATAATCAGGCTAAAGAGGATCACATCTCTAATGTGCGCCAGGCTAGGAAAGATCGCTTTGATAAGGTACAGGAAAGGTACGACAATAAAGCTGGGCTGATTGAGCAGAGAAAGAACGCTGTATCCAATTCTCTTAATATAGCTGAAGCACAAGGTCAGTTGATTGGTGAGGCTTACTATACACGTCAGGCAAATGCCGTCAAATCTGACATGAAGCTTAAACAAGAAGAAGCTGGAAAACTTGCAAAGAAATTATCTACGATTAAGTTTGGCAGTAATGAATGGTATGAAGCACAAGAAGCTTTAAATGGTGTCTATGAAGCCATTCAACAGGACGAACAGGAACTTGCAGAGTTTCAAAAGTCTATCAATGAGTTGAAGTTTGACCGTTTTGATGAATTACTTAATAAACTTGGAGACATCACAGACGAGACAGATTTCTTAATTGATATGCTTGATTCTGACAATTTGTTTGACAGTGATACAGGAATGATTACGCAGGATGGAATCACCGCTATGGGATTGACTGCTCAGAATTATGATACATATCTTGCGGAGGCTCAAAAGTACAAAGATGCTATTGCTGATCTGAATGAGATGTATAAGGAAGGCAAAATTGGTCTTAACGATTACAACTCTAAACTTCGTGAATATCAGCAAGGTCAACGTGATTCTATTAAGTCCGCAAATGAAGCGAAGAAGTCGTTAGTTGCTTATGTAAAGCAAGGATTAGATGCACAAAATGATGCTTTGGAAGAAGCAATTTCGAAGAAAAAGGAATTGTTAGAAACCGAAAAAGATTTGCACGATTTTCAATCCAAGATTGCTGATCAAAACAAGAACATTGCTAATTTGCGCAAGCAGATTGCGGCACTGGAAGGCGATTCATCAGAATCAAATCGTAAAAAGCTTCAGCAATTGAAATCCGATTTGAAAGATGCCGAAAAAGAACAGTCAGATACTTTGTATGATCGTTCTGTATCCGATCAAGAAAAAGCACTCGATGATATGCTCACCAAGAGTAAAGAGTCTGCTGAAGACTACCTGAAAGATACCAATAAGGTCTTCTCTGATGCTCTCACATATGTTAATGCTAACTCTTCACAGGTTGCATCAAACATTGAGAAAATTGCAAAGGATACTGGTTATGATGTGTCTACTTATATTGTGAATGCTTGGAAAGATGGTGGCGATGCTGTAGGTGATTATGCAAGTACATTATCTTCTAACATTCCAAACATTACTGCACAGCTTGGATTGATTGCGTCTTCATGGCAATCTATTTGTAAAGCTGCGGATGAAGCTGCTGAAGCAAGTGCTAAGTACGCAGAGACAAAAGTTACAGACACACAAGGTATTGGATCACCAAATGATTCTGGAACTAGCGGAAACGGCTCTGGTTCTTCTGGAAGTAATGATGCTGACAAGCAACAGGAATTGTATGAACTCAGAAAGAAAGCAAGTGATATTACGGAATGGATATCTAAGCATTCAGTATCGGCAACACACAAGAAATCGTATTACGGTGCTCTTAATCAGTATCTTTATGATAAACAGCATAAACAAGTTCTGAGTATAGCTAATGAAGTTGCTCTTGCGAAGAAACTTGGTGTATCTGTAAAAAGTGATTTGTCTGGTAAGAATGATAGAGAGAAAATTGCTTCAGCTCTCAAGAAACTTATAAAAGACGCTTCGTTCTCAACTGGCGGTGTGATTAAGGATCTTGTTAAACTTTCTGGTGAAGATGGTATTAGTTTCTTACAACGTGGCGAAGCTGTACTTTCTAAGGAACAGACGCAAGCATTGTTGAATTTTAAGCCTGTTATTCCACAGATTGATTCTATTATTGGCAATCTGAAGAACATTCCTATTGAGAAAGTTTCATCCCAATCTCCTACTTATCAAATCGACAACAGAACGATTGTTGAAGGTGTCGCTACAGACAAGATTGTTAAGCAGATGGAAGGTGTTGCTCAGAAACAGGCTGAAAATGTTGTGAGAAAGATTAACCAAGCAACTTATGCCAAAGGAGTAAGAAGATAATTTATGGAGAGGTGAAATATCCTCTCCTATTTTAATGGAGGAAAACGTATGTCAGAAGTGACTAATGAAAGAAAAGTAAGTATTCTTGAAAAACTGCTTCTTGAACGTGATGAACAGATTCGGAAGTTACAGGAGAAAAACACTGAATTAGAGAAAGAAATTGAAAGTTTTGGAAGTGATATTAAGGAATTACAAGATATTATTTCTGAGACACAGAAATTGAATAAAGAGTTTTCTGGGACAAACAGAGAAATGAAAAAACTCAAAAAGAAATATGAAAAAGAAATGAAGAAAAGGATGTAAAAAGAAAGGAGGTTGCCATGACAATTCAAACTCGTGGTTTTACTTTTGATAATAAGACCTCTGATGAGTATGGACTGATGGTATGTGAATTTGACGGGAATACTCCATCTGATACGACAGGTGGCAATATTGAATTTACACTAACCTCCTCTCCTATTCAAAATAGATGGTATAAAAATGGAAATTCAAGTTATTCAGAAGCGATTAAGTTTGAATTCCAAGTTATGAAACAGAATTTTGAGCCAATTGATTCATATGAGTATTCTGCAATTGCTCGATGGTTACAGAGGAAAGATAATTATAAGGAATTCACAGTTACACGATTAGATTATGATACAGTTCATTTTAATGCACAATTAAATGTATCCCCTATTTCTATAGCTGGTGATATTATTGGGATTACAATCACAGGGACAACAGATGCCCCATTTGGGTTTGGACAGTTAATTACACTAAAGGCAACAACAGAAAATGGTATTGGTATGTTAAAGTTTGTAGATATGAGTGATGAAATTGGTTATATTTATCCCGATATAGAAATTGATATTTCCAGTGCTTGTAACCTCAAAATTACCAATGAAACATCGGGTGAAATTTTCAAGCTGGATAATTGCATCAATAATGAAGTTATAAAAATTGATGGAACAATCTTAGAAATCACTTCTACAGCTATATCACATAAAATCTACAACGATACCAACTATAAACTTCCACGTATTGTAAACGACATTAACAAGAGAACGAACATATTTAAGGTTGAGGGTAATTGCACTCTTACTATGAAATATAGACCAATAAGGAAGGTGGTGATCTGATGGCGGTTCAATCATTTAATTTACCCGTTGATTTCTTGAACAATCTTGAAAAACCAATTATCTACATTGCTAAAAAGGATAAAACTTTTCTTGGTGCAGTAAGTATTTATGATGATTTATCTCTTACTTTTAATCTAAATGCTTATCAGACTGCTTCTTTTAAAATCTATAGAGATATCAATGGTAAGAAATATGAACATTATGACGATTTTCAAGAAGATCGTTTGATTATGGTACAGGGTATTGGCTGGTATAAAATTCATGCGGAGACTAATATTGAGAATACAGGGATCTCAAAAAGTATTACAGCAAATTCATTAGAGTGTACATTGTGTAACAAGCGACTCATTGATTTTGAATGTAATACGGGCGAGATTTTGTATGACGATTATGTAAAGACCATCTTCTACGATCCTACAAACCCTAAAGGAAGTTTATTGCATCGTGTATTGAATGTTGCTCCAAGTTGGTCGGTTGGTCATGTAGATGCTACTCTTGCTAACAAACAAAGAAGTTTTGACGAGGACGATATAGATATATATTCATTTTTGACTGGTGATGTATCAGAAGCATTTAATTGTTTGTTTGTTTTCGATACATTCAATATGACTATAAATGCTTATGATTTAGACGATTATGGAGAAGATACAAATATCTATATCTCAATGGATAATCTTGCGCAGTCTATGATAGAAAGCATTGATGAAAATAGCATTATTACATGCTATCGTGTAAATGGTGGTAATGGAATTTATATCAATGAAGTCAATCCAAATAGCACAAATAAGATTTATAATTTTGAATATTATTTACCTGAAATGGAAGAATCTATTCAGAACAAAGTAAAGTTATATAATGAAAAATATCAATCTTTAAAACCACAGTACGAAGAAATTATGAAGCATCTTGGTGATCAGATTGGTGTTATTCAGGAACTTGAAACGAGATTACCTGATAGTTTGGATTCTAAGGATTGGACGAAATATGGATTGGATTTTCTGGATTCAAAGGTTAAATCGTTCAAGAACATAGATGAAGTTTATTGTGCCCAAGGTATGAATAAGCCAAATTCTTTTAACTATAATCTGTATCAGCAAAATCTTGAGGATTTGAACAATGTTACTGCCGAATACAATAAAAGAAAGTCTGAGGTTGATTCTGCTACAGATGTATATAATTCTATTATCGCAGAAAGAAATGCTGTTCAATCTCAGTTGGATATGGATAAATGGTTTACTAAGGATGAATGGGAAACACTTGATTCTTATGTCGTAGAGGAAACATATAGTAATGACAACTATATCACCACAGATAATACAACAGACACAGAAAGATTTGATATTGAGCGACAGTTATTTAATGTTGCATGGAAGGATTTATCAAAGAAATGCCGACCACAATATCAATACTCTTCTACCCTTTCTAATGTTCTTACTATTCCACAATTCAAAGGATTTTTGAAGTATTTTCAACTTGGTAATTTTATAAGAATGGCTACTGATTATGACACCATTATTAAACTGAGACTAATTAGTTTTACAGTTGATTATAATGACACGAGTAAGATTGATGTAACTTTCTCTGATGCTATTCGTGTTCATGATATTTATGAAGATGCATCTAGTATTCAAGCACAAGCTAATTCGGCTGCAATGAGTTTCAAATTTAATAAAAACCAATATGATAAGTCTGTAAATCAAAGTAATTTTGTCGAAGAAATGCGGAAATATGGATTAGATGTTGCAACTGTCCAGATTCATAATGCATCAAATCAGAGTCAAGTTTGGGATGAAACAGGTATGACTTTTAGGATGTGGAACAATGAGCGCAATGACTTCGAACCTGAACAGATTAAGATTATCAATAATATGATGGTATTTTCCGATGATGGTTTTCAGACAAGTAAAATGGCTATCGGTAAGATTCCCATTGATAAAAATGGAAATTATGCATATGGAATCAATGCGGAAGTTTTAATGTCAAAATTAGTGATGTCAGAAAATCTATGGATTGAAAATGATTCGGGTACTTATAAATTTAATGATGCTGGTTTTATTGCTTCTAGTGGAAATAACTCTGTACGAATTCAACCGAATCAGAGCGGAGAATTATTTTCTCTTTATAAGGGAAATAACAAACAGTTTTACGTTGACTCAGATGGTAATGTAATATTTAGTGGAAATTTGCAAGGTGCAACAGGTACGTTCTCAGGACTCATTAGTGGTGGTTCTATCAATCTTGGTAACGGAACATTTACGGTTGATAAGGATGGCAATGTTTTTGCAAACAACGGAACGTTTTGTGGGAACTGTACATTTAAGGGGACATTGGACGGAGCAAGCGGAAGTTTTAGTGGTAATGTGAATGCATCTTCTGGAATAATAGGAGGTTGGAATATTGGAGAAACGTCTTTATATAGTGGTTATATAAATACTTCTATCGGATACATGAATGCTGTATTATCTCCTGGTGGGTTATCATTTGATTTATTAGGTCAAAATAATACTATGATTATAAATGCATTAAATATTGGTTGGGACTCTAATGATTTATGCTCGTTGATAAAAAGAGATTCTATAACAACACAAGAATTATCATTAAGACAATTAAATTTTATTATGTCTTCTAATCCAAAAATTACGTGTCCTAGTGGTTATATTACATTTGATACGATAAATAATGTGCATTTTTATAATACACCTTATATTGATAAATATAGTAGTTATCTTGCCAGAGAAGAATGGTGTAATGATAAATTTGCATTAACAACCCATAGTCATCCGGGAAGTACAACAAATTCCCATCTTGAGGACAGATTAAATGATATGAAATCATGGATAAGGAGTAATTATGCAACAAAATCATGGTGTAACAGTACATTTAAAAAGAAGTAAAGAAAGGGCTTAAAATGGAACAAAAACAGAATAACACGCAAGAACAGGAAGTTGTTTCTTATTCAAAAGATAAGATTCAGCTTCTTTTTAATATACTGAACTCTATGAGTTTTACAGGGATTCAGCAAGCACAGGGA